ATGAATTCATATGGCTCTTGTATAACGCTATGTACCCCTACCTAGCGCCAATACTCAAAAAGGCCGAGTGGTACATCTACACGATGAACCATTTCCAAATCATCAACAACAATCTCTACGTTCAACTTGACTTGGACGGGGATGAGGAACCACTATGCTCCCTAGCCAACTTGCCCCCTTTGAACTCGTCTATCTAGACCAGCAAGGGGTAGAGGTCCCTGTAGCCGACAATGCGGATCGTGTTACGTTCGACACCTTCGCTTTGTTGGTTACTCACCTCAAAGACCATCCGAACTTCAACGTGGCTGAATACACTCGTGTGGGTGTAGGCTTTACCCGTGTAGATCGCAACAGCACCGATCTGATCGGTGCGATGGTTTATACGCGGGACCTGAACGGTGACCAGATGAAGGTCACTTCCTTTAAGGTACGAGGTCCGATTCCGGATCTGTCCGTGGATGAGTGGTACCTGACTTTCAACGGGTGAGGTGACGTATGTTACCAATTCCATTTAAAGGCTGGTTCGCTGGAGTAGGTAGTCGCCAAACGCCTGAGGAGGTCTTAGCGCTTATGCGTTTACTTTCCCAGGCGTTGTATGCCCAAGGTTACGCGTTGTCCTCTGGCGACGCTGAGGGAGCTGATACAGCCTTTTACGAGGGGGCAATCCTGTCCCCTCATTACCACACCTTGGGTGCCCGTATTTATTTGGCTTGGAACGGGGTTCGTGGTCGTTACCATGATCCAAAGAACTACTTCTACGACGCCAGCAAGTTCCCGACATGGGAATCCGCTAACAGCATTGCGCTGGAAGCTCGGGGGACGTGGGAAGGAATGGGTCGAGGTGGGATTGCGATGCACACCCGTAACGTATTCCAGATCTTGGGTGCGTGTCTCACTGACCCTGTAAGGTCGATCGTCTACTGGGGTAAACCCGTGGGCAAGACTGAGAAGGTTAAAGGCGGTACCAACACCGCACTACAACTCGCCATTAAGTTTGGCATCAAGAATCGAATCAACCTGTACACGGACGAAGGAATGGAGCGTGCAACTCGTTTCCTCGACCAGTATGGGAATCCACTCAAGAGAGCTGCGTAATGACTGCAACCACAACACCCTGCAACGCCTGTCACGTCCGTGGTAAAACCTGGAATGGTGATGACCCTAAGTGTGCCTTCTTGGAAGGTCCGTTCTCTACGACCAACTGGAACTGCGCCACCGTAGGTGAGGTACGGGAACTGGCTGAGCGAGAAGATGACTGCCGTATCCATCATCGTCGTCCGGAGAACCAGAACTACGCTACGATCGACCTCATGGACTTCAACGTACTCCCGTACGAAGACGAGAAGGGTTTTATTCAAGCCCAACCCGTTTGCCTGTGGGTGGGTTGGTACAAGTCCCGTGGTGCTACCGAAGCCTTGTGGTTGATGTTTGAAACCGCTCCTCCGCGTCCACCTACCGAAGCCGAGTGTCTGGCGATCATCGAACACTACAAGCCCAAGGTGAAGACATGAGTTTGATCGTTCGTCAATTGAAAGAGTACTCCACTAACCGTTCTGCGGCTTTTGCGGGTACTCGTTGCTTCCTCGTGACCCTAGGGGTGAACACTAGCTTTACCCATTACGAAGTAGCGGTGGGTAAGGATCTGGACAACTACTACTTCCTCGCTGAGATGAACAACGACGGTCCACTCCACAGTACCGCTGCTGCGATCAAACGTTCGATCAAGTCCCAAGGTATCGAGCAGTTCGCTCGTAGTCGCAGCAAGACCATGTTCCGCTGGTCTGACCAGAATACCATCGAGATGGATTGGTCTAACCCACCAAAAGTCCCGATGCTCGCGATACTGGTGCAGCTCCGTAATGGTGGGATACCAGACTTCAGTGCGCCAGCGTTGTTTATGTACGTACCCGAAGCTATTCGTAAACCTCGTCTCCGTACCCGCATCAAACCTCTCCCAAAGGGCACCGGCCCAATCCCATACCGCTTGTAAGCTGAGGAGCTTAAAATGAAAGTCGCAGACAACCGTAAACAACTGAAGCGCCACATCAAACGTTCGATCGCTGACAGCGGCTTTGCCATCCTGTCGGTCAACCCGCCACCGGTGTTCGGTGCTAACCCGGTGAACTATTCGTACACCGTGGGGCTGGCGCAGAAGGGACTGCCGGAGTTGTTTATCTGTGGTCCGATTCCCAATAGCGTCATGGGTGCCATTCTCAAGAACCAAGCTCAGGCTTGGCTGCGTGAGCGTGTAGCAACCTACGAAGTGCGTACGGACATCGTGAAGTCGACTGAGCCGGACAAACTGATGCGTAGTAGTGTGCGTCTGTTGAACGCTCGTGAGGCCGTCGAGAAGTATTGCGTGGAACTGCGTCAGCGTGCCCCTAAGGGTCTGTACGTAGCCCAAGTGATCTACCCGGACATGGCTAACGTGTTGCCGGGTGAAGAAGGTTACGACACGCGTTACCGTCAAGACCTGATCACGCTGGCGCAGACTCCCCAGACCGACATCCAGTTGGATAACATCGGCGTACGTGAGATGATCACTGAACCTCAGGCTATCCAGTTCATGTCCGACGTACTGGGTGGTGAGGAACGTCCTGAACCTTCCTGTGTGGCGGGTGATCTGAAAGGTAATGTCAACCTCGGTGAACACTGCTACACCTGTGACTCGCCGGTGGTTGAATGCTAGCGCTCCAGATCGTCGCAACACTAGCGATCCTCAGTGGCCTCGGGTTCTTCTTCTGCTTAATCAGAGCAGTAGATCATTTCGGTCCACAGATCTGGGGATGGCTCTGCCTCCCCTTCATGGTCTCTTTCGTAATCTTCGGTAACTGGTGGGCTTACTTACATGAATCCGTACGATCCTGCTCTTGAAAAGAATATTGAACAACTGCTGTCTGGCGTCCAAGGTTCGGCGGCACAGTGCATGGTTATCCCACAAGTGTCGCAAGCTATGGGTTCGCTGGGTATGCACATCAATGTGTTCTTCCAGCAACAGCGCAAGCGTTTCTTGGAAGACATGCTGAACGGCAACGGTCCGATGGCCAAGCTGAAACGCATGATCCTCCCACTGACCAAGGAAGCGTTCCATTGGGACTTGGTTCGTGCTGAGCCGATCACCCACACCGTCCCGAAGCCTCTGTGGGTGCAGAACCATGCTTTCACGGAGTATGTCCGCTATGTGAACAAACGGCGCTCTGGTGACGACACCAAGGGCTTCCACGACATGCCTTACATCACAGTGCCGACACACTGTGGCTTTGTGAAGCTGTTGTGCTTGAAGCGTCAGATGGCGATCAGTCAAGCGAACGACACAGGTGACGTTTGCCTAGAGTACTCCGTACCGGCGATGCACTTCCGCGACTTCAGTATCACCAGTCGCCTCGAAGAAGTGTCGGCGGTGAAGCAAGGTGATAATTTCGGTTCAGGGTCGTTCAATTTCCAGTACGACGTGTTCTGGGACCGCTATTACACCACCGCCACCCACCTGAGAGACCGCGAGTACAAACCGGGTCTGTTCCGTGGTGTCGTGTTGACCGAGAAGGACTACCGGGAGCCGATTGAGGTACGTCTACACGAGTTCCTCATGGTGCAAGATGAAGAAGGTGTTCGCTTCATCGACGGGGTGATCACCTTCACTCCACAGTCGTGGCAACCGTGTGGGTATGTGGTTTCTTTCTCTCGCGAGATGGCGTGTGTCCTCGGTGTGCCGACTGGTTCTCTGGAATGGCAACAAGTTCCACGGGTGTATCAAGAGTTGTTGGTGCAGGTTCCACTGACTGAGAACGAGTCCATCAGTATTGAAGTAACTTTCGATCCTGACTACACTCCGGTCTCCACCATCCTCAGTCGTCGGCCTCTGGATGTAGATATAGTGTCAGAATAAACTTGGGGCTTCGGCCCCTTGTTTTTTTTTTTTCTACATACAGCCAAGATCATGTGAGAGTAACCCGTGATGTAATAAAGAAAGGAAGTCTCATGATTTTGATTAGCAACCGTGCTTCGGGACATGTGTCATTCCCTGCCGACTCCAAAGTGTTGCCGGGTGGTGAAGTACACCCTTACGTTGATCCAACCGTTGCGACGTGGTCTGCTGTCAACCTGACCGCGCACCTCAAGAACGGCACGGACATCATGGACCTGATCATGGTGACTGACGCAATCCGTCGCCTGAACCCAGCGATCCAGATTCACCTGTGGATGCCGTACCTACCGTACGCTCGTCAAGACCGTGTGCCGCGTCCTGGTGAGTCCCTGACCATCAAGCCGTTCTGCGACATCATCAACCTCCAGCGTTACGACACCGTGTCGTTGTTGGACGTTCACAGTGACACCGGGCTGGCTTTGCTGGATCGTGTTCGTCACATCTCGTTGCCGCAAGTCGTCGCGAAAGCCATGACTCGTCGTAATGAAGCGAACACTGGTGCGTGGACTAACACCGTCCTCATTGCTCCCGATGCTGGTGCGATGAAGAAGACGTTGGATCTGGCCCGGCTGGTTGGTTGCCCACATGTGGTCTGCGGCTTTAAAGACCGCGATACCGCTACCGGCAAGATCACCGGCACTCGGGTGGACATCAACTTCGAACCACGTCCGGGTATGAACTGGCTGGTCGTCGATGACATCTGCGACGGCGGTTACACCTTCGTAGAACTGGCTAAGGCTCTGCGTGAGAAGCTGACGCCAATCCTCGGTGAAGGCGACCTGCAAACTGGCAAGCCTGCGTACGACCTGGAACTCTGGGTAACGCACGGTCTGTTCACCAAAGGCTTCGATGAGCTGAAGCGTCACTACAGCCGCATCGAGACCACCAACTCGTGGCACCCTGAAGCACAATACAGTCAACGTCCAGATGGCGTGACTGACCAAGCGATCTACTGGCACTCCGTACAAGGAATTTTTGCATGAATCTGTTTGCACCCCACGTTGCTGACGGCTACAAAATCGGCCACCGTCCGATGTTCCCACTGAACACCCACTACACCTACGGCAACCTGACGGCTCGTGCTGACCGTCTGTTCCTGAAGTCGGTGTCGGCGTCGAAGTTCTGGGACCACAAGGTCGCATGGTTCGGTCTGCAAGGTATCCTGCAAGAACTGAAAGAGCTGTGGGACAAGTCGTTCTTCTCCCAGCCTAAAGAAGCAGTGATCCGTCGTTACAAGCGCCGTATGGACAACTACATGGGTGTCGGTAAAGTACCTACCGATGGCATGGAAGCTCTACACGATCTGGGCTACCTGCCAATCCAGGTGCTGTCGCTGCCAGAAGGCTCGCGTGTCAACATGAACGTGCCGCTGTACGTGATCTACAACACTCACCCAGATTTCTTCTGGTTCACCAACTACCTCGAAACGTCGATGTCGAACCTGATCTGGAAAATGGTCACGAACGCCACCATCGCTTACGAGTACCGTCGGGTTCTGGAACACTGGGCTAAGCTCACTGGTTCGCCGGAAGACTTCATTGCTGTACAAGGTCACGACTTCGCCTATCGTGGCGTGGGCGGTCCTGAAGACGGCTGCCGTTCGAACAGTGCGCACCTGACCAGCTTCGCCGGCACTGACACCATCACAGCGATCGACTATGTCGAAGACTACTACGGTGCCAACGTCGAAACGCAATTCGTGGCCTGCACCATTCCGGCTACCGAACACGCTGTAGCGACTGCGAACATCCTGTCGAACCTGCACCGCATGATTCACCAGCGTCGTGCTGATGGTCTGCCTGACCTGACTGAAGCCGAGTTCAAAGCTCTGCGCCTAGAAGGTGAGCAACAGTTCATCCGTCGTCTGATCACTGAAGTCTACCCAGACGGCGGTATCTCGTTGGTGTGCGACTCGTTCAACTTCTGGGGTGTGCTGACTGACGTACTACCTGCTCTGAAACCAGAGATCATGGCGCGTCTGAAAGACAGCACCGGTCTGAACAAAGTGGTCGTGCGTCCGGACTCGGGTGATCCGGTTGAGATCATCTGTGGCGTGGAGATCTTCTCGGAAGCTGAGGCTGTCGTGATGATGACCAACTCCACTTACCACGAAGGCATCCTGACCGAACGTCCGAAGAAGATCTACTTCCGTGCAGTCAACGGCCAGACTTACCTCGCTACCGACAAGATCGCTGGTCGCAAGGCTGGCGCTCTCGATGGTATCGACGAAGGTCACTGGGTTGGCGGCTACCTGATCCAAGATCACATCCTGACTGCTGAAGAGAAAGGTGCGATCGAAGTTCTGTGGGAAATCTTCGGCGGTACGGTCAACGACAACGACTACCGTGTTCTCGACGAGCACATCGGTCTGATCTACGGCGACAGCATCACCGTACAACGCACTGAAGAAATCATGCGCCGTCTGGCTCGCAAGAACTTCGCGTCGTGCAACGTCGTACTCGGCATCGGTAGCTACACCTACCAGTACAACACCCGTGATACCTTCGGCATGGCCATCAAGGCTACTGCTGTAGACGTGGGCGGTACTTTGATCGACCTGTACAAAGCGCCAGCGACCGAAGGCGAAACTGCCAAGAAGTCGGCCAAGGGCTTCCTGCGTGTTGTGAAAGACGAGGCTGGTGATTTCATCCTCGCACAAGAACAGGAAATGACCTTCGCGGATCTCGCGGAAGGTTCTGGTGAACTGCGTCCGGTCTTCAAGAACGGTGTGTTCCTCAGCCGTGTCACCCTGGAAGAAGTGCGTGAGCGTCTGCGTGCTGCTTAAGTAACGGCATAGCGGAGGCCTTCGGGCCTCCGTTTATGTTGGGAGGTTTCAAATGTCCGAAGCAATTAACCAACTTGACTTCTACGCCAAGATGTTGTCGAAGCTCAAGGGTTGTGTGTTCCCCATGCAAGTTGTGTGGCAACTACCTTGTCCTGACGGCTGGATGAACGTTCGAGTAGTGGAGTTCCGTGACACTCAGTATCAAGATCCCTATGGCATAAACTTCTATGGGGAGAAACGTGCCCTCAATCAAGCATTCTATTTCTATGTTACTGATCGCCCTAATGGTGACGTACACAAAGACCGTTGGATGATCACGATTAATCACTGGGATCAAGGTGTGGCTGGGCCGGGTTGGTTAATGGATGCTCCTGCTCGTTATCGTTCCGGTACTCCAAGCAGTACCGATAGTGTCATGCTCCAACTGGTGACTAGTCTGATTGACTATGCTCGTGAGTGTTTGGGTTATGATGACTCAGAAGAACGATTGACCGTGGCTAAGTTCTTGGACAGTCTCGCTAATCCCAAGCATCGCCCTCTGCGTGTTAAACGCAAACCTTGCGACTGTAATTTCTGTGAGCGTCAGCTCTCTGTAATTTCTGACAGGATCGACTGATCTTGTGTGAATAGCCCTGTTATTAAGGAACTGTAATGTCCGAAGCAAACAACGTGCACCCTTCTGAAGTTGGTCTGGCTGTAGCAGTAGCCGAAGCCGGCCCAGTACTGTCAAAGAAAGAACTGGCTAAGCTGGCCAACATCATCGGCTTCTTCCGTGACGCCGCTGAAGCAGTATTCCCGGTTCAAGGTCTCGAGGTCATGACCGATCCATCCCAAGACGTTTTGCGTGAGCGTCTGGAAGCTCTGAAGCCGGGTACTCTGGTAGCTCAGCGTGCTCGCCTCGAAAGCGACCCGTACTTCCGTCACCCGATTCCGTACATCCTGATCTTCCGTCAGCGTGAAGACGGCGAGATGGAGTTCTTCGTTTACCAGCGCACCAAGCTGATCGGTGAAGAAAAGCTGGGTCAGAAGTTCTCCATCGCCCTTGGCGGCCACCCAGAAGCACCGTCCATTCGTTTTCACGATGACTGGTCGTTCAACACCACTGAAAGCCTGATGGCGTGCCTGGTGTCCGAGCTGGACGAAGAAGCTACCTTCAACGGTATGTCCTTCAGCGACTACAGCGAAACTGGCGGTATGTTCACCTACGGTCACGAAGGCTTCCTGCGTGATGACTCCGATGCTGTCGGTCGTCAACACATCGGCATCGTTTACACCATCGGTCTACCGGCTGGTGTAGAAGTCGAGTGCAAAGAAGACGAGCTACTTACCGTCGGCTTCCGCACCCTGACCGAACTGGCTGCTGACCTGGAACTCCCAGAAGTCAACGCTCTGTACGACTTCGAGAACTGGTCGAAGATCTGCATTCGTTCGTACGTTGAGCGTATCGAAGCTGCCAAGGCCGCTGAAGCTGTTGACGCCATGTTCCTCGGCGACCACGGCCACGACGAAGCGGTTGAAACCCTGGACGACACTCCAGAAGACGTAATCGGTCGCGGTATGACCAAAGCGGTATTGCACATCGAAGAGATGGGTCTGACTGAAGGTCTGTCTCGCGGTGCCGACGGCGTACTGTACTTCAACATCGACCCGGCTGATCCAGATCCAGTGACCACCATCGCTCGTCTGCAAGAGATCTACAAGGAAACGGTGAAAGCTGTCCTTGTAGACGAAGGTCAGGAAGCACCGGTCGATCAGAAGGCCGCGTTTGCACAAGCGATCATCGACAAGCTCGAAGACAGCGACGGTCTCGTTGAGTCCCCAGCAGTCTGGCAAGGTACCGGTAATCCAGTCGATCCGTCGGCAGAAACCAAGATCCTGACTGAACTGCACCGTGAAGTCGGCACCACCGATGCACAGATGAAAGACGCTGTGACCGAACTGGTTCGCATCAGTGACTCCGTACAACCGGAAGCTGAAGCAGAAGCGGTGCGTTTGAGCGATCTGGCTTCGTAAGTAAAAGGCTTGAGTCGTGTGGGTGAAAGCCCCACGGCTCTATGCCCTCATACAAAGATATTTCAAACGTATATCATCTAGTTGCAACAATGCCATTAAAAACTTTACCTAAGAAGGTTGATGTAATGTTGAAAGTTGAAGCTACGTTGATTCCAAACCGTGTTCGTCAACTGCTGGCGAATGTGGAAGGTTTCCGTCAGGTTGCTCCACTGGGTGATGCTATTCAATTGAGTGATCCTGAGACTGGTAAGACCAAGCAGTTGGTTTGCTACTTCGGGCGTGCAAAGAACACCGGCACCATCGTTGTGGTAACGAACATCCTGCCACCACATCTGGAAGACCTGCTGATCCAGCCGGAACACGAGTCGGCAGTACACGTCAGCTTCTTTAACCACCCTGACGAACAAACGGGTCGCATCGAGCAATTCCTCGACACCCTGCAAGATTGCTACATCTACGAGAACGAGTCCGACGTCGCTCTCCAGAAGCAGTCGATGCTCAACCACATCCTGAACAGCCACGGCGCTTACATCTGCATCTAACGGGTAATGATACCCAGGGGAATAAACATGACCTTTCCAAATGAACAACAACGTCTGACTGCAAAGCAGATGATCGCTGACCACGACAAGTCGAACTTCTACACCTTCGACCAACGCGTAACATTGCTCTCCCTTGCTGGCAACTACATGGCCGGCTTGGTGAACAAGTCCGATCCGATGCAAGTCGGCGACCTGCTCTGTGAACTGGATAACCAACGCATCCCGTTCCAATTCGATCCGCAGACTTCGGCCAAGCTGATTCGTGACAAACACTTCCCGGCCAACATCAACCCATACCGCCTCAGCAAAGTCGCGGTGGCACTGAAAGCACCGACCGTGGACGACAACGTTCGTGATCTGATTCTGCGGATCATGGAAGAAGGTTCGGACGATACCAGTCGCACCGGGATCAACTCCCGTTCTGTGGTGGGCGTTCAGCACACGTACGACATCTCCAATGGGGAAGTTCCAGCGCTGTCGTCGAAGTTCACCTGGATCAACGGCGTCAAGGTTGAGTTGGTGTGGATGGTTTCCGGTGACACCAACATCCGCTTCCTCAAGAAGCACAAGGTGGACATCTGGGACTCGTGGGTCAAGAAGGGTACCGAAGAATACCGCGATCTTTCCTTCGCAGCGCGTCGTGCGCTTGCGGAACAGCAGGGTGTCATCATCGCCGAAGCTCCTCTGAGCGGACACGACGCTGCACATCTCTCCATGGATGCACTGGGTATTCCTCGTCAGGAACTGGTGGGTGGTGAATTGCCGCGCATCTATCAACATCAGTGGCGTGGTTGGGAAGACACCCGTGTGTTGGAAGACAACCAAGAACTCGAAGCCTTTAAGGCTCGCGGGTTTGAAGTAGTCGGCAACATCGGTCCGAAGGTGGTGGTGCAGCGTAAGATCGACCAACTGCAAAACGTCATCGACCAGCTTCGCAACAAACCAGACGATCGGGGTATTATCCTGTCGGCCTGGAATGTGGGTGAGTTGGACGAGATGGCTCTGCGTCCTTGTCACACGCTGTGTCAGTTCTTCACGGCTCCAATGACGGTGCGTGAGCGTCTGGAGTGGATGGGTAAGTACAAGCCTGCTGGCTTTGAACACCTGTCGGAAGCTGCGATCAAGTTGGCTGCTCAACATGACGACCGTCGCCACGCTACTGAAATGAAACACCATCCAGAAACTCTGGCGTTCCTCGATGAAGCGAAAGTCCCTACGCGTAAGTTGTCTTCGCTGCTCTACATGCGCAGTAACGACATCCCGCTGGGTCACCCGTTCAACATCGTTCAGTACGCAATGCTGACCCACATGATCGCACAAGTGGTCGGTATGGCAACTGATACCTTCACTTACGTTGGCGGCAACGCACACGTCTACGAAGATCAGTGGCCTGGTGTGCTGGAGTGGATGGAACAAGAACCTCAGAAAGACTCTCATCCAACCATTCGCCTGAACCCTCACATCAAAGACATCTTCGACTTCAAGGTTGAAGACATCGACGTTGTGGGCTACAAGCACGGTGGTCGCGTGAAGTTCCCTAAGGCTGCTGTATGAAGCCGATGTTGAACCTGACCACAGGTCAGATGTTTGACTTCAGTCCACAACCGCGCCCGTTGGATGTGGCTCCTGCTCATTACATCGACTACCACCCTGATGAAACTCGGCGGCAAGTTGATGCGATGTTGCAGGTGATCCAGAAGTCCTCTGGTGAGTTTGATGGCAAGGCGTGGCTCGATCGTGTCAAAGCCTTCGCTAAGGACAGTCCCCACGAGGTCCTGTTCACCATTGACTCGTACGCTCCAATCTCGTAAGTAATCTGGCCAGTCCTTCGGGGCTGGCCTTTATGCCCTTAAGTAAGGATAGAAACAATGCCTCTATTAATGAACGTAATTCTGACTAGCACCGTGACTTTCAGCGGCACTATCGCAACGACCTCGGTAGCTTTTGAAACCAACGACGAAGCTGGTTGCTCCAAGACTGCCCATGCTGCTCTGGGTCAGGGCGCTACTAAAGAAGGCGTTGAGTGGATGGTTCTCAAAGAGCGTCGTGGTGGTCAAGGTACTGAACGTAAGACTGTGGTGTGCTTCCCTCGGCAGAGTGGTGAGAAAGATGAATAACATCCCACTGCGTCAAACTCTAGCGCGTCGTGAAGAATACCGTAACGAGGTCAAGACCCGCATTTACATCGGCGTGTTTATTGTTACGTGCTTGGCCAATCTAGTGTACCAACTGTTCAACTAATCTCTCTCCTTAGAAGGAATGTATCATGTCGACTCATCGCGAATTGTGGAACAACGTCAAACTCGTCTTGGAACAACGTCAAGTGGACGACCGCACCATCCTGCTGGTCAAGGAGAAGTTCTTCCCCAGCATCTTGGGGTTCCCTATTCCAGCGAGCCGTCAATTCACTGCCACTAGGATAGAGGAGTTTACCCACCTCAAGATCCTGAACCGGATGAAGTACTACGAGATGGTCTATCCGGCTAACTTCCCAATCCGTGATGACTACGAGTATCGGGTGGTCAATGGTTTACCGCGTAATGCTGAAGGTAAGCGTGTGCTGGTGGTCATCGGTGCTCCAGCGGGTCAGGACACCAAGTGCATCAAGGACGAGATCTTCGACCTTGGTTGGGATGCGTTTTACGCCAAACACGAGGACTGGGACATTGTTAAGTTGGAGGATCTGGACCTGCGGGTTTTCGATCCTGAGAATCCACCTACTGAACGTGTACTGATGTCGGAACGATACGCTGACATCAAGATGTACCGCAAGAGCTATGTATACCTACCTAAAGTTAAGAAGACTAAGGAGTCTTAATAATGTCTTTTCCTCGCCCACTGCGCAAACAATACAAAGCCGGTCGCATGTTACCGTGTGTACCGAAGTGGCTCACGCTCAAAACCGGTAGCCTCCACTACTTCGCTGCCCTCAACATCGCGGTCGAAGACGATTGCGATTACCGCTACATGGAAGTCAACCCCGGTCAAGAGCTGTTGTTGATCTCGCCGAAAGGTCTGGTAACACTGGACCTTAAGACTGAACTGTTTAACCACGGTTGGGATCACCTGCTCGAGAACCACCCGTACCTCCAAGTCATCACCAAGGACAACCTCGGGTTGCAGAAACTCGAGATCGGTGAAGCACTGACTGAACCGGCTTTGGTGTTTGCCCGTAGTATCAAGACCGGCGAGCTGCGCAAGTCTGGTATCGTTTATCCACGAGTGACAGTAATGGGGCAACGTGATGAAGCGTAAAACTATCGTAAAGGAAAAGGACCAACGAGAACTGTTGGTGATTCCTTTCGGCGTGGCAGTGTCCCTGTTTAAGTACCACATCCTGAGTGCTCAGTTGAAGGCCAAGAAAAATGCGTAAGACTAAACACTACTTCGGACAACGCCGTGGGAAACACAACTACGGTCTGGTGCTGAACCGTCGGGGTCTGTGGGCCGTACCACGTTTCCTACGTGAAGGTTTCACACTGGCGTTCCTTAAAGAGAACGTTCAACCTCTGGAAACAGGCGACCCTCACGAGTCTGCTGACTTGTGGTTGTGTGGTAAACCGTTGACTGCGGCGGGTGTTGCCTTCCTGGAGGTGATCCAAGCGGCACCAGCGGAACCTGACCCTAATCCTCCAGTCGTCCCGTTTGTACGTTACTCCGACTACGACCTCCCTCGTAGCCCTGAAATGGAAGCCGTCTATCAGGAAGTTGTAGACGGTATTGAAAAGACAATGGAGCGCTAATCATGGCTGTAATGGAAGTTGAACCGATTCAAAAAGAAGAGCTGCGTAAGGCGGTGATGATCCAACACCCTCTCACGCTGCGTCAGTTGACCAACCGTTTCGAATACGTGGTGACGTACCGTGTGTCCAAGGGTCGCTTCCGTGAACTGTTCCGTAGCTTCTTTGAAGAGTTCGGTAACAAGCCTGGTCTGATTGCTGGTAACTGGCACACGGATCACGATGGCCCTTCCCGAGCTTTGGCTTGGTGTGGGGAAAACGGTGAGCGGACTATGATGGTCTGCGACGGTTCTTCTGAGAACGACAACTCGGTGATCTACTTGGGATTCACCAACTTCGACAAGATCCCTGAGCTGGCGTGCAAGTACTGGCGTCCGATCCAGATGAAGTCTGACCGCAATGGCAACCCATGGGGCGTCCTGCTGGAAGACCTGGTGCGAGTTGAGACTGTGACTCCACCAGAAGAAGCTTTGGCAATGCCTGAGCTGAACCTTTGGTCACGCTTCCTTAAGTGGCTGCGTAGTTAACCCCCTCTAATCTACAAGGTGTCTGCACCATGAACTTCGAAAGTACTAGTATCATTCTGTTCCTGAACCGTCTGACCCAACTGGGTTTGGCTGAACTGTGGCCCTACGTGTCTGAGAACAATCCTTCCAAGGATGCTCCGTATCACAACACCAGCCACATGCTCTACATGGCTTGGCTGGCCGACGAATTCTTCCAAGCTCACTCCAGCGAAGAGCAGTTTGCGAGCAACGAGCGGGAGATGATCGCCGCCGCACTGTTCCACGACTTCGATCACAGTGGTGGTCACGAACCTGACTCGGTCAACATTGATCGTGCGGTAGCTGCTTGGTACATCGCGTACGAGAAACTCCAACCGAAGCTGGTGAACTCCAAGTTGGTAGAGTGCCTCATCCGCACCACCCAGTACCCTTACGTCGGTGAGACTAAAACCCTCGCCGGTAAGTGCCTGCGTGATGCCGACCTACTGTACACCACCGTGATGGGTAATCCCTACATTGTGTTGCGTGGCCTCAAAGCTGAGATGGAAATCCAGTTGAAGAAAGAGATCACCAAAGAAGAAATGACCGAGGGTTACAAAGAGTTCATTCGTAAGGCAGACCTGAACACCGACATCGCCAAGATCGTTCGGCTTCAGTGCTTCCCTCCGTTTACTCTGAGCTTGGCTATGCAGTGTACGGGAGTCAAACCGATCTCTCCGGCGTTTGCTGCCGAGTGGTTGAAAGGCTGACGGCATAAAGAAAGAAAAGGGTTCACGCCCTTTTCTTTTTGTTTGCTTGAAATTAGTTTCAAACCTATATTACCTAAGTGCACTCTAGCCTTAAGGAATCGTCGTGGCAAAGCAGAAACGCATTGAAGACATGACACCCGAAGAGAAACTGGAATGGCTTGATCAGTATCTGGCTGATATGCCCAAGCGCCAAGCCGAGAGAGACAGGTTCGTGAACTGGGCGGTAATCTCCATGAGTGTGGCGTTGATAGCAATTCCTGCTCTTCCTTTAATTGCAGTACTAATCGAAAAGATAACTAAGGGGTTATAGAAGGATGTCTAACAAGATCTTCCCTGGGGCTAAACTGTTTCAGCTCAAAGCCACCCACGGGATGCCTCTGGAGAATGCTCTGGACATCCTGATCAACCAGCACTCTCTGAAGATTGACTGGGTTGGCTTTGTTGACGAAGCCCGTAAGAACGAGTGGTGGGATTTCCAAACCCTCGAGGCTGTGGAGAACGCTTTGATCGAATCCACGGTCAACCGCGACATCGTAGTAAACACCGTCATCGGCCTCAAGCGCTACATGCTACAACAACCTCATCCTGCTATGGAGCAAAAGTAATGACGAAGCAAACTTCCGTATTGTCCAAGATGATCACCGCGATTCAGAAAGAAGCCGGTCCCGGTGCCCTGACTCCGGATCAGTTCATTCTGACGGCCATCAATCACTGGGGTCGATACGACGTGTTCTTCCGCGCCTTCGACCCAGTGGTGTTGCCGTCCCTCACTTCCGGTGACCGGTCTTCCGAGTTCGTCATCTTCAAGCAAGAAGGTACCGACCACTACTTCGGCATTCCGATCTCTGGTACGATCTTGCTGGAACGTCTCGGGATCTACGGCAAGCCCAACTTCGCCGGTTATGGTACGGACATTGCTGCGATCGTGATGCTACGGTTACACGCACAGGGTTTCGAGTTCTTCGGGATCATGGCTGCACCGATTGCTCGTATGGAAAACGGTGGCCCGGCGGCAGATCCAAAACGCTACACCATCAAAGAAGCTCGACTGGGCGACATCCTCAAAACCCCGGCCTACATCGGTTACAAAATGACCGACGAGTTCAAGGGTGCCACGTTGCTGATCCCAGAAAGCCTACTGGTGCCTAAAGCGTTCCAAGGAGAAGCAGAGAATGTTTGATTCCGCCCTCCTACCTGGTCCTCGTCCTGATGCCAACTGGGTTCTGATTGATGACCTGGCTTCTCTGGAACCGTACGTTGAGATCTTCAACCTCGGTAAGCTGGTGCCACTGACTGACAAGTTTGTACCGTTTACCGAAGAAGAGAAGGCAACCCGTGGGATGCTCAGTCTGATCGCCCAGCGTCAAGAAGAAGTCATGACGTTGCCGCGTAACAACAAAGAGCAAACCACGTACTACACGGTACTGGACGAAAAAGCTTGGGCGACTATGAAGCACGAGTTGACCAAGCCCAAACGAACCCCACACCCTAATCCACGGCGCAATTGGTCCAACAGTGTTCAAGAGCGAGTGGAATGGTTCGATACCTTCCTGCGTGAAAACCAACTCCCCACAGCCTTCACTTTCGTGATGACCAACTCGGCCATCATCGGTGATAACGTATTCTGGCCACTGCGGGTTTCGCACAACGGTAAGTGGGCAGAACTCATCGCTGAAAATGTTCCACCGACTCACCAGTTCAAACGTCGTACCTAATCGCAACCCCAACCTTAAGTAAGGAAAACACTCATGAACGACTTGACCCTCGCAACCGTAACTGAAACCGAAATCCCAATGGTTGGTGCAGACACACCAGACGCTGGTTCTTTGGCTCGTGAGAAGCTCCAGACCAAACAAAGTCTGCTCCGGCGGATGTGGTTCTGGACGAAAGTACAGATCGCTGTGGTAGTACTCGTAGCTGCCGCAGTACTGGGCTACTTTGTTAACGACGCTTACAAAAACCGTGTGACGCAAGTCGTGACCGACATGCGACCGTGTGTGGTAGATGTAGGTGGGGAAAAAGTTACAGGCGTTCGTGAGTACCAGTACAACTACTTTGACATCTTCGGCATCCGTATCATTGATACCGCCAAGATCGAAGTGTCCACCACAATCGAGTACAAAGGTAATGACGCCGTTGTGTTCGGGATCGGTGGTTCTGAAGGTTGGTGGTCGATGAAGACCTCGGAAGGTGAGTACGGTAAAATGAAAACCAAGCCAGCACAGACTTACGCGTTCTACGTGAAAGGTCGTACTGCCGTTATCGACAGCAACAAGTTCTGTAAGTGAGGCAATCATGAAACTGTTCATGGCGTTGAACATGCACTACCCTCTCCCTGAGCTGTTCGCTCGGGAAGAGATCACGTTGAACCTCTGGCGTGATGCGAAGTCTGTGAACCCGGATCTGGATCAGAACGTGGTGGAAATGACCATCGACGTTCCTGACTCGGAAATCATCAACCAGAAGGATTACATTGATCCGAAGGAGATGGCTCCCGGCCTGTACGACAAGGGTTACACTTGGACGTACAAAGGTGACCCGATCAAGATCACCAACACCAAGGTGGTCAAGAAGGCTCGGTTGCCGATTGTCGAGGACATCCCTCGCGTCAGCATCGTGGCGGTACTGGATCGTGAGGTGTTACTCTCCACACACTGGTATCACCACCCAGACGTACTGGCCGTGATCGAACGCTACAAACCCAAGTGGGGTGCCAAGGGTTACGTGTTCGGTAAGATCGGGAATGACAAGATCCGTCTGGATTACGTGCCCCTGACCATCAACCCAACGGCTGCGGCTACACTGATCACGTCCTTGATGTCGTTCGTCGAGGGTGTGGTCTCCGAGCAGCTACCACTGGTACTCAATGACCACGGTTCCCACCAAGAGCTGATGGACATCCTGTAGGGGGTGTGTGATGTTGACGCTATTCGGATCATTGAACATGGTCACGGATCTTGACGATCCCGAATGGATTCATCGGATCGCACAACTGACCCTCTACAGGTTCCACAACGAGGTTAAGCCAGCAATCAACTACGCGATCTACAAGTTTGAGTTTGATGTAGATGACGAGAAGGTAAGTCTGTGGCAAGAGAACAATCCTTACGGAAGAAACTTCGGGCAATTCCGCGAGGGTGTTTACTTCTACAGACCTGCCAAAGATTATGATGGTGAAGTCCCGACGTTGTTATCAGTCGAACGGGTGACGAGGGCCGAGTTGATTACGGACCACACGATCCCCAAGATTGACGTTCTGATCCCTGTGGATGACCCCGCGTTGTTCGGTCGTACAGACTGGTGGGGTGAAATGGTGGTGGAAGAACTGGCTCGCACTTACGCCCCCAAGTGGATCTGTGAGCATTACGTAACGGGACGGGTGCGTAACCTCATCAAGGTGTCGTACATCCCGGTGGTCATCAAGACAGAGAAGCTTGAGGCACTACACCAAGCACGAAATCTGATTGAAGAACTCGTGGAAGCGATCAACTGCAATTACCAAGGGTTGAAGCGCAATCTGTTTTAGACTTTGGACACCCCGGCGAGTTCTCCCTTCCCCTTCCTCGCCGGGGGTTCTTTTTTTTTTCTTTAAGGACGACGTATGCTTCAAGCAATGGTTAACACTTTGTATGAGTTCTGGCAGTTCGTATTCCCGAGTCGACTCGAACAGACACTCCGTAAGATCGAAGTCTTGCTGGAAGACCGTCCCTTTGTTAAGGTTCACGGGGCTACATTCGAAGAAGACATCGAGGGTACCTTCTTCCTCGTGGTTTGTGTGGATCGGAAACTCGGTCGCCTACACTACTTCAACCCGTACTCCCACGCCAACCTGTCGATTGACTGGAATGACTTCAGCAGCCTTACGGTTGACCCCGTTCAGAATTTCGGCCTGAAGACCAACCCTGAACTCAATCGGTTGATCTGGAAGACCTACAAGGATGACTCCCCGTACAAACGTGGTGAGCGTCGTCGTCGGCTGGGTTACGATTGGAAAGGTAATCCGATCTACATCGAACGCGGACTCCACGTCTACAAAGGTACTGACGAAAACCACGTCCGTTGGGGTAGCGTCGCTTGTTTCGAAGTAGCGGCCCTGAGTGTGGATCGTGGTGGTGAGTACTACGAGGCATTTCCTTATTACGCAGGCTACGGCACCTACGGGATAACGATTGACATCGGTGAGTGGGAACCCGACCCACGTTTTATCGACTACGAACAACAGAACCGTAACGCGCTGCGTGCTGAGTACGACGCCTACATGGCCAGTCCACCGTTTGAAGAAGGACAGATGATCGAGTCTCCACACTTCGGTTATCTGATCTTCATTGGCTACACAGACTCTACCCGTTCCGCCATGCGTGTGTATCCGGGGAATGTCATTGAAGGGATCACCACCCTGATGACCTTCAAGGTGTCTGACCGCCAACCTTTGATTGAAACATAACTCAGGTATATATTACCTAGGTGCAATAACCAAACCAAAACCAACCTTGTACAAGGAAAGCTGTTCATGAAACTGACTACCGCTCTGGAAAAAGCTACCACTGTTTCGTTCGTGAAAGTTGCTGGTACTTCGCTGACCGTCATCAACGACAAAAACGAACTGGTCACTTACGACATCGCCGATGGCGTGCTGCCGAAAGAAACCATCGTTGGTACCAAGCTGACCTTCGACGCCACTGGCGCTCTGACCGGCTCGGATCACCCGAACTTCAAACCTGCGGCCAAGACTGGTCGTACCGGCTGCCTGGAAGCTCGCGTCCAAGGCTAAGCTGTAAAACACAAGGAGTGTGGAGGGCCAACCCCACACTCTTTATGCCGTCAGCTCAAGGGAGCACGTAAAGATGTCAATGGCAGTCGTTCTAAATGGTGTACTGGCTACTGATAGCCAAATGTTGAATCGTCTGCGTGAGCGTGACGAATACCTCTCGGTTGGGAAGAAGCTATTTGTCAGCCCCGACAAACGTGCAGTCATCGCTGTGGTTGGTTCGGAATGGGACTCTATCGAGCTGGCGCTCGTATGGACTATTATCCAGGCTCGACTCACAGCTTTTTATTTGTCTTATGACGCTGGCAATCCGCTGGAGTTCTCTGACGAAGAACGGGCTCTGCTCAGTGGGGCTTCCAGCAAAGGTAAAGTCGTCCGTCGTTTCTTTCTGGCGACCCGTACACACCTGTGGGAAGTGATACACGATAACGATGACGGTGCCCGCATCAACGCACTCGATCCAAAGGGCTACCACAGTCACGGTTCGGAGTGCAACATGGCGAACGTCTTTTACAAGGCAGGGTTCAATGCGCCGGAGATCATTCGACGTATTGCGCGGTTGAGCAACACCTGTGGTGGTGAGCCGCAGGTGTTTGTGGCTAAAGACTTGGAGGAGTACCCTCGTGAAGTCCCAGCCAAGCCTGCTCGTAAACCACGTCAACCGTCTGCCCGGAGCACCCGTAAATGATCAACAACTTCGCCGCATTTTCAGGTAACGACCTGATCACCACGTTTGACCTGATCCGTCCTAACGGCTTGATCGTGAAGGCGCCAGTAGACTACTACTATTCCAAGTGGGGTTTCCTGATCCCGCTGGAAGTCAACGGTCTGAACGTGCTGGAATACCTGAATGGCGATCGCGACCTCGAACTGACTGCTGATGGCGTACTCAAAGCGTTCATCATCACACACGACGGGGTGCTGGAAGAATGGTCGCGTGCTGGGCCTGCTCGTCGGGTTCCATTCATGCGTCGGGTAACTCCATGGGGCCCTGAGATCGCTCAGGTGCGCAGTAACTGCATGGAGGTAGAGGAAGCTTGGGTGGCGGCAATGGATGCTACTGATGACGACCTCGATCGGTCATTGGCGTTGGTGCAACAGACTCTGCGTAATAGCGCAGCACGCATTACCAAACTCCACATTCCGACCATCATTGAGGAACTTAATAAACGGTTTCCCCTCAAAGATAAGAAACGTCAAGTAAGGGGGACGCTCGAAGAATAAGAGGTACTACAGGATGGATTTTAAGATTAAGGCTTACAAGGGTCGGGATGGGTTGACTGTTGTGTTTGCAGCCCTTGAAATCACCAAACGCTGGAACCGTGAACGCACGGGGAAGATCACCGCAGCAAAGTTGCTGACCGGTACTTTCAAACGCGATTGCTCGAACCTGGAAGTGTTGTACATTTCCGGTGGGGCTTGGGACGGTACCCTTCATATCGACCCCAAATACTTAGCGCCGGGGGGACCAGAAGAGGTCGCCTTGACTTCGGCCCAGATAAACCGTGTTAAGAATCCACACGCTCGTTGCAGAGCTTGATAAAAGGTAATAGTCATGGCGGTCACTTTAGTGGTCTATCGCTTCGATGAAACACCCAAGGTGGATGACACGTTGTTTTACTTGGGTCACATCCCGGCGTTTGCAGACGCACCAATCGTGGGGAACGTGTACGAGAGTCCTTCTCTCGATCATTACCCGTATTACAACGTCCTGAGGATTGAGGATGAGCTACTGGAGGACAACAGCCTGTACGTGTTGTTTGTTCTGAACCCAGACGCTGAACCTGTGGTCTTTGGGGAACAACAAGTGTACCTGCCTCCGGCTCAGGAAGACACCGTCACCAGTGAGATTGCTGACTGGATGATGTTGATCAACGGAACCCGGATGCGACACTACGGAACGAGCAACGGGAATTTCCTGTTTGTTCTAAAAGGAGCGGGTGGAACAGTCAACAAGATGTTTGCACACGCAAGACGTAAACATGTTCATGTAGCCGAAGAGGGCCAAGATGTCGCAACAAGATAAAGTAAGCCCAGCATCCTGGTGGGTGTTGGGTGGCTTCACCGTAGTGCTGGCAGCGTTGATCTATCGTGAACCGCTGCCTTTCCTGTACCTGCTCGCAATTGTGTGGCCTAATTAAAAGGAAGTTGTGTAATGTGTTTTCGTGATCGAAGCGCCCGTGCTTACAACCCACGGACAGCAACGCTGAATGTTCCAATGAACCTTGCTCGTACTCAAGGGGCTATGGTGGCAGACATCGGCGAGATTACAGGAGTCCGGAATAGCGCTGTGGACTCCAAAAAGATCCTCGTGGTAAACGGTAAACAAGTTTACTACGTGGAGAAGCAAATGGCGGATGCTTTTAAGTATGGAGTGGGCGATAGAGTAAAGGTCTGGGAGTTCTCTAACCAGTATTACTTCACTGCAACTAAGAAGAAGGGGACTGTTCATGGCAATGTCTGATTGCATCAAGTGCTGGGATACACCGTGCGTTTGTGGTCACGACTACCGAGATTGGCCGATCAAGAAGCTCGAAGAACACATCGCCATGTTGCAAGGGGTACTGGCCAAGAAGACCGGTGTCAAACCGCTTCCACCGTATCCTGAAGGCGATTTCGACGTCAAGCTTCAGCACAGCAACCAAATCCGTAGCCAACTGATCAAGATGATCCTAGAGCGTTGTGACTCACGGATGGTTGAACTGTGTCAAGCTGAGGTCATCGGTAGTGGTACGCTGACGTTCATCCGCGATTGCAACGATCCGGCCTACTGCTGGCTCCAAGTAAACTCGGCGACTGAGTACCGTTTACCCAAGACGGAACTGGGCGCGTTGAACGCTGAACTGGGTGAGCGCCTCGTGATTTTCCGGCACCACAAAATGAAGTACGTTGTAAAGGCACCAGTGAACTTGGATGCCAAGAAGTTGCCGCTGGCGATTTCTGAAGTAACTGTTAAGCACACTGACTACCACCACTAATCTTTGAACTTTGGAGTTCACATGCGTAATGTAAACGTAGTAATGACCATGCAAAGCGACAGCACCAATTTCGACAGTCATGACTGCCGAGTCATGGATGAACTGGAACGACGTTACCCAAGTCGTTCGGTAAGGCGTCAAGGCATACTGGGCTATGCTCAGGAAGAGTTGACTCGTGACATCGCCCGTCACCACACTTGGTTGGGTCGGCGCCCTTTGTTCCTGGACCGCTGCTTGAGCACCGAAGGCGAGTACGACCAAATGATTGTAGTGTTGCCTTTGGGTAGTACGTGGAAAGCGGTGAACGCGGCCTATTCGTTCCTGCGTGGGTTGCTCGTTCGAAACAACCCCGGCGACATGGACGGCTACGAAGTTAGTAGCGACGTACGCACCTTCGCTCACGACGGCATCGTTCCGTTGCTGGACACTCAGGGCGAGTTCTCGCGTTACCCATTCGACCACAAGATCGCTTTCGATCTAATGTTCACGATGAAGTTGGCAATGACCAAAGCGATGATTGGTTGTGGGTCGGTGGAATCCATTGATTCACTGTACCTGTTTGATTCTGATCCAGCAGACGTTGTGAATCTCGGTAAACGCGAGACTCGTCAACTGGCACTGGTCTTCCGCTTCAAACCGCTGGCGATTTAAGACGGCATAAAAAGAAGGGGTGCGAGCCCCTTCTTTTTTTTTTGCCTGTTACAACCGGAAACCATTCGACTCGAAGTTAACGTAGTTGATGTACACAGCTTCTGGAACGCGCTTGAGAATAACTTGCGCGATACCCCAACAGTTGAACAGTTGCCTTACCTCGGCAGGCGTACACAAGCCATTGACGATCTTGAAGTACCGTTCAGTACCGTCGACCATCCTTACATAACCCGCACAGTGTTCGTGGCGGATTTGGTACTCACGGGATTCAAAGCAAACCCGTAGGCGATCCATTACATCAAAAGACAACGGTTCCATGGTTTATCCAATTATGTCCGTGACCACATCTTGTAACCGCAGTAAAGCACTGCACCCACAACTGCTAAAATTGTTGCACCTACACCGAGTAAGAACGACATTAGACAAACCCCCTACGAGAGCCACGAACCCACAACCAACAGCCAGACAGACCAATGGGTGAGACGACGGCCACAATCAGCAAGCACAGCTTTAATGATTCTTCCATGAGGCATCCCTTTAGAAACCGGAGACATCGAATACCGCGTCTTCGTCGTCACGTACCACGACGTTCACTTTATATTGGGCGTTGGCTTGTTCCTGAGGTGAAGGCTGGGTATCACCCATGTTCATCCAGGTCTTCATGTAGTGCAGTGGAAGTTTCTCCACTTGTGGGTAGTCCATGTCCAGACGGCACGAACGAGCGATGTAGGTCGCGTGGAACAACACCGAGTCCTTGAGTTGCTTCAAGGTGCAGTGGCGCAGGTCTTCAACGATCTCACCGGTTTCGTCGTCAGTGTAGGCGAAGTCCGACCAGTTCAGTTCGGTCTCGATCACTTCGTTCAGAACACGGTTCATCCGAGGACGGAGTTGCTCGTAAGCAATCTGCCCACGTTCGGTGGTCATCTCGTGTTGGATCACGAGGAAGTCCAGCTCGCAGTGAGTTTCGTATTCGTCCTGAGCAATCTTCTGCACCATTTTGCAGATCGGGATGAACAGGTCTTCTGCGGCCAGTGCGAAGGTGATGCCAAACGAAGCCATGAACTGGAGACGTTCCAACACAAACATCATGAATGCAAACATGAAGGCGGCGTTGTAGGTTTCTTGGTCGCCAGGTACGTCGCCCAACTGGAAGCGCAAACCACGTTCACGAATCCACTTCATCTCCGCCGCTACTGTTTCCAGTCGTTGCATTGCTTCGGTGATGCTGAGGATCTTGTCGAGGACCTCACGAGGGTTGTCGAAGCTGGCGCGGACGATCTCGGAGTAGGTAGCCGCGTGAACGATTTCCTGGTCAGAGATACGTTGCCATGCTGCCCACAGCTCAGGCGCTGGGTTGAACAGGCTGACGATGTGACTGATGCTGCGTGAAGCGAAGGAGTCTGCCTCCCACTGCCAAGCCAGAGACTTGATCATCTTCTGGGCTTTGGTACGCAGCGCCGGGTTCTTGAACTCAGCGTTGCAGGAAGACATAGGAATCTCGTTTTCATCCCAGTCTAGGGACTTAACGGTTTTGTACACTTTCCAGATTTGTGGAAACTGTTTGTTGACGGTATCAAACAGACCGGCAGGTTGCCCTAGCAACAGGCTGGTATTCTGATAGTCAGATTTGTACATGTTGAAGATGGCCGGGTCAATGACCGGCGGAGTCTTCGAGAACCCCATTTGAATCATTACTGGTGCTGTCACGAGAACACTCTCAAAAGATTTGAAGGAAAGGGCGCTCCCCAGAACGCCCCACCAGTATTACATTTTGCAACCACCAGCACCGCAGTCGGCTTCTGGGAGCTTGTCGGTGTTACGCACTTCAACCATCACGATCTCACCGTTGTCCATTTGACGGGCTTCGGTGGTCAGAGTGTTGTAGTAGTAACGAGACTTGTACCCGTACTTGGTCATGCGGAAGAACCCAGTCAGCAGTTCAGTTGAACCTACAGTCTCACCTTGTGGCAAACGGCGATGTTGGTCGCCCGAGATACCTTGGTCGGTGAAGTACTGCGTGATGGCCGTGTAGTCGATCTGGTCCTCAGGCTTAACGTCCCATGCAATCTCGTAACGATCACCCCACAGGTCACCCTCAGGAGCAGCCCAACGCGATACGATGCCGTTGTCGGTCTTGGTCATCACCAAGTCGCGAACAGGGTACAGGCTGTTTGGTTGCCCAGCAGCTTTCGAGCTGGACTCACCTGGCATGTGAGAAGCCACGCAGGAGAAACGCATACCTTCGTTGTCGATCAGGTCTTGACGCACAGGAGCCCAATCACGCTTCAGACCAGTGGTCACCAGTTCGAGCACGTTCTGGTTAGCACTGTCCATCGGCAGGTAGCCTTCAGGCCAACGGGTACGGTGCATCCACTCAGCGTTACCACGCTCTTTGCCCAACTGGATCGACTGAGTGATCAAGTGGTAGAGGTGAGTCTCGTTGAGATCCCAGATGGCGTTCTTGCCTTCTTGCGAACCGTACTTGAGGTTGTTCTTGGCCATGTAGGTCGCGAGACCCATGATGCCCACGCCAGCGTTCATACGAGCCTTGGACGTGTAGCCAATGTGTGGCAACTCGTATTCGGCCTTGTGAATGCAGATGTCGATCATCAACAAGACGTAGTAGGCAACCTCAGCGTACTGGGCGTCAGACTCGATGTTGGCTGGCACAATACCGCCGATGTTACACATAGCCACTTCTGGCTCGTGCTTGATCTCGTCGATGCTGGCGACTTTGTAAGTCAGGCCGTTCTTGACGGTGCGGAACGACTCGTCAGGACCCAGCTCGATGGCAGCAATGGCTTTACGGTCCGTCCGTCCAGGTGCAGCGCCTTCTGGTGGAGCACGATCTACCCAGACCTTCTGCGGTGCATCCAACTTGATGCGAGCGCCGTCAGTGGTAGTCAGCTTGACGTAACCCACAGCCTCGCTGGAGTACAGGTCCATCATGTGTTTGTAACCACGCTGAGGCAGCATGATTTCTTGGCACAGGTTGGAAGCGAAGATCGAATCGTAGAACGGGGTGTGACGATTCATCTCGTCAGCCCAGGTCAGGTAGTAACGACCGGTTTCCAGAGCTTCCGTCAGAGCGACCAGTACCAACTCACGAGCGTTGAAGTAGTCCTTGACGAACAGTGGGTCTGCTTCGTACTTGGCGTACAGCTCTTCGAACTTGGCGAAGTCTGCCGAGTAGAAGGCTTCGTACAGGTCTGGAGCGGTAAAGCAGTTGAACTTGAACAGCTTGCCTTTCTGACCAGCAAAGCGTGCAATGAACTTGCTCACAGTGACCGAGTAGTCGATACCACGGATCTGCTTCTCTTCCACCGACATCGGGTTCTGGAGTTGCAGCATGGTTTCGTTTTCAGGATCGAACATGCTGTAGGTCAGCGTGTCAGCACCACCACGACCGTTTTGCAGGTTGGCCTCGACCATCGCCTTGGTAGCGCGGACGTATGGGAGTTTGCCTTGGTGCTTGATCATGCCACCACGAACAGCATCGCCCAGCGAGCGGGTGTTCAGGTGAGTACCGCAACCAGCAGACATGTAGGTCATGGTGTAAGCAATGTGCAGGCCGATGCCGATCGAGGCAGCGGTGTCTTCGTTGCTGTAGATGCAGCAAGAAGCGAAACCACGCAACGGAGTACCTAGGTTGACGTAGTTCGGAGTCGGGGCATTGATGCGAGCGTCCGAGAGGTGCTCGTAGAACTTGGCGACGTCATGCATGCGACGTTCACGCGGCTGCTCTTCAGAGAGCGCCATGGCCATACGCATGTACACGAACTGTGGAGTCTCGTAGACATTGCGCTCGGCGCCGATACGGTTTTGCAGGGCGTACTTCTTATAGATGTACTCGCTGCGGAAATGCGGGTAAGTCTGGTCTTTCTTGTGCTGGATCATCTTTTCTACTTCGGCGTATTCAGCCTCGGTATAGTCCAGCAGGTACATATAGCCCTTTTCAGCCAAGCTCAGGTGAAGCTCACGCACCGTCGGTACTTTCTGTCCGAAGGTCTTTTTCATGATCAGTGGGGCATACAGCTTACCTGCCATCAGGTAGTGGGCCCAACTCTCGCCACGCAGGGTGACGTCAACCAGCTTCTCCTGGAACTCTTGAGTAGACAGTACCGGAGGACATTCATTGACCGCATCCAGCAGGATACTAGCCCAGTCCACACGGTTGCCGAGTTTACGACCAGCCCATTGACTCCATTTCTTAGCCTTCTCGGCAATAAAGGGTTCGCTGGAACCGTCAAACTTGATCATCTCTCGAATCATGACTCAAACCTTAAATTTGGCTACTAACAGGGGACAGTAATTAGTCCGTGACTATAACATTAGGTTTCAAAATCGTCTGTCAAAAACAATCCCCAAAACCAACATAGGGTACAGCCACTATGTACTAAAACACTCCCTTGAACCAAAGACTTTTCAAGTATATATTACCTAAGGGCAATACTAACCTAAACGATCTATGGAGATCTATGATGAAGAAGCCTAAGCCTCGCCACCTCAAGAAAGAAATCGCTAAGCAAGTCCGCGCCATTCAAATTCAGATGGGTCTGACTCCGCGTCAGATGCGTGCAATGACCGCATTGAAAGAAATGCGTGATAATCAGCGGCTCCAGCAACTGGCTGACACTGCTGTGCATCTTGATCCCATGAACTTCGGTAAGACTGCGAGTCGCCTGAGTATGTTACCTGTTTCTCAGGCTCGTCAGGAAATGTTCGAGCAACACGATGTCCAGAACCGTAAACTGCTGAATATCTACGGGAAGGATGGTGACTACAAACCGTTCCCTGACCTAACCAGTCAGACGCCGTTAACCAGTGAAGAAGCTTACGACGTCCTGTACGGCGGTATAGACGCAGAGCTGGGTTCGACTGTGGATAAGTCTGCTCTACCTCTGGGTCGCCCTAACCCGCTGCGTGAACACTGGGAAAAGTATGGGGATCAGGATACCCGTGTGATTCCTGGTCAGGTGAATGTTGATGCGCTGTTGGATCAAGGTGCCAACCCTGAACTGCGCCAACACGTAGCTCGACTCATGGCTACGACTAACCTACCGTTTGGCTTGAGTGATCCGGGTCGGGCTGAGGATCGTGATTTCACCAAGCTGGCTGTCAAGGCTACTCCTGAGCAGATAGCTGAGATGGGTAAGGACATGAAGCTGGTCTTCAAAGACGGCGTTCAGGTAGCCGGTACTGGTTGGTCGGTAGATCACGACGGTGACGTTGATCACATTCCCCCTAAGAAGGACTAATCGTGGCTAACGAACGTGGTTGGAAAGACGGGGTGTACAATCCTGGGTTTGGTGTACACCCAGATTACCTACGTCTCTATAAAGAGCGTGCTCAGGCCGAGGGTTACAGTCTGGATCAACTCCCTGAGATCAAGGGGGTAAGGTTCAAGCAATCCAAAGGTCAGCACCTACCGCTGCGCAATAAGGTAACTCGGGTGGTGATGGTGGGGTTTGACCCATTCAACCACTCGGGGTTGCCTGAACACATCGAACGCAAAGTGGTGTTCGATTACTGGGCTCGGCTGGAGAACGAGTTTGTTCAAGGTTGGGTCGACGAAGCTGGACCTGAAGAAGAACGCGTAGGTTTAATCGCGTGGACTGATGGTTACAAAATTATTCATCCCTAAGGAGGGCTTGTAAGTGCCACACAATCCAATGTTAACAATCCGGGAAAACATGCAACTGGATCAAATCCGTTCTCGTAAAGACAGTGACCCGGTAGTTTCTGAGATCGGGTTGCTCCACTCAGACCTGTGTCCGGAGATTGTGTCGTTACCTCAGACCGTGTTCCAACACGCAGGTCACCTCTGGTTACACACGCACCATGAGTGGGCTAAGTCCTCAACCATTACTGGGACTGTAGAGCTGTTTGTCTCTACAGCGGAAGATCTGGTGCCAACGCCTGTGGACGTACAACAACGGTCTCTGAGTACTGGTCGTGTAGCTTACTTCTCCCAGTTCGCAGACACGGCTGGACACATGTCCCAGTGCGGTCGTAACGAAACCATGGCGTACATGATCGTTGACCGACCTGATCATCCACTGGACTCGATCATGATGGAAGCACTAAAGGATCTGGACATCGCAGTCACTTACCCTTGTACGGTAGAGATGCCTCCTGAGTTGTGCACCCCTGAGCAAATCGCTGATGCTGAAGCCGCGATACAGGAAGCTCAAGAGGGCAAACTCGACTATCTCCTCGAAGGTACCCAATGGGACCCAAGGAATCGCAAATGAATCTGGAAGGTCTCGACAAGTTCATCAAGCTGTTCAACGATGAAGACACCCCGACTGCTCTGGCTAACACGCTGGCTATCTGTAGCATGCGTTACCAAGGCTGGGGTGGCTACGCTGCCTTCATCTACAGCCAAGACAACACCTCGCACTACAACAACACCTTCCCTGAGATGGTGGAGGACGAGGACTTCTGGCAAGGGCACATCAGTCAGATCCCGTGGTTTCCTTTGCGGTTTGGTAATACGCCTCAGGAAGCGCTGGACAAGCTGATGAAGTTCCTGCTCCTGGAAACCCCTGAAGAGCACATCGAACTCTGTAAGTGGAACTCGATGTGTGCCTCTCTGGCCTTCACGTTGGTGCAATGTCCTGAGTCCCAACGTCCTGACGTGAACCTGAAGCGTTTCCACGAAGAAAGCTTTACCCGTAAATCTTAACAGCTCCGGCTGATATAATGACCAAACAAACCCTGTTCTTAAAAAGAATAGTGATAGGGGTTCTTTATTCCCTATCACTATCCAACTGCTCTGAGGAGAGCTACCAGTGATCGTTAAAATCGAAACCGCAGAACTCCAGCAAGCCATTGACTACTTGGAGGCAGTACACTCCCGTGTGCGGTTCACCAGCAAGAATGGTCGTCATTATATCGAGTTCCCACCCGGAATGTCCAAGGACGGTTCCACTGCGCTGAATCTGGTTAGTCGTGCTGACCAGATGATCCACCAAGAATACCTCCCCATGGAGCTGAAACTCCGTGTCGAGCAAATCCGCAACAAGTACAACCACCAACCCAAGTCCTAAAGAAAGGAAGAGAAGTATGCCACGCGGAATCCCGAAAGATAAACCCGATGCCAAGAAGCCAGGTCCAAAGCCGGGCGCTAAAGCAGCAGCCGCTAAACCTGCTGTGAAGCCTGCTGCTAAACCGGTAGGGGTACAAGCCACAGCTCCACTGCCCCTGCAACAACCGTCGATTCTCCCACGTACCGAAACCCAATCTTCCCCTGTTAAAGGAAATGCCGCAATGACCCCAGTATCCCCTGCCGTTGCTGAAGCCATCGCCAAACTCGAAACCAGCAGCAAGGCTGACCTCACCCGTCCGCAACCGTTCCGCTACAACTTCAACCAGCGTGATAACTACTTCTCGTTGGTCGCCTCCAAGAAAGGTCTGCGCCAAACCGCTTCCCTGTACCTCAACGGTGAAGTGCTGGCGTCCACTCAAGACTTCACGGTGCTGTCCGAATACGTGGTGGCCTTCTTGGTCGACGGTAAGCAACACGTCTTCCAACACCAGGTCGAATCCGAAACCTACGTCAACCTCAGCGAATACACCGGTGTGCTCCTGTCTCCGGTCGATCGCGCTGAAGTCGAGAAGATCATTGCCAACAGCGACAAGGCTGCCAAGGCTTTGGCTGAAGACGACCTGATTGTGATGTTGCAACAGGAACGTCCGGCGTTCAAGCGCGGTGATCGCGTGTACCACATGCTCGACCGCACCACGCAGTTCCTGGTCGTTCAAATGGCAACGCCTGCCGATCCGTATCGCCCACGTCCTTTCAGCCAAGATGCTCGGGATGTTGATCTGGACATGATCATTGTGGCGGTAGGCGTGAACTACGATGCCAACACCGAGACTTCGGTCCCTACGTTGGTTGCTGAACCGAAGAAGGTGTACTCGGGTCTGTACCTGTTGGCCGATTAAACCTGCGGTAAGAGTGAGGAGGGCCAACCCCTCACTCTTTTTTTGCCTAATCTATTACGGAGCTTAGAAGCCGTGGATATTCCTGAAAGAATCCTTGAACTTCGAGGCCTAATCAATAAATGGAATGAAGAGTATCACGATGATGACGCTCCGACCATTGCTGATACTGACTATGATCGTTATTACCGCGAACTGGTCTCCCTCGAACTTCAACGTCCTGATCTGGTCACGCCAGACTCTCCGACACAACGCGTGGGTCACACTCCCAAGGAACGCGGGTTCCAAAAAGTAAAGCACTTGGTACCCATGCTCAGTCTGGGTAACGTGTTCAGCTACGAAGAATTGATGGACTGGTACAAAACCACGGGTCTACCTGAAACTGAGGGCAGTCGTGCGATTGAGCCGAAGGTCACTGGGGAAGTCAAGCTTGATGGTTTGGCTGTGGGTCTGCGTTATATCGACGGCGTGTTTGCTCAAGGTGTGACGCGTGGGGATGGTGAGGTAGGGGAAGACATCACGGACAACCTTCGACACGTTGAAGGTATCCCGATGGAGCTGGAGGGAGACGACTGGCCTACAGTGCTAGAAGTCCGTGGTGAAGTGGTGATGCACAAGGCTCAGTTCATGGCTTTGAACGAACGCCTCGTCGCCCAAGGTCACGAACCCAAGGCTAACCCTCGTAACGCAGCCTCTGGTACCTTGCGTCAGTCTGATCCAGCGGTGGTAGCCGATCGTGGGTTGAACTTCTACATGTACGGCATGATCCAAGAGATGGTGCCGTTTCATGCTGGGCAACTGGAACGCGCTGCGACTTGGGGCTTCAATGTCAACCCGACCTTCCCAATCGACAGCGGCAAAGACTTCGCGTGGATGTTGGAACTGACTGAACGCCAACGTCCAATGTTTGCCTACGAGATCGACGGTATCGTGTTCAAGGTTAACGAACTGGCAATCCAGCGTAAGTTGGGCTTCCGCTCTCGTGAACCTCGTTGGGCGACGGCTTTCAAGTTCAAGGCTCAAGAAGCTACGTCGGTACTCCAGAAGATCGTGGATCAAGTGGGGCGTACTGGACAAGTCACTCCTGTAGCCAAGATCCTTCCAGTACATCTGGCAGGTGTAACGGTTTCCTCGGTGACGCTACACAACTACGACGAGATCGCACGGTTGGAGCTGGGTCTGCTGGATGAGATCCTAGTGTGTCGTGCTGGTGACGTGATCCCGAAGATCCTGCGAGTGGTAATGAAGAACACACCACATGCGACGATCGTACCTCCGACTAACTGTCCGGTGTGTAACTCAAAGCTGGTGAAAGTGGGTGCCGACCTGATGTGTCAGGGTGGTTGGGATTGTTCAGCACAGCGCCAGCGTCGGTTCGAACACTTCGTTAGCCGCAAAGCCATGAACATTGACGGGGTGGGTACGTCTACTATTGATAACCTGATCGAGGCTGAGAAGATTGCATACCCTCAGGACTTGTACAAGGTCACTGTAGCCGACTTCTTGGAACTGCCTGGCTATGCCGGGGCTTCGGCTCGGTATGACTACGCAGCGATTCAGGAAAGCCGTACACGGCGTCTGCACAACTTCCTGTTTGCCATCGGTATCCCGGAAGTGGGTGAGGGTACGTCGAAACGGTTGGCTCGTTCATTCGAGACACTGGCTGAGATCCGTGTGGCTGACTTTGCTCGGTTCAAGTCCATCAAGGACATCGGTGACGAAACGGCTGAGTCTCTGGTCTCGTGGTTCAAAGACCCGACCAACCTGAACATGCTCGATGAACTCCTGAGCTTTGTAACTCTGGAGAACCCGCTGTTCGATAAGTCTGGTCAAGTCCTACTGGGGCAGAACTGGGCAATCACGGGAACCATCGGTAATCACCACCGAGATGACCTGAAAGAGTTACTGTCAGGTTTGGGGGCAACTGTAGGGGACGTTAGCAAGAAGACGACCGTACTGGTGGCAGGTGAAGGGGCTGGCAGTAAGCTGGCTAAGGCTGAGAAGCTGGGTATCCGGGTGATGACCCCAGTGGACTTCGATAACTTCGTGGCTGAGATCACAGCTAAAGCTGAGGATGACTCCGATGAATGAGAAATACACTCCGAGCATCCACACGTTACTGACCAACCTGATGGACCATGTGGTGATTCCGCATGTCTTCAATGGTCCGGCTGTGGATCGCCCTAACTACTCGGGTTCGGTTGAAGTGGAGGGTAAGTTGTACGCCCTTTACTTCCGCCGTAACAGTAACTCTGAAGTAGAGGTTAGCATCACCCGCAATGCGAACGTAGTTAAGTGGACGTACCACAAAGACATGTTCACCAAGACCCTACAGGTATCCCACACTCCGTCAGCGGGTGCCTGTGGTCATGCGGCCTACTTGAATGATCCGTGGTTGTTGATGCGGATCTTCGCTACCTACGTCGACATCAGTGCACTGCGTGACTACTAAGGAGTAGATGTGAGAAAGGTTAAAGGTTTCTTTGGTGCTCGCCGTCGTTGGCCTGACAGTCCACGTCTGCAAAAGCTTCAAGTCACATGGGACATCGAAGCCATGTCTGGTCTCGGTAACGACAGTTTCGGCATCTACGAACACATCCAGAGTTTGGAGTGTGACTTGATGGTGGGGTTGTCGAAGATGACCATCCCGATGACTGAGCATATCGTTGGGAGGCTCAACGGTGGGTTCCGTGTTGGGGAGTTCTGGCACTTTGCGGTACCTAACCCTCGTCCACACATGCACCTCGCCCATCGGCTCCAGGAGATGCTCAATAATGGTTTACAGGGTAAGGTTATGATCTGTCTAGAAGACTCATATACCCACCCTCACTACGTACCTTACCATGAATTCGATAAACTCCGCTTGGAGACACCCGATGCTGACGTATGTGCGCCAAACTGGTGAACCCCATGAAACTCGTGAAGCAGCTCTGGACACACTGGCTGGAGCTTTGTCAATCGAGAACATTCATTTTGGTTTTGTGGATAGTCTACACCGTGCTGTATTGTTCGCCGACTGTGGCGATTACACTCAGGGACTATCTAAAGACCAAATGCTGGTGGATGGGGTACTGGGTAAAGGCTTTGATCGTACCGCTCCTTGTGAACGGGTTGTAATGGTTGAAGTCCAGCGTTATGCTCAGATCCAGCGTATGACTACGTTGGAGATGATGGCTGAGCGTAGTCCATGGCTGTTGTTTGGCCACGATCACCCCAGCGACACCAAGTTGTGCATCATGTACCTGACTGCCGATCACGAGATCAGCGGTCTGACCAACACCCCGGTAGACTTCGAGTTACCTCGTGTCTGTCGGGAACCGAGTAAGAAAGTAAGCTGATACAACGGGGGTTCACTAGAGCCCCTTACCTAATCAATGTACTCTGAGAAGAGTTGGAGAGTTTTACCGTGGACGAGATTCAAGTAGAGATCGCAGAAGAGAAGGAAGTACTGTTTCACGATCTGGACGTACTGTTGCGTTTAGCGCTAGTGCGCAAGTTCCATGGCAAAGCTAACAAGCGTGCCGTCAAGGAAATGGTCAAAGAGCTGTGGGACCGTACCCAACCGGTCGTACAGCAAGGCGTCCTGAGAGGGATGATGTACATGAAGACCGATGAACTGGATCGTAATCTGAACTGGTTCATCTCGGACTACCTGTATTACTCGGTACCCGCTACACAGTTGGGTGCTCAAGGTTACGACGGTTACGCTATCCACCAGAAGGTAGTGTACCCAGTAGAGATCTGGTACGAGACTGAAGACGACTACCATTGGGCTCGTAAGAACCAGTCTGAACTCTGGACTGGGGTTTGCCGTGACCTGCTCTACGAATTCCGTGATGCTCCTCGTGCTGAGGGTGAACCACGTAAAGCCACAGCCGAAGTGTTGCTGTTCCAGAACCGTGGCTACAACGGCTTGATCAAACACTGGGGCGTTGAGATGAACGACGATCTACCTTTCTACCTGAATGGGTTGGTGGCTGAAGATCGTAGCGCAACCGTACATCGCATCGGTCCTAAAACACTTAAAGGGGGTCAGCAATGAGTGCTGAAGTTGAAGTTGTTAAAGTTGGTCTGATTGCTGCTGTTGAAGCAAACTGGGGAATTGGGCTTAAAGGGGGAATGCCTTGGCATAACCCGCGCGAGCTGCGTCACTTCAAAACAGTAACCATGGACCGTGTGTTGATTATCGGTAGCCGCACTGCGGACAGCCTGATCAACCTCCAAGGGGATTTCGAAGGCAAGGTTTACTCGCCTGAGGAGAACATTGTTCTCAAAGGGCGTAAGATCATTGTCGTGACCAGTAAGGAGCATGTTCGAGATTACGTCCGACTGGGATTGTATGTCGAGCGTAGTCTGGAAGAAGCCATTGCTAAAGCCAGAGAGCTTGAACCAGACGTCACCAAGTGCGTGTACATCGCCGGCGGTGGGAAGCTATATAAAGAAGCGTTGGACAAAGACCTGGTCGACAGTATGTTGATCTCGTTCATTGTCGATGGACACTCCTGTGACACGGTGTTCCCTGAATTCGATAAGTCGAAATGGGATTGCCACTTCATGGGAGATGAAGGCACTTTTACCGTTGAACTGTATATCAAAAGGAAAGACTCAAATGAGCCTGCTCTCTACTCGTCGTGAAGTTGCTGTCCCGGTGGGCATTGACACCGAGGCATTCAATCCTGAGAAACCCCACGTAGCCGTTAAGAAGGCTTCCGGCGGGTTCGTCTACTTCAACATCCTGTTCAAGACCCTGGGTCTGATTGACCAAATGTTCACTCCGCGTGAACTCAAAGACCGAAAGAAAGTCTCGTTGGACGTACTGAACGATCCGACCTTGGTCAAAGCCTTGCAACCTTACGGCAACCCAATGGCAATCCACAAGAAACGCGAAGGCCTGCTGGATTCCTCCAAGCCTGGCAACGTGATTCCATGGAAGCGTCTCTACCTACAAGAGTACCACATCGGTGATCAGGTGTTCTACGCACCTACCACACCGACCACGGTGCATTAAGGGGAAGGGAAAGAATGGGGGCTTCGGTCCCCTTCTTTTTTTTTGGCCTACTCTATGACATTATGATCTTTTTGCTAGGGTGGGTAAAGGGAATGAACTTGATTGTGATCGCGTTGATGTATGGATTGCTCCTGTACGTGGTTCTGGGAGGCTTTCTGTTGACAGTCTGTACTGACTATCCAGAGTTCCTCAAACGCTACCGCTTGGACCTCATGCAGGTCTACGGACAGAACTACCTGAAGACAGTACTAGTGCTGCTCTACTGGTACGTCATCGGGATCGCAATCTGGTGGTACTGGGTCATCAAGCACCGTTCGGAATAGCCTGTAAACATAACTGGGAACTTCGGTTCCCTTTTATGCCGTCACGATATGAGGGATGTCCCTCTCGTAAGGAGTACCGTGATGGCTGACATTGTTAGTTTCAGAAAGTTTGATGCGGAGCTGATGGTGGCCTACGACACCAAGGCCAGTAAGCTCCTAGGGAAAGACTACTGGCGCGTCCAGAAAGGCTTCCACTACTACCTCGGTGAGAAGGGGTCTAACCGTTGGGTGTTCATCCCTGCGGGTTACTTGACCGATGGTGCTTCGGTACCACAGATCTTCTGGTCGGTGATCCCACAATGGGGTGCGTACGGACAAGCCGCTGTAGTCCACGACTACCTGTGTGAATACCTGTCGATCACCGTCGACGGCAAACCACAGAGCATCACCCGCTCAGAGGCCGATGACATCCTCTTGGAGGCGATGCGTGTTCTGGAGGTACCTGAGTTCACCGCGCAGACGATCGAGGCTGCTGTGGACTTCTACCGCGTTATAACGCAAACCTCAACACCAAGCAACAAACCGTTGAAACGTCAACTCGAAGCTGAGTGGGCGAAAGGGGAATTGACGGTTTAACCTACCTATTAGATGACGGGTTGCCAAAAGGCACATCGCCCGGTGGAGCCTCAAACATAATCTGGCCCACACCAACACTTAACACAGCACCACATGTATCTCCACAAGTTTTTGTGTCATCACCTAAAGGAGTATCTGCGATGGCTACAATTAAAGCTGCGGTGGAGTGTAGGGAAGCATTGAATTTCTTACCAGACACCAAAATCTACCTGATCACGGATGTGAAGGATAACTTGCCTCAATCGCACATTGGGTACTTTACCTATGGTACGAAAGCTGGGTTCACAACCCAGAAGCAACGTTTCTACATGGAAGTCGGCGGGGACTCACACTCCTCGTGTCAGCATAAAGAAATTGATTTCATCGCCTCGTTCGGCGCGTACCTTGAGCGTAAGTTTAAGGAATGTGGTGTTCAAGTCTTCGAAGTTAACCTTCCTAAGTCTCACGGTTACAGTGGTAACACTTACGGGTACTTCACCACCCTGCGGCTGTTCCCACACGCTGGTATTAAAAAGCAAGCGGCATAATACTGTGACTGCTCTAGTAGCCCTCCGAAGAAGGCTACTAGAGCATTAGGGCTTTTATGCCCCTTGGCCACAGGAACAGCGGTTGTGGAGACATGTGTGATTATCTCATACTATCATTGTTCAGGTATGGGAGTGAATTTGCAGGCTTGGCAACAGACGACTCGAACCCGAAAAGAAATTCCTTAAGTGCTACTCTGTGAAGGTCTACGACTCTACCGACAAAGCTAAACAACTTAGGGGTTAGCTCACAACACCACTGTCGCACTAACTGAACGTTCAACGGATGACAAAACCGATACATGGTAATCGCGTTTGTTACCGATGGAACTTCTTGTGAGGGCAAAACAGAGAAACCCGATTGGGTCAGTGGATGGATTGATTGAGTGTAACACCTAGTACCATTACGAGACACCACACCAATACCCCCTTCCGTGGGTTTTGGCACGTTGGTTCTCGTGCGACTGCTTTCCATTGGTACTTCCCTTTTAAGATTATTGTTGCTATTAAGAACGTGCATCATTGCTCGTTCATTACATCTATCAGTTCTGTAAGACTTTACTTCTGCCGGGAGTATACCGGTGGATGTAGAATTAAACATATTACAGACCTATATTACCTAGTTGAATAGGATAACCTCTTCAATCCATCTACTAATGCTGGTGCATTATGGCAAAGACAAAAGCAGCACAATGGGTAACTCTGACTGAGAGCGACCATCATACCACCTCGGCTTGTTCCGCTGGCTTTGGCGCACTGGTGAAGAACCAGAGCTTCGAGCAGCGTAAGATCGACGGTATGAACATCACGGTGCAGGTTAGCGAAAGTATGACCTACGTGCCGAACGTGCTGGTTGAGCAAAACAACAACGGCTGGGTTCTGACCCCGCACTTCCCCGGTCACACCGGTACACGCAAAGCTCTAAACATCTAATCACATCCCTCCTAAGTAAGGAAAAGAAAATGGCACCTGTAACTACCTCCGGCTTGGCTGACTTCGTAAACCGCTGCATCACCCGTCGTCTGGAAATCAACCTGCGGCTGGAATGTCACAAAGACATCGTGGTCGAGTTCACCCGGACAGAGCTTCGTGAGAAGCACACCAAGGGCGATCGCATCAAGGACGTCTCCATCGAGCGCATGATCAAAGGTCTGCGCGCTTACGGCTACGAAGTCAAGGGCGAGCCGAACTCCGAGAACTTCCGCGTCACCTTCAACGTTGAACGTTATCTCTCCCAAGCATTCAGCTTGGAAGAGCTGAACGACTCCTCCGACTACCTGGCAACCATCTTGGTTAAAGACGAGGAGTAAGCCATGGCCGATCTACCTGATGACGAACTGACACACGACGTGATGTTGGCCGAAATCCAAAAGATGGCCAAACGCAGTGTGACCATTACGATCAACGAGCACCTCGATGAGAACCAAACCATCGAAGAGGCTGTAGACCGCATGGTGGCCTCTGGGTTGATTGATGATGACCAAGCGCCTGAGTACATCGCCTCAGGTACGATCGTTCAACTCACGGCCAATGGCGAGACCGAAGAAGAGACCATTGACATCATTGGGCCAACGCTCAACGATGCCATCGGTAATATGTACTTCTACTTGAAAGCCGAAGAGTAAGGGCATAAAGGGGAGAGAGCCGTATTGGCTCTCTCCTCACAAGTCCGGGCGTGGACTCTTTTTTTTTTGGCTGTTAAGCGGCTTCTTGGGTTTCCCACCAAACGTTTGCACTGCCACCCTCAGTTTCAGGGCGACCACCAACCTTACGCATCGAACGGTCTGCACCGTTAATGTCGTCAGGGATGCTACCAATCTTCTCGAACTTCAGTACAGTGAACAGATCCTTCTCAGGAGTGATCGAAATCTTACGGTGCTTACCGCGCATACAAGTCAGGTAAGACTCACCTTGGAACTTCTCAATGTGAATCGAGATCTCCATGTCCACTTCTTGGTCTACGGTACGGCACGAGTCGTAGTAGCCTTTGTTAGCAATCTCTTGCACGAAGTTTTCAATCTGCGAACGAACCAGTTCTTTAGCCTGAGTCGAAAGCTGATGCGGGGTAATGAACGTGATGCCGCGAGGAGCAGTGAAGTTACGCACACGACGGAACAAGTCACGAGTCTCGAAACCGTGTGGGCCTTGCTGACAACCACGCTTGGACAACATGTTGAGGTAGTCGAGTACACAGAAGTGGACTTCGTAACCCTCGGATTCGTATTTCTGAACCAGGTCGAACAGGTCACGGTAGCCGAACAGGGATGGGTCAACCCGCAACATACGGACGTGGTACCCATTCTCCATCAGACGACGCTTAACGTACGCAGAGGCCTCAGTAGTGTCCACCCCACGGATAGATACTGCTTGACCGGTTTCGTTCTCTTTAAGCGACACGTAGAGCTGCATAACGTTGTCGATCAAGTTGTTCTCGGCGGAGACGTGCAGTGCCAGAGGTTTCTTGAGCGGATCACGCAGGTACGGTTTGTTATAGATGCACATCTGTTTAAACAAGCTGAGGGTGAAGCCTGTTTTAAAGTTGTGTTGCAGTGCACCGAGCAGAACGAACTCCCCACGACGGAAGCCACCCTGATCACCACACATTCTATTAATAGCCTGCCAGCCCGTACGAAGCACGCCATCAGCCGACAGTTCATCCTGGGCCTGTTCCATCAACGCCATGACCGCATCGTCGTCATTGATGTCTACAGAGCCTACAATGGCCGGGTTGGACTCAATGGTCTGCACCGTAGCCAAAGGTTCCAAGTCACCGATGACATCTTTAACGAAGTTCTTCCAGTCGATGGTGTGTGGATTGAACAGAGCCTTCTGAGACGCTTGCTTGAAAATCTCAGTGATCTGGTTCTGGTTCAGGTACGCTTGTAGCTCAGAACGGTACTCGAGCACCATGCGCTTGATGAGGTTGAGGTCACTGACATCCTCAGTAGCCCCTTCGAACGCTTGGTATAGACTGTCCTCGTCCGCTACGTTTACACGTATTCTTTGAAGTAGGATAGTCCTATCGTAATCCTGGTTGACCGGGTTACCAGCCATCCACATCGCTGTAGCCCGAAGACCCACCAGAGTCTCACGACCACGGTCTGTCTCCATCGAGGTTTCTGGGATACGAATACTGGCCACAATCTGACCGACCAGTTCGGCAGAGTTCGCTGTCCGGTTGTCCAGTTGACTTTCCCGATACAGGAGAGTGATCACCTGTACCAACAGTAGTTTATAATCCATTTCTCTGATACCCAGCCCGGAGTGTTTAAATGAAAGTAATCTTGGTACCCCAGTGGCTGAAGAAAGCACTGGAACACGCTAATCTGAATTTGTCAACGGTTGCGGATCTCAAAACCTTGACGACTATACTATCGACCGAGGACGTAGCTAAATACCTACTGCTCAATGAGGACCGTGCTACTTACCTCACCAAGGGTATCGCTTCGAGCTTCGACGGTATCAGTCTGTACGGTTCTGATAGTGGCGTTGCATCAGATAAGTTAGACAAAATTGCCAATCAGTTACAGTACCTGAGAATCAAGGACAAGCCTACTTTGGAGGAGGCTTGGATCGGTCGTGATGTCGCCGAAGCGTCTGGCTACAGCCTCACAGCACAACTGGTTGGTAGCGATACGTTAATTATTACACCTATCTTAGGACAAGCTGCCGCAGACGCAAAAGCTGATGCCGCTCGGTTCATGGACCAATTGATTGGCCTGTGGATCTCAGTCTCGTCTCTAGAGCTGGTTGCTACCACTCCGATTTTCAAAGAGTATTTGAGCCTCGTTAAGAGTGTTTAAATATATTCTATGTTTCAATGACCTTTTCAATAGTTTTGTGAAATCTGTTTAATTATATAGCAGCTATAACAAAATACGTTGTGGTCGCAATTGGTAAAGGCAGAATGCCGATTCCACCCCACTTATACTTATCCGATAAGTAAGGACTCAAACATGTCACTTCTGAAATACAAAGGTTCCGCTGGCTCGGCGCTGGCTAACGTGGTTTCTGCGCTGAAGCAAACCGTTGCTACCCAAGGTAGCGAGTTCTCCTCAAAAGGCACTACCGGCAACCTGGTCTCGATGGAGAGCCTGGACGAAGCCGGCCACGCCGAACTGCATCGCGTCTGTAAAGACCTGTCTTCGGAAATCCGTGACGCGTTCAAAGCCCTGCGTCCTTCGATGGAAGACGGCGAAGAAGGCGGCGAAGAGCTGACCGAAGTACAACTGGAAGCTGGTGCCATCGCAGCCATGGCCGCAGGCGACCCTGCTGCTTACGCCGACGTAGCAATGCGTTCCCAGGCCGAACAAGGCGCTGGCATCGACGGCGTTGTTGACATCGGTTCGAGCGGTGCTGCTGGTTCCGTCGACACCCGCGACACTCCTTCGCTGGAATCGTTCGACGAACGTGAACTGGCCAAGTTCCTGCCTTACTCGATCGCCTTCAACGTGAAAGCGTCGGTTCAGGACAGCTTCTCGGAAATGTTCTACCCTACTACCGTTGTTCCGCCAGAACAAGGCGGCCTGGACATCACCGTTCGTCGTACCCTGGTACACAACGCCATCCAGCACAGCAACACCGGTAAGGCCACCAACTGGAATCGTAAGAACCTGGTTGACGCCGCAATGGACCACACCATCTTGGCTGACGAGAGCACTGCTCTGGTTCCAGTGGTTCTGGCCAACGGCACCAACGCCGACATGTTCATCGACGAAAGCCTGCTGGCTCGCGAAGTTCGCCGCATCAGCAACGTTGACGTGACCACCGCTCCACTCGCTATCAACCAGGAACTGAACCTGCTCGGCCTGTCCCAGCACCCTGGCCTGATCGGCGCTGGCGTGATCGACCACACCGACGCAATCGACAACAGCATTGGCCTGGACAAGATCTACGTTCAGATCGACGCTGCTGGTCCTCTGACCGATGGCGCTGACGTTATCGCTTTCACCACTCGTCGTCTGGCTCGCAGCCACTTCGTCAAGTCGGTTGAAGGTGCAAACCGTGAGATGAACCTGAACTTCCGTACTTCGGATCTGGTTCTCGACGCCAACACCAAGAACGTTGCCGGCGTTACTCCGGACGTACTGGCTGCCGTCGTATCGGGCGAACTGACTGTTCGTCTGGCCGTGAACCTGAACGGTGAGTTCGATACCCAACTGGGTAACGGTCGCGTTTACAGCTCGCCTGTAGTCGTTGACAGCATCGTGAACAAAGACGGTGTTGACATCTCCCTGACCGCTGGTGCTGGTGCAGCTATCGTTGCCTCCTTGGCCGGTTCGAAGGTTATTGCTTACGAGCTGAAAGCTGCTCGTACCAACAGCAACCGTCGTACCCGTGGTCTCCTGCTGGATACCAACGATCGTACCTTCCGTTTCCACATCCCACTGGGCGCTCCGATCTCGGCTCCTTCGCCAGCCGGTAGCAACCGTGACGCACGTGACCTGGAAGCACTGATCAGCGCTGCTCGCGTTCGTAACACCAACAACGCTGTGACCCGCCTGCTGAACTACGCAGAAACCCTGCGTGCTTACGCTGTCAGCGTCAAGCGTAACGACACCATTCCAGAAGTGGAAGGCGTCGGTCGTTTCCTGGTCAAGCCTTTCTTCGAAGAGAAAGAAATCGACCTGGAAGCTCAGGTATCGTCGATCCGTGACATGGACCGTGCCGAAGACATCAACGCGATCCTGGTTAACGCCATTCGTGACGTGTCGTACCGCATGTACCGTGACTCGGGCTACCAGCCAGCTCTGAACGCTGCCGTTGGTGGTTCCCAGCAGCCAAAACTGCTGATCGGTACCGACGTAGTTCTGCAACGTCACCTGATGGTCGTTGGCGACAGCCGCACCTTCGGTATCGCGTTCCCTGAATACCAAATCGAAAGTTCTTTCGACAGCCGTATGAAGGACACCATCGTCATCGCCCTGACCCGTACCGGTCAAGTCGAAGGCATCGACCCGCTCACCTTCGGCGTTCACGCCTGGATTCCTGAGCTGGCTTCGAGCATGATGGTTCAGCGCGACGGTGGTACCTATCCAGAGGCCATGGTTCAACCACGTAACCTCCAGATCAACCACCTGCCGATGATGGCGATCATCAAAGTGAAAGGCCTGGACAAGGTCCTCACCTCCAAGGTGCCTGTATCTACCCAAGAGGTGCAGCCCTAAGCTGCTTCCAGGGATGGTACAAATCACTAGACTTCCGGGTCTGGTGTTCGCTCCACACCCTTGATGATTCGTCGTCAGGGGTGAGTCCTTTAAGTGGGGACACACTGGAACTCTCCCTGACCTTCGGGTCAGGGAGGGATTCCTTTTATGCCGTCTGTGATTCAAAGCGATTTCAAGTGTATATTATCAAAGTGTACTAAGAAGAGGATTATCAAGGGATAATACCTGATTGAGTGGAAATACCGATGAGCCAGTACATCCCCAATAACCAACTCATTAACCATGAAGCGCCATTGATCGAAGTGCCATCAATGTTGGCCCTTGGTCCTGGTTCCCAGCTTTCTATCGAGAAGGAGTTCTTTAACGGCTTCCGCAAGGCCGTTACAATGGTTGATCGCTCTGGTATGCCCCTCTGTATTCAGCCTATGAATGTACGAGGCCTGAGCAAGTTCATAGTACGCTACACGATCAAGTATCGAGCCGGTGTAAATATTGACGTAGAACGACTATCCAATGCAACGTCTGAAGGCATGAGAGCATTACGCGACGCAGTACTCAGCGGTAGTGTCAGACAGCGTATGGGGCAGTGTTTTGCCCAAGTGGATTATGGGGTAGATGAGGACGAGGTACAACGTAATGGAGGCTCCCTTTACTTAGTCAACCTAGACGTCGTGGTTTCCACGATGATCGGGGGTTATGTCCCGCATCACCCATTCAGTCAAGACGGCGTCCGTAACCGCCTCGTGGCCGACAACGAAACTATCAATACAGCAGGAGTGGTGGGCTACAGTCTACAAATCGTTGACAACGAAGACATCTTTGGGCCACGTTACATCAACATCAATAAGGAGATCTACCTAGTCCAACCTACCAAAGATCCAGGCAGGCTCAGTGGCGTGTATCGCGCTTCGACTTGTCCGGTGAGTGAGAGTGGTGGTGTTGGGAAGCCTCGGGCGGAGTACTTCGCATTCCCTGAAGCAGAAGCGTTACTTGGCATGTTCAAGTCTTACGAAGAAGCTACAGTGATGGGAGACATCGCAGCAGAGAAGAAACGCGAACTCGAAGCATTGTCGCTAGAGCTTAAACACCAGGAGCATCGGAATAAGCTGGAACGACTCGAGCGAGAGGAAGAGTTTGAAACATGGAGAAGAGATCTCGAGCAGAGACGTTTAGCGGAGGAAAGTGAACGCAAAGCACAGGACCATCGGTGGAAACTTGAGGAGGCTCGTATTAACGAAGCCGGAGCAAGACTCAAGGAGGAACAAACGCGAGTGGAGCACCTGCGAGCAATTGCAGCACTAGAGCGTAAAGACCACTATGAAGAACGGAGCCACGTACGGAAGGACGCTTCGGAGTTTCTTAAATGGGTTCCAGCCATTGCCACTGGCATTGCGGCTCTCTTTCTAGCTTTCAAGTAGTCGTTAGGTAAGGGTCGGATCAGAGATGGACAACCACTTCTTCAACTTGGTCGAACGGGCTATCCCGCGCTTTAACGACAAGATCATGTCTGGTCTTGCGGTAGAGCAGATGCGTGGCGTTGAACGCTACGTGGATGGTTTGTTCAGGAGTATTTCGAAAAGCTTCCCAGAGGGCTTGAAATACGAAGGCTGTCGTCGTTGCACTCCTCAGGAAGAGTTCAACGAGATTACACCGAAGCGTACCGGTAAGCCAGTGTTCGACATTGCGCGATCCGATTTGTTTCTGGTGGAGTACAACTTCAGCTATAATGGGGAACCACTGCTGAAGCGCTACATGTATCTTCCCTTTGTCCGCCAGGCGGGGTTGATCACAATTCGTGGCAGTACATTTAGTATCAGTCCAGTTTTGGCTGATCGGGCTATTAGCTATGGGGTTAACACGATATTCATTCCGTTGCAGGTGACGAAACTCACCTTTGAACGGCTTGACCATACGTTCCGGATGTTCGACGTGGCTGACAACGGCGGAGAGACGGCATGGAATGAAACTGCAAACGTGGCGTGGGCCACTGTTTACAATCGTAGCCCTGAGAAGGGTGCAAACTCGAAAAACCGTATCACCGCAAAACACACAATGGCGCACTACCTGTTCAGCAAGTATGGCGTTACCCAGACATTCAAGATGGTGTCTAACACAGACGTCCACGTCGGCTACCCGGATGAAGTCAACTATGACCTCTACCCGAAATCCGAATGGGTGATCTGTGGCTCGAAACAGATGTGTCCACGAACCCTACGGGGGATGCGTCGGATTGGATATGTCGCAAGCAACTTGCGCATGGCCATTCCTCGTGCTTCGTGGAATACCAAGAATGTGGGTCTAGTTGCTGGCTTCTTCTACGTAGTGGATCATTTCCCGCAGCGCGTAGAACCAGAGTTCATCAACAGCACGCGTCTTTGGCGTATTCTGCTAGGTCACTTGATCTTTGGTTCAAACCAGAGTGAAGGTAAGTTGGCGGAAGAGGTCGAAAACCACATCGAGTCTTTGGACGAGTCCTTAGATGAACGATCGCGGTTGGACCTACGAAGTGAGAATATCCTGGTAAACGACGTGTACGAGCTGTTTGCGTTTATCATTGGAGCACTGTCTGAGATGGTGATCCAGTCGGACAACGTGGAATCCACGATGTACGATAAAGAGTTGATGGTCTTGCGCTATGCGCTGTTCGACATCAACAAGGCTATCTCCCACTTCAAGTTTGCACTGCAAAAGGCCGCACGGAAACCAAAGATCAAAGAGGAAATCAATCTGGCACTGCGCCGGAACCTCACTTTGGATGCTATTACCAAGATCAACCGCCAACACGGTGAGGTGGCAGGTATCTCCAGCCCTGGGGATAACATGTACTTCAAGATCACGTCCAACCTCGTGCCTCAGACAAGCGCCACTGGTACTGGACGTAATAGCGGGAAGTCGGCTGCGACTGACGCCTCCAAATTGCTACACTCGTCTATCGTGGAGATCGGCTCGTATAACAACCTGCCGAAAGCAAGCCCAGATGGTCGGACACGTATCGGTACGTGCGTGCAGTATGACTCGAACTATCGGGTTGTGCGTAGTGAGAAGTTCAGACCGTTGATCGACGAAGTTCAACGTAAAATCCAATTTACCAAGTAAGGAGTGTGACCATGAGTCTCGCACTTGAGGAAGTAGAGAGCTGTACTGCAAAGCCCAAATCAGCAGTAGCAGAGCATGGTCACATCAAATCCCCACTCGGTCAGTCTAAGTAAACGGAGCAACAAGATGTTTTCCACCTTTAACCAGCCCAACGTGAATCAACTGCCGGTCTCGGCAACTGAAGTTAACCAGCAGTACTACTGTGCCGGTGCTCCGTATCAGGTTCCTTTCAAGAACGCGTTCCCTGACATCGTCAACGGCTACGTGATCAAGATGTTGCAGGACAGCGCTTTCAAGAACCCACTGCGGATCTTCTTGTTCAACATGGCCAGCGCCAATGGCTATCAGAACGAGCTGTACCAGATGTTGGTAGCTTCGACTACCGCGCTGGCAGAAGCTCTCGCAGTTACGACCCAGGGGAACTCCCAGGAGCAACTCGTACTCAACGCTTCAAACGAAGTCGTTGCTTGTGCCACCGCAATGATGGCAAATCAATATCCCTCCCTGAAGAACATGATGGGTCAGGGTATTGAAGTTGAGATCAACCGTCTGATGTCTCGTCACCAGCAGATCGGGCAACTGATCGCGCAGGTGCAGCAACAGCAACAAAGCTTCGCCCAACCACAACCGCAAGGTCAGTGGGGCGGTGGCCACAACCAGTTCTCCCAACCGCAACAAGGTAGCTGGCCTCAGCAAGCTCAAGGTGCTTGGCCACAGAACCGTGCTCCAGCGCCAGCAGCAAACCCTAACATCAACTGGGGTCGCTTCGCTGGTGGTGCAGTTAACGCTCCACCTGCTGCAAGTACGTTCAACCCTAATGCGGGTGGTTACCAAGGTCGTGGGGGTCTGAGTGCAGCTCCGGCCCTCCCAGCACCTACACCAGCACCACAGGCAGCACCAGCAGCGTCTTCGGATTCCTTCGGGGGCGGTCAGTGGGGTGGTCGTAGCAGTTCCGATTGGCCAAAGCGTGCTGCTCCGGCAGCTCAGCCGAGTGCCATCGTTGAGGAAATGTTCCAGGACATGGGGACTCCAGCCATGCAACCGATCGAAAATGCTCAACAGAAGGCTTTCGCCGAAAGCGTACAGCGCCAACAGCAGAAGCCAGTACCTGAACCTTACATCGAGCCTACTCAGGCACCGGTGGCCACTCAAAGCCCTGGCGGTGTAACCAACCACGATACGATTGACGAATCCCGTCCTTACGATCTGGTGCAACTGGACAGCGGTGTTGAAATCCGTCCTGCGCATCTCAGCCCGTGGAAACGTACCTGGACTATCGAGGCACCATGGGATATGGCCTTCGATCCAAACACCCACATGAAGTTCCACGTTCGTACTCCGGATGGCGTGGTGAAAGAAGTTGTCAAGGCAATCGCGCCTCAGGAAGCTGAGAAAATGGAATACCTGCAACACGAAATCAAGCAACGTACCCCGTACGTCCTGGACCCATCCAAGAAAGTCGTTCCAGTAGACTGGGATGAAGTAGCGACTCTGGATGCTCCACAAGTAGTAATGGCGGACGATGGGGAAACCACTCCTGTGGAGAACCCTGAAGTGAAGATCATTCCGACCGAGCTGGGGGCACACTCGTTCGATGAGGCTGAGATCAAATACCTCAATGAAGTCATTGCGGTGGGATCTGAGCACTTCGACGGCAAAGTGCGTGAGTACTACTACCGGGACATGAAGCCAGTCAACGTTGATGGCAACATGATCGGTGTGATGGTAGAGCTGAGCAAGAAACAAACGCTGAGCGCTGCTGCCAAGTTCCTGCGTGAACACCAAGAGAACGACGAGATCACTCCTCGTCTGTACAACATCCTGAACAAGGAGCTGACTGCACGGGTGAACCAAGCCCTGAGCGTGAACCTGGGTTATGGCAACCAGTGCGTGATCGAGGATTTCGTCCTCGACATCGACGATCTGGGCAACGAGCTGCACAACGATGCAATGGGTCTGCTGTGGTCTCTGCTGAACACAGAGCGCGCGTCGGACATCCTCAACTCTGTAACCAACATCCTCAAAGGTGAGGAGTACTGGGACTACCTGGACAAACTGGGCAAGAACCTCAACAAGGAACACAAGGCAGACGTGATGCAAGTGCTGGCTCGTTATGAGCTGAACTCGGTCACTCACCTGCCATGGTCGCTGGAACTATACGCTGGTAAAACAGCAGAAGTCCTGAAGGCCAGCGAAAACCCTGCGGTACACAAAGCAATGATCGGTCTGTTGACTCGTACTGGGAAGAAACCTACCAAGTTCTCCCACCACTACGTTGTTGACATCAATGGTCGTGTAATGGAAATCCTGCCAGGCTACCTAGGTTCGAATTCCGTGCTGGTGCGTGCTGCTTCGGTGTAAGTGAAACGGTGAGGGGGACTTCGGTCCCCTTTACTATGCCCACCACCTTCTATATAGGAACCGTATGGATAACATGCGCCGTCGTGACTTTGTTAAGGTCATGAAATGCGAAAAGATGTTGTTAGGGCAACCTGTACTGAGCTACTGTGATAACTACGTCACCGTGGCTTTTGACTTCTACCCACGCGCACATGACTATGAGCGCTTTGAGCAGGCTGGCTGGGTAGTACACGGACACCTAGGTCACAATGACCTGTGTCTGAACATCCACAACCGTAAGTTCTTCGAAGTGACCTTCCGCCGAGTGGCCCGTGATACCTATATCGGTGCTAGCCCGGTTTCAATCGAATACCAGTAATGCAACCTTTATTTAGGAAACGTGCGAATGGCCGTTGAAAACGATGTAACTGATGTAGCTTTCCAACACGAGACTATCGTGAAGAACATGTATCAACTCAGTGCTGGTCCTTTACTGAGCTTTCTCTCCAAGGTGTACAGTATCGACAAGGCACCGTTCACCGAGGAAACTGAAGCCGTCAAGACCCACATCTACTGGGGCTTTGATCGTACCTTCAACATCCATCTTAAGAAATCCGATGGTCACGAGTGTATCTTCAAGATCATTCCAAGCCCTCGGTCGAATGATCGCATTCGCATTCAGTGTTCGGTCCCGATGTCGGTCCTGAGTTCGAAACGTAAGAATAGTCAGGCAATTGGCCTACCGTACTGGTTCCACCGTTTGATCCTGTTGTACTCGAAGACTATTCGAACCAACAGACCCGCAGAAGGCACCATGTTGCCACACTGCTCCTTCCCAACTTTCTTCTAATCCCTAACCTGAGTAGGTTTTATGGCTCTCACAATTCTGCTTTTCAAAGACACCCCGTTCGAAGACGTACACAGCCAAACCGAACATTTCCTGAGTCTGCTCAGCATCTGCGACGGCAAACACATCCGTGGCACCTGTAAGCACACCACGTTCGACGTTGACGGGATTGTGCAACATGGTTACATCCTCGACATCGAAGACGAGGTCATCCACACCGACGACCTGTGGGTTATCTACGTGGGTCTCGAAAACGCGGTCGATCCCAAGTTCCGTGAACTGGGTACGGAAGTGTCGAACATGGTTGGTGCACCTATGCTGATCGGCTACGTAGTGGCTGGTAACGGCGTGCTTCAATACAGTGGCGGCGCTAAGTACATCCGCGATCTCCACGCTACACATCGGCGGGCTGACATAGCCGCTGTCTAACACACGGCATAAAAGCAGGGGCTCGCACCCCTGCTTTTTTTTTTTGGCTTTTATGCCGTCTTAATGGTTGTCTTTCCGAGGACGCTTGCTGCGTTCCAAGAAGTCTGCCAGTGCACCACCACCGCCATTGGATTGACCCAAGTCGGCTTCTTCACTTACATCCTCCTCTTCTTCCTCAGCATCCGGTTCAGGCTCTTCTTCCTCTTCCTCAGAAGCGTCAGGTTCCTCCTCCCCTTCGGTGTCGTCTCCAGCGTCGGCATCATCACCGCCTCCTTCGTCGTCACCCATATCCCCTAGATCGTCATCTCCACCTAGGTCATCGTCGCCCATGTCATCATCGTCACCACCCATTCCGTCGTCATCGCCGGAAGAGTCGTCGCTGTAGTCATCACCGCCACTCGAACCACCACCTACTTCGATGTCCTTGTCAGCTTCCACAGCTTCAGTCAACTCGTTGCGTTTCTTTTGAGCTTCCGCAACTTGAATCATGTAACCTTGGATACTTGCCGCAATGGCATCAACGTGTTCGGTGTGAGTCGTGAGCAAGTCGATCATCGGGTGCTTCTCTTCCGTGAAGGTCACCAGATCAGCCAACTCAGGCATGACGTTGTTGTCACGCAACCACTTACGTTTGAAGTGCGCCAACATGGCCGCCTTCACAACCTCTACCGAATCAGCTTGATCGCCCAACGAGGTACCATCGAGGAAGTCAGCGTTGAAGTATGCTTCGAGGCACTTCTCCAGACCTTCGATGTACTTGTCGTAAGCTTCCATCTGACGTTCCAGCGTAATGCTGTCTGGACGTGGTAAGGTTACGGTCAACGAGTTGATGAACTCTGCTACGATGGCATCAACATCCACGTTAACGTCGGTTGGGTCGTTGTCGTCAGCTTTCGCTGCGTCATCGGCCTTCTGCAACATCTTCTTGTTGGCTTCCACGGTCTTGCGGAGCTTGTCCATCAAGTTACCGGAGTTCAGCACGTACTTACGGATAAACTCACCCAACAGCGCGGTGAACTTGTCTTGGTACAACATCACTCGTTTGGTCAGCAACAGGTTCGAGGTCACAATAGAAGTAGCGAACTCAACGTTGTAGCCGTTGTCCACAGTCTCAGGCGACAAGCCCAAGGACATCAGGAACTGCTTCTTCAGGTTGTCTTCGAGGTCAGTGTTCGGTGCAGCTACTGAACGTTGACGGTCTTCAACTTCCATCCGAGTCTCAGGATACGCAGGAGAACCCTGGACGTTCAAGTCAACGCCTGCGTTTTGCAGGAAGTTAACAATGTCCACAGGAGAAGACGCACCCAGTGGGTACGACGCCTGACGAGTCTGAGTGTAGTTGTGGACGAGCTTCTCGACAGTACCAGACGGATCTGGGTCAGCCGGATCGAGTGTAATGTTCAGACCCGTGTGAGGGGTCGAGTTCTTGATAGCCGCCATGGTGTTGGACAGCATCATCATTACACGCAACGAAGCGAGGATCTTGTTGTCTTCGAGCAGCGACTTACCCACGCCGTAGCGGTTGTAGTCAAAGGCGAAGTACGTAACCAGTTCCGCAGGCACGAACAGCAACTGAGTGGACATGTTGGCAAAGGTACGCGCCAGCATGATACGGTACACTTCCAACGGACGAGAGATCTCGATGTTGTCGGCGTAGATACCGTTTCGCAGACGAGCGATCAGGTCTTCCTCTACGAGCTGTGCGTAGATCCGTGTGGCTTCTTCGGTGTCGATGTCCGAACGTTGTTGGTAGCCTTCAACCGTACGTTGACCTTGGGAGATCAACTGACTGGCCATGTCCTTGTTGATGGACATGTTCATGTTCAGATCGTTGTAGTACTCAGACCGGTTAGCCTTCACCACTGGGTTGCCTTGTGGATCGAGAATCACAAAGTAGCCGATGTGTTCATCAGGCGAGCCTGGAACGTGTACGGGGATGATCGACTCTGACGGCAGACGCATGACCAGTGGGTGACCCACGGTAGCACGTTTGATCTGCTCACCAGTCTTCACACCTACAACTGGACGAGCCGCTTGCAGACGGGGACGGTAGAACGACATTTCGATGTCATCACGAGACACCTCATTGTTGGACTCCATACCAAAGCCTTGACGCTTAAAGGTAGCCGCCAAATGCTTACGACGTTGCAGCTCGTGGACGAACGGAGCCTTCAACAGATCCGGGTTGTCCGAGACCGAGATCTTGGTGTCAAACCCTTTCTTCGCCAGACGTGGACGCAGCATCCGGAAGTTCTGGGTGTAGTACTGGTTCATGTCCTCCATGGACACTTTCATGCGGTTCTTCGGTACGGACTTACCGTCTTCGAAGGTGGAGTCACCCAAAACGCCGATGGAGAAGTTGAACAGACCACTGGTGTCAACCCGGCCTTCCATACCTACACCGGCACGTTCCCCGTTGATGATTTCATCCACAGATGACTCTGGAATGATCATTACAGGGTAGGAGCCCTTCTTAAACAGGACGTCTGACAAAATACCCGGCAGTTGGGGATCTATTTTATAGACTTTGGTGAAAAATTCTTCGACTACACTGAGGAGTACACCAGTGATCTCCCCCTTCAAAGAAGACTCGTTACAGACGTAGTTCAACTCCGTCGTAACCATGTCTTTCGGCGAAAGGATACTGCTGACCAGAATCTGTTCTGCCAGCTCGGTATCTGGGAGCATCTGGTAAAGGTTTTCTGCATCGGTCACGTTACCGGCGGTAATGTCCGAGACTTTATTCAGATAACCAGTTGTGGGGATGTCGACGCCTCGTGAGGGACTGACGGAGTTGCTGTTCCCCAGTGACTCATTGTTCCTTACAAGTTTGCTAACAACAGCGGTGGCTAGGGGCTTCTTCTTGAGCAGCCCGAGTTTCTCGAAACGCCGCTTTTGACTATCCAGCCCCAGCATTTGTAGCTGGTTAGAGTCAGAATCAGAACCAGACATTATACAACTCCCAGTGACGTTTTAAAAGTTGATTGGAGGACCTAGACGTGTCCAACGCTTACTATAGACTCTACGTTGACTCCATGATTCTCATGGCGAAAACGATTGTCATCAAGAGTGAAGCGACTGCTAACGCGATGAACGTTGGGTTGAACGAACGGGGACTGGACGTTGATGAAAACGATCCAACCACCTGGAAGTACTACCTCAACCTGTCGGGACGTTATCATTCGACTGACACACCGATGACAGTGACGTCGTTGGATACTCGTGAAGAGATTCCATTCGATGTCCAAACGCTTTCAGTACATCGCAGAACTTTGCGGGACTACGCTTTCGGTACACGTTTCTATGAGCAATTGGTTAACCGGTACCCTGAGCAGAGAGATCTGATTCACGGTATCTTGAATCCGGTGGACATTGACGTAGCGATAGCCGCACCAGATGGTAAGATCCTCTACATCGACCAGTTCCTGATCGAAGAGAACGAAACCAACTTGGTGAGCCAGATCCAAGACCGCATCGACGCATTCATGCTACGGTACAACGTGGCTGAGTTCGTTATGGTTGACGACCTCTATCCAGCCGCTCACTTGGCGCTACTGTTCTTAAATTTACCCCTGTTCATTGAGGACGCACGACTCACGAACTGTCATACGGAACAGGTTCACAGTTTCCATATTCGACAGTACCTGGCCAGTCACGGGAGACTGGACACGTATATCTCCCACCTCGACAAAGAGCAGATGCTCTTCCTTTATAGGAACATTCTGTACATCCAGCGCAACGCTGGTAAACAGGATACCTTCGAGTGGTTGATCGACAAAATCATGACACACCGCATGTTACCGGTGGCTGAGTTCAATTTACATCATAACGTAAGTGAGCAGCCGGACAACTTGTACCCGACGGTGGAAGTAAAGCGTGTTGACCTGACGCGCTTTAAGAGTGGCAACCCGATCGACACGTTCTCTGTGGAAGAGATCTGTAACCGAGCAGCGTTTGTAGCGCCCGGTAACTACGATCAACTCGACGCTACGATTGCTAAAGTCACCGACCAGATGACCCACAGCTCTAGTAACAAACTCAAGACCAAAATGCTTGAGTCTTCCGTCGTCGACCGCAGTAACGATTACGCCCTCACGTTCTCAGACGTGTTGCTGAACCACTGGCTGTACTTTGCTCAAGAAGGTTGGTACAAGACGATCATCTCGTTTGACAACCCCCTGACTGGCGATCAGTTGTGGTACAGCGCGAAAGATGCGTTCATCTTGTGGATCTACGCCCTCAACCGTTCTCTGGGTCAAGACCTGACTTGGGTTCCAAATCCTGACGCGGTGATGGTGCGTAAACAGTTCCTCCCGACCCGTGCTGACCTACGTAAGATCACCGAGTCCAAGCGTGTCCCTGACTCTGTACTGGATGCTTTGCTGAAAGACCAACCCGTCTTGAATGACTTGGTCTCGGTGGAAGCGTTCTACGACAAGTGTGTTCAGATCCACCATGCGTGGAAAGAGCACAACTGGATCTACACCAGTCAGGAACATTACGAGGCCCGTGGTCAAGCCGAAGCGGCTGCACTACACCTGTACCAGAACAAGAACTGTCAGCTCGATAACGGCACGCCGATTACCTACGACCAATGGTTGCGGGAACATCAGCTTGACGTCACCAACTTCTCTAAAGCGGAGTTTGAGCTGTTAGCGGCTAACCTGCTGGCACTATCCACCGGTACCAACTTACACGTCACAGTGAGCTTAGAAGAGCTTCAGGCCGCAATGATTCGCCTGATGACTCAACTGAGCAGTTACTCGGTGCAATTCCTTCGGGAGCTGCGCGGTACTAACATGATCTCACTGAACTGGTCGGCTATTCGACAAGGTGACGATGACGGTCAGGGTGAGGGTCACATGTACGTGCACGAGGCTAACGTCTACGTGCAAAACATGGATGGTAAGGGTAGCCACTATCAAGCCGAGACGCTGGACAACGCTACGTTTGAAATCACGAACAGCGCTGGCGAACACGGCGACAGTGGCAAGTACGACAACACGGTTAACTTCGCGTCTGACGGTTACTCCAAGTTCAAGATGCGTTTGACAATCCCGACCATCTACTGTTCGGTACCGGATGTCAAACCGCTAGAGCTGGACGACGTCATCAACCAGCAAGCTATTCCGGAATACCTGTACCTGCGGATGGCACCACCGAACATCGGTAACTACATCCACATCAACACGGTTCTGACTGAAACTGACCTTGACGGGTTTGTGTACTCACCGACTCCGGTGATTCCATGGGCCGACGTAACGTTGAATGGTTTCGACTACCCACTGTTCGATGAGACCGCACTCAACCTGAAAGACTTGACCGGTTTCGACTACGACGTGATCCCTGTGGATAAGTTGTTGTTGGCTAACCAACTGAGTGGGTTCGAGTACGAGGTGTTGGGTGTTAAGCTGGCGCTGACCAACTACCTAGGTGGGTTTGAATACGCCACCATCGACGGCAGACTGTCACTCTCGACGAACCAGTCTGGGTTTGACTACCGTGAGACACCGGTTCCTCCACTGGATCTGAACCTAGAGCTGAGTGGACTGGAATACAACCCGGTTGTGTTGGAGTTGGATCTGTTGGACGGCTTGGCGGGCTTGGAATATGAAGTTCCAGCCAAACGTCTGAACCTGAACACCAACCTCAACGGTTATGACTACCCAGTTGCTGATGATCCACTGTTCATCAACTTGGGCGACTTCGATTACATCCCTGATCTGTCTAACCTGATACTACGCACCCGCTTGCCGGGCTTGGTGTTGAGGCAGGATGATGTTCCGAAGATGCGTCTTAACGGCTTGGTGTTGAATCCGCCACTCGAGTAACTTACCGTGGACTCTCACACATCCTTTTAACCGAGGGTGTGTGGAGTCCTTTCTTTTTTTGTCTGAGGAGTGAAGATAGTGCTTGACACAATCGGTTTGCTCACCTTATCTCCTCGAGCGGCTTTGCTGGAACTGATCAACTCGCGGAATGACGTACAGTTACAGGATGACTGGATTGCCATCTTGAACCCTACGGTTGTCTCGGGTCGTGAAACCGAAGTGACGCTCAAGGTGCGAAAGAGCTTTGATCCGTTCGCCCCCGTTCCGTTTCAAGGGGAGACCAAATTCACCTATAACCGTTTGGACATCACAGAGTTCTTCATGGGTGCGAAGATCAACCTGACGATGCCCTTACCGACGACTACCAGTGCGTTCTTGGAGGTGTTGACCAACGAGTACGGCTACGTGTTTGATTCGGATGATTTCTATGAAGACATCATTACTGTGGCCAATGCTCATGGCTATCGGTTGCGTGCTACTCCTCGTTCTCTACGGTGGATTGGGGAGTACGCTGTAAACCTGATGCCTCGGGAAGACCTCGAACTGATGGCTAAGGTAACGGACTTGGGTTCCTTGAATCCAGTGCTGCACCAAGGGCGTCCGTTTGTCACCCACAACAAACCGTTCACTGACGGTCTCTACTACGGTAGTTACCTCAAGAACATCCGTAAAGGGGTGATCGTTGACGGTGTGTACCTCGCCAGCATCATGGGGAGCATCTATTCCGGCCTCAACGTGGGCGTAGGGAAGACTTGGACGTACAGTCCTACTGCTGGGCCTAAGAACCTTTACGGTGCTCAGGTGAAGTATAACGGACATGTGGAGGACATTGGGGCTGTTCCGTACAACAAGAACGCCACCAAGGTTTTGATCATCGAGCTGAACCCGACGCTCTGTACAGACGTCGCCGGTACACTCGTCATCTATTACAACTCCCGCATCAACGTGGTGATTCCAGAGTTCCCGATTGTCTACAAGCAACCGGCTGAACTGTTGGGTCTGGGTCAAGTCCACGGGCACAGCTACCCTGCACAGATTGTCCAGTATCCATCGGACTACGAGTTCAAAACTGACGGGTTGAACATCGACTTCTTGAACACGATTTATCGTCAAGAGAATGCGGTGGGCGAAGATCGCTTTAAGTGTGTGAAGCGTCCGTCGCTGAATAACCTCTACGGGGCGAAGGTGTTGTTCAACGGGTACAACCGGAAGTGGCCTGAAGCATACAACGTGTACTTCGGTTACATCTGGGTGATCCAACTCAACGAGCAGTACTGTACGAACCTACGGGGCAACCTGTTGATCCACTATAACCTGTCGAAGCTGTAAGGAGTCTCACTGTGTTGGAATTAGCAACTGTTTTAAAGAGCACGGGCAATGAGACTCTGGTCGCGTTGTTCCAAGACTCGAATGACGTCTATCTGGACATGGGTCACTTAGACCTGACTTACTCCAGTGCTGCGGACACGATCAACGTCGTCGCTACGGCTCGTGTGACGGCTCTGGATGGTACGGCGGGTAAGTACAAAGGGGCGTTCACCGTGAAGTATAAACGCGGTAACGTGACGGCACTGATGAACGGTGTGGTGCAACTCCCTTTCCCTGCGGTGTTCCCATTCACCTTCGCTACCCTCAAGGCGGGTCTCAAAGCCCAGTACGGTTTGGTTATCGAGGCACAGGACGTGTTGATCCCCAATACGACCACGGTGATGACTGACGCTACTTCGATCACGGCTGGTATGGCGGTGTCGGGTGTGGTGGAACTGAAGGTGGCTGATAAGTCTCCTCGGTTCATTCCGAAGTCGGCGAATGGTGGTAGCTTCTTCATTAAAGTGGTTGACCCTGCGGGCGGTCAATTGGATTACTTGGCGGGCACTACGACGCTGGGTTCTGTCACTACGATGGACGCTTAAAGTAGAGGGAGGCTTCGGCCTCCTTCTATGCCGTTATGTACAGTTATACTGTGAACCAGATTAATTTAGTTGGCCCTGTGTCGACTCTGTCACTCCTTGTTGATAAAGGTTTTTCAAATGAAAACGATTACCCGTAGTGTCTGGGGTTCATCCCTTCAGACCTCTTTGCTTCTGGGTCAACGCCCAACGATTCTGGACCACACCACGCTTAACGAGAAGTTCAATGTCTTCCCAGACGAAGAACTCAGCCTAACTGAGCGACCGGCCATGCAGTACTACTGTATCGGCAACGGTGGCCACAAGAACATGGTAGGCGCCGATGGGGTTCCTTACACATCTCCTTTGCCACACCGAGCTTCCGACGCTGCTCTGTATCGTCACTTGCCTTTTGTACTGCGCCGTGTCGATAATGACCTAGACGTCATTGCGCGTGGTCGTTACGCACTGCGTGTCCTGCTGACCATCGGTGGCGTGAACTACTGGGCTTACTACCTCAAGCGCATCAGCTTGTCGAACACCGCCCCGGCCATCAACCACACCATCGTCGACGGTGACCAGAAGTCCACCGAACCGTACGTGCCGAACCTGGCCAACCTGAACCCGACGCCACCTGTGATGTCGAACACCGGTGTGATCAGTTCGTCTGGCGACTACCTGTCGACCTCGAGCATCCTGACGCTGATCTTCAGCGAAGCCGACGTGAAAGAACTGATCGACGCTTGCCGCATCATGTTCGACAACGAAGCCTACGCTGTGATCTCCGAGATCGGCCTGTGCTCCGGTATGGATCGCACCCTGACCGTGCCGGGTCCTGGTAACACGCAATTCAACATGAAAGAAGTGATCGCCTGTCAGATCAACTCCTTCATCACCACTCACCACTCCGTAGCCTTCACCAACAAAGGCTTCACTCAGGACATCGAACTGGGTGCTACCGAGCCGTTGCTGTCTGACGCCGACTACGTGAGTGCTAACAACGGTTAATCGCTTATGTTGTTTATCCCAGAACACAGTCGTTACTTTCGTGTAGGCGCGATCGACCCCGGTACAGACACGTTGGGGACTAGCATCCTCGACGTGGATCTTTTCACTGGCGAGATTATCCTTCGGGACGTCAACACCCTACACGGGAGCCGTAACATGCGTCGGTATCCCGGCGTAGAAGAAGTACATGGCAGTCGATGGGCTAAACTCCATTCCCATGGCGTGGAGCTGTTGAACTGGATGCGATACTTTGGTATCCATTCCTTGATCTGCGAATCGCCCTTTCTAGGGCGGTTTCCACAGGCATTCGAAGCACTGGTTGAATGTAAAACTGCTATTCGCCGGGCACTGTACGAATACGATTTGTGTATGCCATTGGAAACAGTCGATCCCCCGTCTGCAAAGATGGCGGTAGGGGTGTCGGGCAAGAGCAAGAACAAGGACGATGTCAAGTGGGCCATTCTGAAGTTACCTAACTTCCGAAATGAGTCTGGGAAGCGCATCGAAGATCTCGATGAGCACTCCACTGACAGCATCGCGGTGGGTTACTTCAAATGCTTAGCGTTAATCAATTTCGTTAAGGGTGCGGGGATATGAATTCACGGATGGCGTTAATTTTTAAGGGGACAGGAAAACACAGTCTCCGACTACTTCTTATTACCGGTCTGTTCTACGGACTGTACTGGTACTACGATGACACTGCTAAAGCTTTAGCCGAAGCTGCTCAAAAGGCAGAGAGCTTGGAAGGAACCAATCAGCAGTTGGAACTAGAGGCAAAAGGATTGAAGACTCAAACCAGGGTCCAGATTATCCAGAGACACCAGATGGATGGTTGATACATAGCACGCATAGCGAGCAAGGGGAGCAATATGAACATCGGAGGCGCGCTAGGGGTTCTCGGCTCTGAGGCTATCGGCACTAAGTCATGGGGAGGAATGATCGTCAAGATCTGCAACTTCCATCTGCCAGACGACAAGCTGGTAACTCTGACCGACACTGGTGACGAAGTCATGGGTAAGGTTGTGGCCATGGATGATAAAGTCCAAGTCACGATTCTGACCATGGACATCGGTAACCTGGACGGCTTCGATCCAAGCTCATCCCGTGGGGTGAATGTGATGAAAGCCGGTGCGGTAATCATTGCGTTGGCTATGGTGGTGATTGGAGCGATGTCGACCTTTATGTACTCCAATGAAGAAGGTGGGATGGACGTCCAAGTCCTGAACTCAATCTTCAGTACCGGCATGGAGCTGGTGAAGTTGTTGCTCGGGGTACAAGGGGCATAACGAGAGAGGGCTCACGCCCTCTCTCTATGCCGCCTGTTAGGCGAGTTCAGACATCATCTTCTTGGAGTCAGCCAGTTTACTGAGAGGGTGGGTGATGTGATCGCCCCACTCCATCACGGTTGTTTCCATGATACCCACCGCACGAATGTACGAGGTAAAGTACTTCACGGGTTCGTCGTTCATCCACCGAATCACCGCCGCCACTTGACGCTGTACCGAAGGACTAGCCTTCGAGCTGATCGCCCACGCTTGAATACGTTCGTAAACTTCCAGTACTTTATCGAACTTAGTCAGCGCGTCATCAATCGAACCGTTGAAGTTACTCAGCAGCGTAACTGTAACGATACCAGCCGACGCCTTGGATACTTCCCCGTACTGTGGGAAACGGATCTTCAATTGTTTGCTGATCTGACTACTGGAGACTGGAATCGAGCTGAACGCAGCGAGTTGCATCAGGTTTGGATTGTGCTCACCCACCTTTACCAGAGCCGAACCACACGGCATCGTGTCATCGGTACCAACGAAGCTACGGAAGATCTTGTAGACTTCTGCCCGTTCGGTTTTCGTCTGTTCCGCTAGATGACGAATCGCGTTGGACTTGGTGCCATCGTACGCAACCCCACTGGTAAATACTTTCTCAGCCTTCAGTGCGATCTTCATCAGCTCAGCCGCCAACAACTTACCTTGGGAGCGACCTTCTTTACCACGGAAGGCAGTGTCCCAGACCATCTCGTTGACGTCATCATGAGAGATCAGAACGTGGTCTTTGGCGGTATCGCGGAAGGTTCGTTGACCGTTAGCCGCCATGGCTGTGATCAGTGCGTGTTTAGCGTGACCGATCTGTAACTCGGAGACCGCTTTCACGTCCTTCTTGCGCATGGCAACAATGTCTTGACCATCGACAGTCATCGGTCGGGACGAGTCCACCGGACCATCGCTGGAACGCACCACAACGTGTGCTGCCGCTGGAGTGAGCAGTACCAGTTGTTCTGGCTTCTCTTTCCCCAATGGCGTGGTTGCGAGGTTGTCTAGGACGCGTTGTACCGAGGAGACGTCCTTCAGGTGCTTGAGGAGGTTCTTCTCAGCCAACTTAGAGATCGCCGCATCGTTACCGCCTTCCTTGGCTTTCTCCAGTTGGAACTTGATCTTCTTCTCTTTGCGTTTACCGAACCCAAAGATCAGGAGAAAGAAGTCACGGATACCACGCAGGATCTTACGGATCAGGGCAACCATCCCTTCCCAGATCTTGGCTATCCCTTGGGCCAGCCCTTCCATTGAAATCTGGCGACCGTCTTCGTCATTCGCTTCCATCGACGGCGTGCGAATAACCAAACCGATACGCTGGTGTACCGACTGAAACGAGTGACCGATAAACACGCGGTCCATTCGAGTCAGTTGGCTCGTACCTTCAATGTCGTCGAGGATACTTTCCAGCGTGGCTACAATTTCAGCAGTGGTATCGTGGTCGGCGATGGATTGACCAACTTCAATACCTGCAACGGTTACGTCATACTGCGTGTGTTCGACTGAGTCGTCGTGATCAGCGAAGTGTTCCTGATCGAAGTGCTGTGCGAGGTTGCTCATGTCTAGATTCCATTAGGCGATGAACTTCTGTCCACGCACGTATTTTTCTTGTACCTTCGCCGCACATTCTGCTTTGGTGACGAGGCCGTCCTTGTTGATGTCAAGACCCTTGTTCTGAACGTACGCAGTAGGGCGCACTTTCTGATCAAAGATCACGAATTCTTCTGGCTTACCCACAGCCGCTGGCCAGAGGATACGCATGTACACGTCGCTGAGGGTCTTCAGCTTACCCTTGTACGGTTTGAAGAAGTTGTACACGTACTCGAGCTGCTCCAACGCGGTCATCTTGAGCAGAGCCTCGACCGTAGTGCCTGCATCTTTGGCTGCGGCGTCACCGAACTGGATCAAACCATAGTAAGGGGCGCCAGCGCCGTTCTTGATCGTCGGTGAGAAGGTTTCACCGGTTTCGAAGGCCATACTCGCCATCAACCAGTTAGGCCCCTCAGGAGGCATCTCAAGAGCTTTGGCGATAGTCCGTACTCGGAGTACGAATTCTTTCGGGACTTTGGTAGCCCAGATAATGCGGGTGGCGTCAAATTCAGGATACACGACTTTATCTCCTTGTGACTTGTCCCAAGCCGCTTGACTCTGAGGTCCCCAGATACCGTCGATGATCCCTTCATACAGACCCAGTTCTTTCAGTTTGCGCTGCTTCTCTTTAATAGCGCCTTTGTCTACGACTTGAAACATTGTGGTCACCTTGATGGGGTATTTAGAACTTACATAACATGGCCGCATAAGAGGAGGACCGAAGTCCTCCTCCTTTTATGCCGTTGGACCGAGTAGTCGACCGGGTACCAAACCAGTACTGGCGATGAGGTAACCCACGTTGACGATGGACCGACCGGGTGCAGCACCTGGACCGTAGAAGTTTTGGGAGCTACCAATAGAGCCCCCAGATGCACCGGGTTGACCGAGGTCACCACCTTTACCTTGGTAGGGGTTGTCGTAACTGGTGAGACCACCAGCCGTCTCCGTACCATTGTAACCTACGTATCGGTAGTTCGCTGACCACGTAACGTCCCCGCCGGCCCCTGGGTTGATGCCAGCACCTCCGCCGCCAGGACAGTTGTTACTGTTACTACCACCGGTCTCACCAGAACCCCCACCTCCGCCACCACCACCACCGATGTAACCGTTGTTGGTGATCGTCGTAGGGAACTCGAGCAACAAAGCATCGCTCCCAGGTTGAGCTGGCACAACTGTAAACTGATAACCCATTACAACCTCCTCCCTTAGTGAGTACCACGGTCAGGTTCGTGTGGTGTACCTGTCCGGGTCACGTTACCACCCTTACCACCAGCACCTTCAATGTAACCGTTGTTGATGATGGTTAGGGTAGAACCGGCTGGGAAGCCACCAGTCCGCAATGCAAAGTTACCCGGCGTCCCACCAATCTTACCGTTGTTGATAAAGATAAAATTGCTAGGTGACTGTGGATAACCAAAGCACGCAGCGATGTTCATGTTGTATCCGTACCCAACGTGGGTATAGATCTGTGCACCTGGCCAGACTTCTTTCCAAGTAGACGCATCAACCTTGACCATCACACGCTTGGCTTTGTACCAGTTGTTGTCACCCAGTTTAATGAACGGAGTTTTGACTGGAGTGAAGACCCCTGGGGATAACTTGACCGCAATTTTCTGTGTCATCGGACAGGCCTTTTATCAGTAGGTGAACCAGACATCACCTACAGCACCCCAGGCGCCGTTAGGGTCAGCCGTGGAGATCAGGAGGGCACGTTTACCCATGGTGCCGACTTGGTTATACGCAGCAGCCAAGATCGACGCAGTGGTGTTACCTTCCAGTGCAGCAGCGTTCACTGCGGTACCGTTAGCAGGCAGACGCAGACCCACGAGATAGTTCACGTCAGCCACCGTATACGCACCCACCATCGCAGCGGTTGTCCCGTGTGGGTTACCGGATACAATCTTGGCGTGAGCATCCATAGCAGCAGTCTGGAACGCAATGGCCTGAGCAGTGAGCAACGGCGTCATGTACTTGGTGTTGATCGTGCCCGCTTGTGCTTCAGCAGTCGATGCTACACCGTAGTCCAACACGTTACCCAACCCTACTTGCGCCTTGGTAGTTGCGTGCGGGTTGTTGGTGTTGGTGATGTGGTTGTTCAACGGAACCAAGGCTTGTTGAGCAATCGCCTGAGCAGTCCGCAGTGGAGTCATATACTTCAGGTTCGAAGTACCGGCCTCCGCTTCAGCTTGCACCGCGAGATCGTAGTTCTGCACGCTACCGAGTCCCACTTGCGCTTTAGTCGTGTTGTGGGGGTTGGTCTGGTCGTTGATGTGCGTGTTCAGCGGCACGACTGCTTGAGCCGTAATCGCTTGCTTCGTGGTCAACGGCGTGAGGTAACGATCGGAACGAGTCCCTGCTTCCGCTTCAGCTTGGGTGGCTGGCTGGTAGTTTTCTACCAAGCTCAGACCAACCTGTGCTTTAGTCGTAGCGTGAGGGTTCGTCTTGTCCGCGATGTGTGCGTTGAGTGGTGCCAGTGCTTGAGTGGCGATCGCTTGTGCTGTGAGCAGCGGAGTCATGTACTTATTGTTAACAGTACCGGCCTGTGCTTCAGCAGTGGTAGCAATCGCGTAGTTCTGTACCAACCCCAAGCCTACTTGCGCCTGCGTTACCGCGTGCGGGTTAGCCTTGTTGTTCTCGTGCGCTTCGAAGTCAGCCCGTTGCTCAGTGATCTGTGCTTGGAGCAAACCGTCCTGGTAGTTGATGAACTGACGCAATTCATCGTGAGCAGCTTCGTCGCCGATCAGGATAGCGTTACGCAGTGCATCCAACGCTTCCACGAGGTATTCGAAACCGTACAGGTCACCGATGTCGTGGAGGTGAGGAGCAGGAGGGAAAGCGGTGGGTTTACCGAGAATGGAACCCCACTCCACTGCACGCTCGTCGATGTCGAGGTTCTCGATCATCTTCGCCAAGGCCGAAGCCGAGGTACTGAACACACCACCAACTACTTGGTAAGTGAACAGCAAGCTATCCCGGACAGCAGGATCAGTGACCACAACGACGGCACAAATCTCTTTGTCCATCGCCAGTGTGGCATCTTGTTGCAGTTGTGCTGCGATGTAGTGAACACCCTTGGTGAGCACCCGACCGGTCGCCGCCTCAGTGACAATCATCGACTCTGTGAAGTAAGAGCCGTAGTTGGGAACGAATGCCCGGTTACGAGCAGGTCCCAAGTCATGAGGTTCGTTGATGACCAGGTTGTTCGGGTTGATCCCGGTAGGGTCTTCTGGGTACTTGAGAATGATTGTGCCCATGATTACCTATTCCTTAATTGTTCAAAGAGCGGTGATCGTTCCGTCGGCATTCAGGTAGAACCTAGCCCCGGTTTCCGCATTCACCATGGTACGTGGAGCACCAAACACGTCCTGAGCTTTCAACCCAGGAAGCAACGCCCACACCCCGTTTGAGTAACGGTAAACTTTGTTCGATGCCACGTCGACCACGATGTCAAACAACGTACCACCCTTGAAGGATCGCAGGTTGAAGTAAGACGCCGGTTGCGAGATGTTCAAGAACCCCCATGGCTTGGCACCACGGAACTGAGCAGCTAACCCTGTTTGTGGCAAGGTGTAGTTGATCGTTGTAGCCGGATCTAACAACAGCGAGTTCCACTGACTGGTGGTGATCTTGAAGTTGTCGCCGTTCCGAATAGCCTTCACTCGAATCGAGCGACCGCGCCAACCACCATCGGTTGGGAAGTTCGGGTTCGAGTACCACGGGATCGCACTGTTCTGTGCCACCACACCCGCAGCCGCAGAGAACGTTTGGATCGTCAACGGAGCCACCACAGCGGGGAACCCACCCATGCTCACGTTGAAGGTCAGCCGGTTGTTCACCCCACCAGATCGGTTAAAGGCCAACACCAAACCGTTCATGTCATCGTCAGCGTTATCTGACTTAATGACCACGTCGATCTCGTAGTTGTCTACCGATTCTGGAGAGACGAAACCTACCCAGTTAGCCGTGTTCAATGGCATCACCGCAGCCTGCTTAGCGTCGTCCCAAACCCACGCCGCAGCTTCACCCGTAGCACCCACCCCTTGCGGGAAGTACTCGTTGTTGGAGAAGCGGTCCCAGGTATTGAAGACCGTGGCTTGTGATGGCGGCACCAGACGACTCATCGCATCCGCAGCCAAAGGCCCCGAAGGATAGATGTAGGCATTCATGGTGGGGAGATCCAACTTGTCCGTCAACCACTGACGCAACGTAATCAAGTTCCGAGCCGAGTCACCCGAGAGGTAGTTCTGAAGGTGTGAGTAGTCCAAGTTCATCTGACCCACTGCAACCTTCATCACGTCTCGAGCAGGGATCGAACCAAAGCCGTCAGCTTGGAGTTTCTTGATCAACGTCGGGAGTTGCACCGAACCTGTAGGATCAGGTTGGTAACGGTTCACCGGAAGCTGACGAGAGAACTGGAACGGACTGGTGATGCGTACGTTAAACACGTCACCTTTCTTCACGGGGACAAACTGACTACCACCAGCGTACCACGATTCCGAAGAACCCAGTGCGTCAGTGAAATCCAGTTCAGCCACTCGTGTCGAGTTGAGCAACACGTCCCCTTCAATCGTCCCCAGTCCAGCGCCCACAACCTCAACCGAGAACGTACGAGAGTTACTGAAGCCCGCAGGCAACGAGTTGATCTCTACCCCGTTACCGTCCAAGATCTTGAGCAACTGTCCCGTGGCGATCACGTAGACAAAGCTGTACAGCTCGATCGCACCATTCTTGAGTACCGCAATCGCCTTAACAGTGTTGACACCGTTGTTAGCAATCGACACTCCGGGAATGTCTGCCGCTGTCCATTTCTGGAACGTTGGTAGAATCACCTTAGACTCCGAACCACCCGCAGCAATGTTCTCTGCGTTGGTCATCCCAGCGTACAGTGGATGGTCGCCATAGTTAGCACGAATGAAACCCACGTTCACTGGAGTGCGGTCGTAGTTACCGTTGAAGAACGCACCGAAGTTCGCAGCAATCCGGTTAGCCGTGGCGTAGAAGCCCGTACCGTCTGGATGTACCCGAACCTTGTTGATGTCGGTGAACGCTGTCGAACCGTGGTCGGTGATGAACGCAATCCCATTGCCATTCTGACGATAGGTTGCAAAGTCAGTGATCGCCGAGTTCGTGATCAAGTCAGCGTTGGTGGCTTGGTAAGCCGTGGAGAAGAACACCACACAGCAGTACTGATCCAGTTCCGCCAGCGTCGGGTTCAACTGACCACCCGCGTAGTCACTCACGTCTTTGAAGGTCGGGGTGTAACCAGCGATCGCACAGATGTTGGTCATGGAAGTGAAGAAGCCGTTAGCAGCCGTACTCTTCACTGGGTAAGGACCTGTGGAGATGATGTCACCCATCACCAACACCTTCTTGTTACCAGCCGCTACTTTCGCAGGGTTGGCACAGAAGTTCAGTGCGTTGTACATGTACTTCCACTGGGCAGCCAAACTCGCAAACGGAGTACCCGGAGCTGGACCTACGTTGTTGTAGAACTTTGGAAACCCGCCGTCGTAAACAACGTTCCCTGTCCCGTCTTGCGTCACCGCAATAAAAGGATTAGGAGGCACCAAGGTGTCGTAAGCGATGTACTTCGAGATCGCCGGAGCTGGACCATTCTGGTTGAAGCTAACGAAGTCGACGTCAGACGACAGCACCCAGCCCGCGTTCTGTGCTTCGAGGTAATACCCAGGAGGAACGCTTAGTGCTAAGTTAGCCATGGCTTACTCCTCAGGGCAGTCTCGGGACGTCAATTCGAACGTGTACGTCAATCGACACGTCGCTGATATTCACCACGCGAATGTATCGGTTAGCTCGGACCGCGTGAACCACCGTGGTCTCAGAGTTGATGTACATGTTCAGTGTAGAAGAAGCCGGCACCACGTCCTTGATACGCACCGTGACTTGAGCAGCGTCTTTATCAAACACTGCGTGCTTGGTACCCAAAAGGGTTTGCAAGTCGTACTCTTTGTTGGCCCCAGCGGCAATGGTTACAAACTCAGACACCGTACGTTTGTGAACGTGGTGAACCAAGTCAGTCACTACCGATAGGGCCGTATCAACGCTGTTCTTCAACCCGTTGAGTAAAGCCGCTGTAATTGTCATGGGTTTATCCTATCGTGCGTATTTTTTTACAGCTCATCACAGGATAAGTCTCTTAAGTCCAACTCAGGGAGTCAGGGTCTGTCGGAGAACCCGTGGAGACCGGAATGGCGGAACCGACCGGCAGATTCGACACACGGTAGTTATCCAAACGGGTCACTTTGTTCACGTTGATCGAGGTGATCTTCGTGGCGTCAGTGATCACTTTACCGATGTACATGCACACACTTGATTCAGCTTGAACGGTCTGACTGATCTCGTATTGCGCAACCCCACCGATCAACTTAACGTAGATGTAGAACGTCTTGTTGGCGTAGGCTCCGAACATGGTGGACAAGTTCAGAGAGGTCGGTAGGAGGGTGAACGCTTGACCACTGAGCACCACCGGAGTGGCTTCCGTGAAGTACACCACCCAACCCTGTGACACGTCTTGCGACACCAACACCTTAAAGGAGGACTGTGGTGGGTTACCCGCCCACGCATCGAACTGGGCTTCTGTGGTACCAATCGGAGCAAACACTGACTTGGTCAAGTCGTCCGAGAAGTCCGTAGCCTCAACCCCACGCATCTGACCAAACCCGAGAGTCGGCGAAGCGTAGTAGTGATACGTACTGTGGCGCAGGGTGAAGCTGTTCGCCCCGAAGCCTTGGTTGAAGACGAACTGACCAGAGGTCTTGTTGTACTTAAACCGAAGGGAGAAGTTTGGCGAACTACCCGTCACCGACGTTTGTGGTAATGGGGTCAGACCGATCAAGAACGCGTTGGCAACCTCGTAGATGATCACACCACCCAACAACGGGATGTCGTTCTGGATGGTAGGAATCCCCGTACCGTAACCAGCGCCGACAATCACAAACTGTGGAGAGATCGTCCCTAGACTCAAGTCTGTAACCGCTTGGGCGTTACCACCGGTGATGGTGAACGGAACCACCCAAATACACGCCGTGTTATCCGCCAACAAAGCTGTCAGCAAACCGAACGGTTTCACCACGGTGTTCTGTGGTACGACCGCTTCGATGTACGTCGCTTTGGCACTACCGATACCCAATGCGGCAATAGCCAGCGTCTTGAGTTTCGTCAAGGCGGCTTGACTGATCGACACAGCCCCTGAGGACGTGAAGTCGGGGTTTAGAACCTGTTTCCCCGATAACCGGTAGCCATCCATGAAACGTGCCCCAGAGAGCTTCACAGTGGCTCCTGAGACCTCCACCACTGGAGCATTAAAGATGTTGGGATCAACACCTTGGTCAGCCACAGTGCCCCGGACAGCAGAAGGACGGTAGCCAGAGAACGAACCATTGTAGATCGACTGGTACGTGTAGGTCGGTGCAGCCTCGAGATCGGAGAATGCCAAACCTTCAGCAATCAGACCAGCCTTGTTCAGACCCACGGCACTGATCATCATCCGGGTATCAGACATCGGAATCGGCCCCACCAACTGACCGCCAATCGCAGAACCGAAGTTGGCGGTCACGTTAACAGAAGCCATGTTCGCCACCGTGTTCTGGAACGACTTCAGGGCTTCGTACTTGTTCGTCCAGTTGGTGATGTCCACTCGAGTCAGGGTCTGTTGACCAGCAATCTGACCCACTCGGAATTGGAACAACTTCGGCCCACCTTGATAGCAGTTCGAGGCGTAACTGTTCCAAGGGAATGCTGTACCGTCAGCATAGTTCGCGGTGTTGAATACTGGGCCAGACGGCACAATAGTAGTGCCGTTGTCGTTCACCTTGGATTGGGTGGTGAAGCCTGGGTCCAGTGAAGCCGTTTTAGTCGCAGGGTCAAACACCCAACTGAACGTGATGTTCGTGTAGCACGCACGGGTGGCGTTGTTGAAGTACGTCATCCCGATTGCTTTCGTACGGATCTTCCCATCGGGTGCCACCGCAGAAACCAGATAAGGAATCTCGTAGTGGAAAACGTTGGTTGCGAGGTACGTACCGGTCTCCATCAACACGAGGGGTTTGTCCGCCGCCACGTAGCTGGACAGCTTGTTAGCGAGGCGAATGGTCGCCTGTCCAGTAACCGTCCCGCTGAAACCGTTGACCGTAATACCAGTCACTTGAGTGTAAGTGACGTTACCGCCCGCTTGAATAGCCGCCACTGGAATCGTGTACACGGCGATGTCAAATGGGTCTTGGTTGGCACCGGCTGGGATAAACAGGTAGACGAAGGCTCCGGCCACCATGGCCTCACCGCGCCCAAGGTTGTTCCACGCCGCAACAGTGATAATCGCCCCAACATGTTCCCTGTCATCCAGTGTCCCGTTGGTCAACGAGATGAAGTAATCACCCAGCACACCGTTGGCATCCTGAAGACGACCCATCACCACACTGTCACTACAGTTGATGATGTAAGCTGCTGTGGTACCGGCTGGGAAATACGTCGGTTGGTAACGACGGTTGGTCTTGATCGGTTGGAGGTTCGCAGTGGTCAGGGCGTCCTTCAAGTAGGCATAGAAAGCACCGCGAGTAGAACCGTTACCACCGTTACGCAGGTACACCAACGTACCGTCATCCTCCAGCGCCATCGCTGTGTCTTTTGGAGACAGCAACGTAGTCCCGGATTCAAAGGAACCCGCAACACCAGCCGGCAGATACGACAGTGCCCCGTACCGACTGAGGGGTAGTAAACCCACCGGGATCAACGAGTTCACTTTGTCAGTGATCTCTGTCTGGCTGTACGCACCAGCCTGTGCGGCTGTAACCGTGTGAGGGTTATTGGTTAAACCGGCGTGGGCAGTCACCACACCTTTTGCTTGAGCCGATACCTCAGCAAAGGTCTTACCCTCCAGCTTCTGACTGTCATCCGCCAACAGGGTCGGAACTACTCGGCTGACAATCTTGTCTTTCGTGGTTGCCAAGAAAGCATCTAACGACGCCTTTAGGTCCAAGAGTTGTTGAGTCAGGCTCATTTCGAAATCCTTGTAAGAAAAGGGGCCCGAAGGCCCCAGTCGTTAAGACCAGCTCAGGGTAGCGGCTGCACTTGGTAGACCACTGCTGACTGGGATCGCTGAACCGCGCGATACGTTACTGAGACGGTAGGTGTCGAGACGAGTTACTTTGTCGATGTCGATCTCGGTAATGGCCGATGCACTGGTCTTGATGGTACCGATCCACATCACCGATTCCGACTCGTTCAACTTGGTGAGTGACAATCGGTACTGGGCGACACCCACCTGCACCGAGACGTACACGTAGAACGTCTTGTTGGTGTAGTTACCGGGGAACAACACCGACAGGTCGAACGAGGTGTTACTCAAGGTGAAACTACGCCCTGAGATAATCACCGGGACCGTGTCTGTGAAGTACACGATCCACCCTTCTGCCACGTCTTGGGAGACAATCACCACGGAGGTGTTCTCTGCTGCTGAGACCCAAGTCAAGAACTCGGCTTTGGTTTTAGCAACCTTACGCCAGATCAACTTGGTGTAATAGTCAGTGGCGTAAACGTTCCCCAGACCCAACAGAGGCATCGCCCCATAGCGAGTACCAACCTGCGACGTCCCTGCCGTACCACCACCTGCACCTTGGGTGCTGCCGTCACGGTTCACGAAGAAACGATAGGCCATGTAGTTGGAGCCGCTGGTCAGCGCATGGAGGTTCAGAGTTTCCCCTGCCACCATGAAACCTTCCGGCACTTCGTACATGTGGATGGAAGACGACCGGATGTTATCGGTGCTGTAACTAACGGACGAACCGACGTTGATCCCGATGCTGTAGTTCAGGATCAACCCACCGTCAGTCATCGAGGCGATCGTACCCGTACGAGACGACAGGTTGACTTTGGTGATGAAGAACCGACGGTTGTAGTCTTCCTCAACCACCATCGTTACAGCGTAAGGAATGGTTCCGGCTTTCTGTGGGATTACCAGCTCGATCGAAGACGTCTTGACTGTCTGTAACCCGTAAGTCGCAATGATCGTCGCCTTCAACGCCTGCAACTGCGCCAGCGTACAGTCCACCGTCCCCACTGTCGTGAAGTCAGCGTTGATATTGATGGGACGAGACTGACGGAAGCTCTCAGACAGTACTGAACCCAAACAGGTGGTACCGTTGTCATCCACCTCGTTGATGCACCCACGGAACAGATCGTGTTCAGCAAGGTTCGGATAGGCTACCCGTTCAGTCCGAGGTTTGTACCCAGACAGTGTGCCGAACTTTACCGACTTGTAGGTCGAGTTGGGAGCCGCTGGCGCACCTGACGGAGCGTAGCGGATCTTCACCAAGGATTGACCACCAGTCGAACGACGGCAGTAAACCATGGCTTGATTATCACCGAGTAGACGGAGGCTGTCAAACGAGTCCCCACACTCCGAACCGTACGACACCGGTATGCTGATACGTAGCGAAGACGATCGTGACACCAGCGGCACCTGAAGGGCATCAAAGACACTGGTGAACGACGACAACTGAGCACGGTGTAGGGTATCCAGATTCGCCGCACTGTAACTGACCGTACCGGTGAAGAACAACCCCGATTCAGTGAAATACGTCCGGTAGGAGTAGTCGAAGAGACTCGCCCCTTCCAAAATCCCCGTGGTGTCCCGAATGCCACCAGTAGACATCGCAATCGTACCGTCACCAGCCAACGTAAACTCAAGCGGTTGACGACACGCTGGGTCGAGTGCAGCTTCTCCAGTCAGGATGTTGAAGGTAAAGCTGAGCAGGAACTTCATCGACTGAAGTCCTTTACCGGGAGCGCTGTAACGACCGTCCCAGTAACACAGCGTCCGCATGATGGTTTTGTCAGCGTTGAAAGCCGACTGGGTCATCATACGACCACTACCGGTCATGATCCGCCCACCTTGGAAGTACGCGGTACCGTTGTTGTGGTAGACCAGTGCTGGTGTTCCCGGAGCGTTGGTGTCCGACACGTCGGCAAAACGAATCATCGCTGGGTCGTTGAACACAGCGTCCAAGAAGCCAGTGGACTGTCCGATGGTTACAGCTTCTGGTACCACGGTTTTACCCAGACCGAAGTCAGCGAGTTTCACGCGATACAACGTGTACGCAACTGGGTTCGAGAAGGCTGCCGATTCAGGACTTGGGGTGGCGAGCAAGTAAACGTAATCTTTACCGATCACACACTCACTGACGTTCAGCTTGGCTTCTTCAGTAGCAGCCAAGAACACACCGGTATGTCCGGCAGCGTCCAGTGAACCATTGGTCAGAGCGATGAAGGCTTGACCTAAGGTGTCATTGGACTCCATGATACGTCCGGCCACCACACCCGTACCACCTTGGTAGATGTAGGCGACTTCCTGACCGATAGCTAAGAACGGAGGACGATAACGAGTACCCGTCACCACAATCTTCGCACCCACAAAGGTGCTGGCTGCTTTGGCGATGTAACCGTAGTATGCCCCGAGGACGGAACCGTTCGTACCGTTACGCAAGAAGACGAGTGTGCCGTTGTCTTCGAGTTGGAAGCTGTATTGCTCCCGTTGGTTGATCGCACCAGTACCAGTGTCTTTAACAGTCGTGGCACCTTCGAAGGAACCTGACACACCCACCGGCAGGTAATCCAGTGAACCAAAGCGAGAGATTGGGAGAATCCCCTGAGGGATAATCTTGTTCAGCAACGCGTCCGATTCGGCAATGGTGAACGTGCCGATACTGGCAGCCGTTTCACCGTGCGGGTTGTCTTTACGACCGGTGTGTCCCGTAACAGTGGGAGCAACATCAGCGTTAAGCTCTGCGGGAGTCTTACCTCCCAACTTTGTGGCGTTGTCTGCCAGCGAGGACAGATTGGTCTTCTTCTTAATAGCAGTCACCAGCACCGGGTAGTACGTGTTGATTGACGTGCTCAGAGACGCAATGAGGGAGGCGATAGACATGAGGAGATTCCTAAATAAACTACGTAGACCATGCCAAGGTGGCAGGTGCATCCGGTGTACCGTTGGAGACTGGGATGGCCGAACCAATCGGTAGGTTGGAGACACGGAAGGTATCCAAGCGCGTCACCTTTTTCAGAGTGACCGTCGCAATGGTACTGGTGCCCGTTGTGAGGGTCCCGAGGTACATGTTGGTGATCGTCTCAGCAATCTGCGAGGCCGAGATCAACAGACTTGGCACCCCACCGATCAGACGAACGTAAACATAGAACGTACGGTTAGCGTACGCTCCAGGGAACAGAGTAGACATGTCGACCGAGATTACCGGTAGGGTGTATGCACCACCAGCCATGATCAACGGGATAGCTGCCGTTGTACTGAACACCCACCCTAAGAAAGAGGTGGGGACGGGAGCAGTGTCTAGCGTTCCGAAACGACTGATCGGAAGAATCCCTGAAGGGAGCAGGAGATTGAATACAGCGTCGAACCCAGCTTGATCGTAAGCGCCCACTTGGGCTGCGGTTACGGTGTGGGGGTTCGCTTTGTTGCTAGCGTGAGTGGCCAGTGCGGTAGTGGCATCACTAACAGCTTGAGCTAATGTACGACCATTGAGCTTTGAGGAATTCTGCGACTGGAAGGACGCGGCGGTCTTCTTACCCAAGGCAGTCACAATCTCCGCATAGAACTGGTTAATCTGGTTGGTCAACGCGTTGAGTACGGTTGCGAGGCTCATGGGAGAGTCCTTGTGTAGAGTGGAACATAAAAACAACTATCAGGGTTATCGGGGTTTCGCCCGATAACCCTTTAAGTTATCCGATTGCTTGAAGTGCTGCGGTTGCTGAGGTAAACGAGGTGGTCAGAGTGGTCACCAGAGTTTCGATGTCAGCAGTGTTACCCGCTACCGGAATGACTACAGAGCCAGCCGGTTGAGTGGTCATCACAGTCGCCGTTTTGTCGATAGTGATGTAGTCTTTACCTGACACTACAGTCAGGGTGGTCGTAGCGAACTTAGCGTTCGTTTTGTACCACAGACGGAACACGCCAGCCACTTTGGTGTACATCAGTTCCAAGTTGCTCACGTTACCCGACAGGATCGTTACCGACGCACCGAGGTCGACTGGGTCGATGTTGATGATACCGGTCACGCTCTGGTTGTTTGCACTCACCAGACCGTTGAACATCACCGTCATGTCTTCGGTGTCACCGGCTTGCGGCGACGCCATCATGATTGGAACCCACTTGTACGTGGCATCGTTTGCCAGCACGTAGTTAGGCACCAGCAACTGACGGGTGTACGGAATCAAAATCTCAGCGTAGCTAACAACCTGATCCAGCGAACGACCTTCCAGTTGGTTGGCGTTATCCACACCGGCAATCTGAATCGACTGCACGATTTCGTCCAACGTCTTACCAGCCAGCTTGAACGAGTTGGCTACACCGGCAGCGTCAATCTCGGCGTAGATCTGGGCAAGCGAACGACCTTCGAGCTTGAAGCTGTCAGCCGCTTTCTGCGCTTGTGCAGCAGTCAGGGTTTGCTGGTAGGTGTGACCTTCCAACAGAGCCGAGTCCGCAGCTTGAGCAGTCTTGTCCAACTTGGCCAAGAACTTGGTGTCCAGTGTCCCCGAGGTGTACGTACCAACTTGAGCAGCCGTCACTGCGTGCGGGTTGTTCTTATCACCAACGTGGGCGGTGAAGTCCGTCAGAACCCATTCGTCGATGGCAGACTTAACCAACAGTGGGGTCATATAACGAATGTTACTGGTACCCGCTTGTGCTTCAGCGACGCTGGCAATCGAGTAGTTCTGAACGACGCTCAACCCAACCTGTGCTTTCGTCACAGCGTGCGGGTTGTTGTTGTCGGACAAGTGAGCCCCGATAGAACCACTGGCCAACGCCTCGATCGCTTTACGGGTCATCAACGCCGTCATGTAGACCGTGTTGCTCAGACCTGCTTCTGCTTCGGTTTGTGTGGCGATCAGATAGTTCTGAACGTTACCCAAACCTACCTGAGCCTTGGTGGTCAAGTGAGGGTTGTTGGTCGCATTGATGTGCAAGTCCATCGAGTCTTTTACCAAGACCTGAATCTGCTTTGCAGTCATCAACGGGGTCATGTAACGGTCGTTACGAGAAGCAGCTTCTGCTTCCGCCACGTTCGCCAACGGCCAGTTCTCCACAGACCCCAAACCAACTTGTGCTTTGGTAGTGCTGTGTGGGTTGTTCAAGTCCGCCAAGTGCGTCGCCAACCCAGCATTCGCCAACGCAACAATTGCTTGCTTGGTTTGCAATGGGGTCATGTACTTGTTGGAGACGGCACCCGCTTCGGCTTCGGCTTGGGTAGCCACACCGTAGTTCAGAACTGAACCCAACCCGACCTGCGCCTTAGTTACGGCGTGTGGGTTGTTCAAGTCGTTGCGGTGTGTGTCCAGCAACGGAACCATGTAGGAGTCAACGAAGTTCTTGGTGCGAACAGGCGTCATGTAGCGAGTGTTCAGAGAACCCGCTTGGGCCTCGGAAATGTTCGCCAACGGGAAGTTCTGAACTTGGTCAAGACCGACTTGGTCTTTCGTTACCGAGTGAGGGTTGGCTTTGTCTGCAATGTGCTGGGCAAAGTTGCTGCCTGCCGAATCGCGGATAGCCACCGTCATGTCGTTCAGGATGGGGATCAGATCATCCACACCTCTGAGGTCATCGAGGTCCCACTGGTGGTCGATCGGGGGGAACTGGTATGGAACATCAACCACTTCTTCCCACGTCGTGATTCGAGGGTTCGTTTGGGTATTCGTCAGACGGGTGAGGTCAGACGAGGTATCCAGAATCCAATCACCACCGATGGTTTGATAGCTGATCTCGAGAACGCCCGTGAGGGTTTTGTCGAGCATCGTAATCGAACCGTACACTCGCCGAGCCACGCCGTGTGAAGCTGCGTGGAAGTAGTGAGTGCAATGGTAATCCTTACCTTCGACGAGGAGCTTACCCGATGGACGATGGATAACGCGCAACGAGTCCCGGAAGTAAGGGGCTTGCTTAGGGACTATGAAGTAAAAGTCCTTCCATGCCGGTGGAGACAGGACGTGTCGCTCGTTAGCAACAGCGTTCGATGTCGCCGAACCGGTAGGGTCAAAAGGGTAAGTATAGGTTTGCGCCATACCGTTGACTCCTGTTAAAACAGCGAATGTTATAGTTGCCTGTAAAAGAATACGCACCATACTATTACCCGGCTCGTGTTCCGCCCTTCAAGAGAATTTAGCCATGTACTCACTCGTAAAATCGTTAGCCAGAACGCGTGGTCGTACTGGTAGTTGGTCAGAAGTTGATCTTTCAGAGATGGATGTCTTCAAGCTCTGGACAGATTACTCTCGGATCTACTTGATCTTGACCAACCCAGTGGTTGTTGGACAGGTGTCGTTGGACTTGGATGAAGTCCGCAGTCGCATCACTCTGGTACGTCCGGGCACTACGGTAACGCAATGGTTGGCCGGGTTGGGGAATCAATCTCTTCCCACTTCCAATGTGATCCCAGCGATCAAACCGAAGTACGTTCAGTACCGTGACGCAGTGCAAGCTGGTTACAGCCTGATGCCGATTCACCGCACTATTGCTCCGGGTAACGACGTTGCACCGATTGACCGGACTGACTTGCTGTTGACCAAACCAGAGCTGGACTACCAAGAGTTCTTCGAGAACTGTGTAGTGGACGTTAACGGTCTACTCCACTACTCGGACTACGACTCCCACGGTATCCACGTTTACGGGGCGGGTTCGACTGGCCGGATCAGTAATGACAACCACGTTGGTGTACTGAACTTCAAAGCCCTCGGTGGGGTGCGGTGTATTCCAATCACGGAAGACATGATCACTGCGGGCGGTACGGTAGCCGAACTCAACATCAACGCCATTATCTCCACGGAAGAATCATTCGTGGGTAAGACGGTGATGTTCAGCTTCATGGGTTACTTGCTCCCGATGGAGCGTGCGTTCCGTCGGATTGGGGACTCGAGCTTCAGTCTGGACTTGCGCAACCAGATTGTGGCTGACTGGTTCTTTGACGCTAAGCGTTCACTCGACCTGACCACTGTGGAAAACCACCTGACCTACAAGAACGGTGGTTACGACCAAATCGGACTGGATGAGTTCTCCAGTGACGCAGTGGTGAAAGCGTTGTTGACTCTGCCACAGTCTTTCCTGATTGTGATCAACAACAACGACGTCTACGTCGACCGTGAACAGTTGGGTGTGACACAGACACCTGATCGTTACTTCACTCAGACCAAACCTATCTGGCCAGTGATCTTCGGTAAAGGTCGGATCTTCGACTACTGGTCGATCCGGGAAGGGGACACTTACGTTCTGGCTGGTGCTGACAACCAACGCCCAGAGTACAACTTTGAAACCACGGACTGGGGACTGGGGACTTCGATTGACAACACGCAGTCGACAATCAATCCTTTCCGGTTCTCCAAGGCGTACTTCCTGAAGATCGGTTCTGACATGTGACGGCATACAGCGGGAGGCTTTCGGGCCTCCCGCTATGCGCTATTCAATCGACCACGTACCGTGACCTGTTGCTGAGTCACCACAACTGGCGTGATTACCGGCTCTAACCACCGGGATACCGTTCCAAGTCATCCACCCCGAACCCTCAACCATCTTAGGGCCTGCGTGAGCGCCTGTACCGTGTCCTGCGACGTCATCACCTAACAGGGATACCTTTGCACCATCTAAGGTGAAGTTGGCTGCTCCCGGCCCTGTGATCACTCCGCCTGCGGTGGCGATACCTACTTGAGAAATACCTGGCATCAACTACCCCCTTCGAACTTCGGAGTTTTCCAGACTGTACCACCCGGTGTCAGAGAGACTTGTGTCCCACCTACATCGAAGGCCAACTCGTCGATGGCTTTGATGTTAACCCGAGTCTTGTCCAAGATAACGTGGCAACCGTCTTGGTTAGCAATCAGGATCTTGTGTTCGTCCGAGTCAATCTGAACGATCTGCCCTACGTCATCTTGTAGCGTAAGGGTGGACTCCGCCGCATTGATCTGCGCGAGGTAGGCAAACTTCTCACCGTTGGCTGTACTGGTCTCCACCGTGATGGTTTTCTGGTGGGTCGACACTTCCATGTAGTAGCAGCTATTAATGTCGATACCGGAAGTACCTTCATCTTTAGTCGCACTGAATGCAAAGACCACGGTCTCCAGCTTTCGCAAGTGTCCGTCGAGTCCAGCAATTGTCCAGTAGTACTTGTCGTCATCCGCAGCTTGCCACAGGTAAACCCGTTCACCCCGTCGAACGTCTGGTGAGGTAACCCGGTTACTCCCGAGAGGTAGCCACGTAGCGGTCACCGTGCTGTCTACAATCGCTTTAGAGGAGAAACTCTGTCCCGACCCATCTACCCCTGACACTTCAACCGGAGTAGGGTTAGACTTCAGCTCACCGTTGAGCATGGACTGACTTTCAATCGGTGTAGCGTGAATCTCATTACACCAACTGCCGTCGGCGTTCTGCATGGGTTTGTTTTCAGCAACAATGCCCAAGGAGACAATCTTAAAACACGTACCGTCCATTGAGGGACTCCTTAATAAAGGGCTTTCAAATCATACGTTAATTATTATCCACGCTCTGTACTCTATGTTAGTAACATTGGGGAAGCTATTTATAATGCAAATGCTAGAGATGTTAATGGAAGGCAGTCGTAGACTGATGCTGAATAACATCAAGCGCCTTCACTATAAGCCAACCGCACTGTACCAAATCATCTTAGGCACTAACGGTAGTGGCAAGAGTTCTGTAGTCAACGATGCAACCCCGTTACCAGCCGACCCCAAGGATTACATCAAGGGTGGGATGAAGATGACGAAGTGGGAGCACGAAGGACACGAGTACGTTCTCACTTCTACCTTTAAGGGTAGCGCTAAGCATTCCTTCTTGAAGAACGGGGTAGAACTGAACCCTGGGGGCACCATCTCAGTCCAGAAAGAACTGGTCTGGCAAGAATTCCGTATCACCGACATGATCCACGAATTGATTACGGGTCAAGTCCTGTTCTCCGATATGTCCACTGCTGATCGTCGTAAGTGGCTGACTATGCTCAGCGACACTGACTTCACCTTCGCACTGAACATGTTCAAGAAATACAGCAGCTCTGCCCGAGACGCACAGGGTACGTTCAAAGAGCTGTCTGAGCGTTTGGTTAACGAACAGAAGAAACTCAAAGCGTTGGGTGACACTGACGAGTGGGCAGCAGAAGCCGAACACCTCCAGAAAGAATTGGAGATCCTGTTCCTCAGTCGTTCCAACCGTAACCTCTCCGGTGGTGAGCAACGCATTGCCAAGATGATTGACTGGGAATGTCAGATGGCTGACCGTATGCTCGCAATGGGTAATCCCATTAAAGGCAAGTTCAGTTCCATGGAAGAACTCAACGACCGGATCAACACGCTGGATAAAGAAGCGAACCTCGTCAAAGGTTTGCGGGAGTGGACGACTGAAGCCCTCGAAGACTTACACCAGTTGCAGAAAACAGTGGAAGGTGGGGGTGTTGAGTCCCTAGAGGAAGCTGAGGCCGAGCTAGTGCGCTTACAAGCCACCGTAGACGAGCTACAGACGCATCTGGTGAAGTGGAAAGAGTTCGGGGAGGCTGACCCACGCGCTATGCTCAATTCGATTGAGAGCGTACAGGAGGAGCTGTCAGACGTTCTGCGTAACATTCCGAACAACTCCGACAAACACTTCAATAAACAGACGGTACAAGAAGCTCGGGACTCTCGACTGGATTTCAAGAAGAATGTCGAACTCTTCGCTAACCGTGTGGCTAAAGAAGAAGCAACCCTCGAGCACATTGCTGGCGCTTGCAAGACCGAGTGTCCACAGTGTTCTTACGCATGGCTACCGGGTATCTCGGTGGGTCGACAGCAAGCGGCTGAAGATGCGGTCATCGAGTTCCGTCAGAAATGGCAGGATGCGACCGACAACCTCCAAGCCGTAGAGAAGTACCTCGAGGAAGCCAGTGAGTTCTCTGGTTACTTCATGCGCTTCCGTGCTCTGGTCTCGAACAACCCGTCGCTGGAACTGTTCTGGAATGCGATGCTGGACGTCGATGCGGTCAACAACGATCCCAAGTCGTGGTTAGCCGAGTTCAGTGGCTTCTCTAAGGACGCTCGTGTCTGGTTGGAGATCCATACCGCGATGCAACGAATCGACAAGCTGGAGCTGACTGTAGACGCTCTACGCAAGTCCAACGGTTCAGAACAACTGTCGGTGCGGATTGAACAGAACAACCAGAAGATCTCTGCTCTGACTGAACAGATGATCGAACTGGAAACCAGTCGTGGTGAGCTGGTGGTGATGCGTCAGAAGGCTGAGCAACTGGTACAGATGGATGTTCAACTGCGTCAGGGTTATGACAAGTCTCAGGCGGCGTTCGATGACTACGTGGTCGAGATGCGTGATGACTCGATCGCTGAGGTGACACGTTCGTATCAGTCCCGTCTGGCTTTCCTGAACGGTAAGTTGAACGAGAAGAAAACCATCCAGTCGCTGTTGGAAGACATGGAGCGGTTCCGTTCTGAGGTTGAGTTGAAGCAAAAGGCCAACAAGCTGATTGCTGACATCCTCTCGCCGAAAGACGGTTTCATTGCTGAGCAGATGTCTGGCTTTATCGCAGGCTTCACTGAGCACTTGAATGCGATCATCGAGAACGTGTGGACGTACCAGATGGAAGTGCAGGCCTGTGGGATTGAGTCGGGTGAACTCAACTACCGTTTCCCTGTTCGGATTGATGGTGATCCCAATGGTCCTGACGATGTCTACCGGACTTCCAAGGGTCAGAAAGAAATGATCAACTTCTCATTCGTATTGTTGGTGATGTTCTATCTACGTCTGACGAACTACCCGTTGTACCTAGATGAACTGGGCGCTACCTTCGATGAAACCCATCGCCTGAACGTGATGAACTTCATTAAAGACTTGGTGGAATCGAAAGGTTTCTCTCAAGTGTTCATGATCTCTCACTACGCTTCTTCTCACGGTGCATTCACCCAAGCAGAAGTGATGGTGATGGATTCGAGTAACATCTCTGTCCCGGTGAAACACAACCAACACGTTACAATGGTCTGATTACCGCACTAATGGTTTGATAACTCCACCTTCACGTATAAGGTGAAAGGAGCGTCAACCACCGCTCAGTCACCACCCTAACGCTGGGCGGTGCGGTACTCTTTTAAACCCACTGTAAAGGTAATACGCATGAACCTTATTGAAACTCTGGTCAGCAAGGCCGCTGAGGAAGCTTGCGAGTTGGGTAAAGCTCTCTTGAAGCTGAACTCTGCTGGCATCAAAGCCACTGACTCCGAATCGGGTGAGCCGCTGGTCCTCGATGCGATCAAGCAGCTCAACGAAATCCTGGCCTGTGTGGAACTGCTGCGTGACCGTGGTATTCCTCTGGCTGGTATCGGTGATCCGGTAGCCATCGGTGAAGCCAAAGGTGCAATCGTTCAGGATATGGAAGAGGCCATGAAGAATGGTACTCTGGTTCTGTCCGAAGACGACCAAAACCCACGCCCTGAAGGGGTGAACGACGCTAGCAACGGTATGCCAGAAGATGGCGCCGGTGGCGACGGAGACCAAGGCAATGGCGACGATCAAAACCTGGGTGCTGATGGCACTGACCCAAGTGGTGCTGACGGTACTGCTGACGACACCGGCACTGGCGATGGTTCCGACGACCTCGGCGACAACGCTGGTGGTGGAGACGATTCGGGTGACGAGGAAGGCTCCGGCGACGATACTTCCGGTGATGACACCGGCACCGGGGACGATGTCGGAGACGACGACCTGGAAGAGGAAGAGTCAGAAGATGACGAATCCGAAGAAGACGACGACTCTTCTGAAGAAGAAGAGGAAGAAGAACCTGGTACTAACGACGTGTAATAAGGCGGCTTAATGATGAGTGATCTCGATTCGCTGGGTGTAGTGGAAAAGGTTGAAGACTTCTTACTGGAGCAGCACGAGCTGATCTCTGGGGTACCGATCTTCTACATCCCAAAACGTGATGGTGTCCCGTGTGCCATTGGTGACTGCGAAGTACTCGAAGCGTATAACTACTGCTTCTCTCCGGTTGCTATGGACATTCAGGTAACACCATGTATGGAAGTGGCGTGGGATCACTACGCAGTCTGCCTGTACCGTGGGGTGATGGGTCGAGCTACAGCAGCTTTCGGTTTCTCAGGTTCCGACCTGAACGCCAACAAGCTGGGGTGGTTCTCTCGTTACCCTGACCAAGATCTTCGTTGGGAGTACTCCGTGTGAGTAGAGCCTTCGTTCATGGTTACATTCCCCAGTCTGCGCTGTTCCAGTACCACCCGGCTTACGCACGCATGCGTGATGGGTTGTTCAAGGACCACCGCGACATGACCTTCAACCGAACCTTTGATGGTGAAAACCAACTTACGTTCGAGATGACCGTGAACGCCCTGCTCCACATGTTTACTGAAGCGGGAGTTGTACTCCTGTTCAGTCAGCCGGAGATAGTGGCGGAGCAACTGCAACGTGCTAACGAATTCGCTTACGAGCTTTGTATTGATCGTGGGCGTAATCAGTTTGACCTTCAAGTCACACTGGCCGTGCTGTACGTGCAGTTACTGTTCCCAGTGACGAACAACCGTCGTCAGGCTCGCCAGAAAGCCATGGAACGTTTCTTGACTCGAGACCTGCACGGTGTCTGGTCGGATGCTTTCATTGCCTGGTTGGTCGAGTTGCTATTCGTTCAAGAGTACGCCAACTCCCGTGGAATCACGTACTTCCGTTTCGTCGCATAAAAGGAGAGGGCGCGAGCCCTCTCCCTATGCCGTCACAAAATGTTGTGTGCCTTCAACAGATCCACCAACACTTGGTTCTGTTCAGTCAACGTCGTCACCTGTGCCCGGAGTGCAATGTTCTCAGCCCGATAGGTGGTGCGTCGATTGATTGCCGCCAAGCGTGCTACTTCAGCCACTTCGTGTTGCGCTGGAGTGATCAGCCCTGAAGAAGCAGCCCGATGGATTTTCACCACAGGTTCTTTCCCCACGACGTCAGAAGCCAACCCAGCGATCTCCAGTTGCAAGTTCGCCAGATTCATGAAGTCCGGCAAAGCACCGAAGTCCAATGAGCACACGATGTGGTTGTAGGTTACTGCGTCGAAGTTGGGGAACGACTCGATGTAAGAATCCGGTACGTAGATCGGAGACTCAGTATCGGACATCAGGGTGACAATCTTCTTGCCAGCCTTATAGTCACGGTCGTATTCCACCTTGGTCAGGCCAGCGTGGATATAGATGTTGTTGAGGACATCCACGTCACCAGCCAAACACTCGTCAAACGTACGCAGAGCCGAGCACGTATAAAGGACGGTAGGTAATGCGGTGAAAGGTTCAACTAACGTGTAGCGACCTCTCGTTAACAGCGGAGGAGTGATACCAGCCATCATTCACCTCAGATGTCGAGCATTGAGTACTTGGTCACGACCAGATACAGAATGTCATTCATGGACGCCGCAATGTAAACGATACCATTACGAGTAACCCGAGACATGCCGAGTGGAATGTCGGAGAACAGCGTAGCCTTTTCCGCAACGATCAGCATCGAGTACAGCAGGTTGACGAAGTCTTGCGTCGCCAATTGCATCCGGTTGAAGTCTGGGGAGTTGGTCGACACGTTGATGTAGTCAGGCCACTGGTCGTTGAACTTGCTCACGCCACCACGGTTGTACGGACCACCAACAACAGACATAGCCAACGAACCGTACAGCACGCTCGAGACACACAGGTTCTCGTCGATGTGGAGTTGGGTGTAGTTCTTGCCCTTGATGGTCAGGTTCGAAACCGAGATGACGTCTTTAGCCCGAACAGTTGGCGAGTACACACCGTTGATGATCGTCTTTTGTTCGATCGCTACTTCGTCCCAGAACGGGGTAACAATGAACTCAGTCGACGTGAAGATGTCTGGAAAGATGTCCATCCATTCTTCTTCGGTATGTTGTGAGTTAGCCAGAATCCATTTGGCCAGTTCTTGCTTGATGATGTCTGGGTTATTACCCGCCGGACCCCAGATGATGATGGTCCAGTTGGTGTCCAGAGAAATGAATGGCGCGAGCTGAGCGAAGTACTTGTAGACCTTGTTCATCATCACGGTTTCAGGCTTACGGTTTTTCAACACGTCAGCCTTTTCCAGAGCAGAGGTCAGAGACCACGCTTCAACCGCCGCCTTCACGATCAGGGGGTCTTTGAAGAAGTCGTCCAGCACGGCGATGGGTGGAACGAAACCAATTTCGTACTCATCGTACTGACGACGGAAAGAGTCATCGGCATACCACAGACGTACACGGTTGTCCTCAGCATCGTTCAGCTTGTAGCTGACCCACTCAGGCATCCAGCGCACACCGTCACCGACGATCTCACCGAAAGCCAACTCCAAGTGAGTCTGGCCGAAACTGGCGATCATCGCTGAAGCGAAGGCATCACGATCTTCGGAGATCTCTTGTGCCAAGGACTTGGTGTAGATCCATTGGCTGAGATTCAGTGCAGCGTTCTGGTGGATTACCGGAGTAGTGATCTGAGTTTCAGCACCATCGACCGCAGTACGTTGACTCAGGAAACTAACTAGTTTAGAATCAGCGTACAGTGGGTTGGTGTATTGTCCCTTCTCCTTAGAGAAGGTTGCACAATGGGTTGAGAGTTCCCCAAGAGGTGCAATTACGTCGAATGAGTTGTTAGCCAATGGCGCGAAGACCATAAACCCTTTAAGATTATACATGTAAGGACCTCGAGGGTGGGTAGGGTTCAGTAAGAATTTACCTATACCATTCTTGAGCATTAGACGGAGCAAAGTTTACCATGATCGCCAATGCTGTTCTTTTGTTCAAGTTTCTTTTGAAGCTGTGGCCATTTGTGAAGGAAGTGTTCTTCAAGAACAAAGACTTCCAAGCGGCTATCGTCAGCAACAAAAGTATCGTAATGCTGCTCTGCTCATCGTTGGTGCTCCTGTTGTTGACTGTAGGTAACGCTAAGAGTTCTCATGAGTATGCTCGGTTGTACGATCGAGTGTTGAGAGAGAGTCGAGAGACTACTACGAAGTACCAGAGTCTGATTACTGACCACGCCGATCTGGCTGGTAAGTGCGAAGCCCTGCGTGATGAACACCACTCGCAAGAGATAGATCATGCTGCCGTGAAGGCTGAAAAGATCTGGCTGGAGAAACGTGTTGCTGATTTGGAGTTGAGTCTCGAGTACGAACGTAACCGAGGCAAGCGCAAGTAAGTAATTACGGTCACCACGAATCTCTTGAGAAGAACTAACTTTTAGGAACAACCCGATGAGCAAAGAGGAAGCAAGCCTTCACGCCGTGATCTACACCGACGGTGGCTGTAAGCCGTCTCGCGGCGTTGGTGGCTGGGGTATCCACGGATACATCTATACTACCGAGAAAGGGAAACAAGGTACTGGGTGTCCCCAACAAGTCACCAACTTTGGGTACATCGAGCCAGCGGAGGGAGCAGCCGGTAGCTCCTTCTTTAACTACAAGTCTGCGGATCGTGATCCTGAGGTCGAGCGTTTTACCGACCCACAGATCAGACTCGTTACTCCACTGCGTTATGTGGATGGGTACGGTTCGCAAATCCCGGAGTCGACCAACAACATTGCCGAAGTCACTGGTTTGCTGGAAGCCTTACAGGTTGCCATCGAAGAGAAAGTGGAAACGGTGATGCTGGTGATCGACAGCAAATATGCCCTGAATGGCCTGATGAACTGGTCGGGTAAGTGGGCAGCCAACGGTTGGGTTCGTCCTGACACCACACCAGTGGCAAACGCTGAGCTGTGGAAACTCGTTGTGGAAGCCAAACGTATCCTCGTAGAACGGGGTACAGAGATCTTCACGCGTTGGGTACGGGGTCACAGTGGCGATCTCGGTAACGATGCGGTTGACCTGTTGGCTACGTCGGCAGTGATTGCCGGCAAGAAAGGTTTGTCGATTCGTTCTGTTGAACTGGTTGAAGCAAAAGGTTACTGGAGCTTCAAGGCCGATTACAACCGCATGATCTCGCATCCATACTGGTACTTCAATACCAACGTGGGCGGCACTCAGAAGAGTCCGGACGGTCGTGTGGTCTACTACCTCGGTGAACACGGTGCAGAAGACGATTTCGTAGGCAAGCCTGTCAGCTCGGCTTCCTTCTCGGTGCTGTTCCTCAAAGAGCGCAACCCTGTACTGGAGATGATCACCGCACACCAGGATTCTCTGGACACCGGTGGCTTCAACAGCATGGTCATCGGTCGACTCAGCAACATTACCTCGGCTAAAGTCTACACCGAGTTGGAGAAGTATGGGGCTCAGTTCCTCCACAACGCCAACTACGGGAAGATGGATCTGTTCACGCCGAATGACTTGCTCCTGACGAAAGAACTCCGTCCGCCTCGTATCGCCTTCCGTGTGATGCAGCAGATGGGCGTCATGGAAAGCATGTTGATCGACTATATCAGCAACCCTACTGCGAAGGGGGTCGTTGTTAACGACATTACAGGTCTACTCTATGAGGTGAATACCGCCAAGAAGAAACCTGTTACGAAGTTGCTCCCTGCAATCAACAGTACGGTCAAACGTCTGGAGATTGAAGCGGCGTATGACACAGGCGCGAAGGCGGGTGTGTTTAAGCTCCCGGTTACGATCGGGATCGACATTGCAAACCGTAATACGCTGTCGGCGTTGGCGGCCTTGAATCCCAAAGTCCATTTGATCACATGGCGTGAGAGCGATACGGCCTTCCGTTACGCTACCATCATTCAGACGGACGATGACATTGGTATTTGGGCTGGTATTTATTCCAACATTTGTCTATTGACCAGTTGAACTGAGAACGCCCTATGAACCCTATTACCTCCATCACGGAGCGGGTAAGTCGTCTTAACCACAGACTGCTAACTCGTCTCTTGCGGGTAGGGTTGCCACGGTATGGCAAAAGACTGTTCTTTGTAGTCAGTCTTTTCGCCGGCTTGAAGCAACTCTCCCACACCGAGTTGAAAGATCTTGAACTGCTGAATGAGAAGATGGGTTTGGCTTCTTGTGCTGAAGCTCTTGAGATTCCAGCTCTATTCTCCAAACGGATTTGGCAGAACTGTGACTTGGACAAAGCTGTTGCCTGTGGTTCGCTTAAAGCGGGTGCTGATCAGGTAGTGCAAGCGATGCCCTCATGGATGCAATACGGCGACACTGCCAAAATGGTAGAAGATGCCCGAACTGTCATTCAAACGGCACGGTTGGGGTTGGCCTAATAAAGCCAGCATAGCAGACTGACTACCTAGCCTCAGCCGGGTAGTCAGTCTTTATGACGCTTACAAGCGCTTCAATGCATCAACCGACGCCTGAACCGTACTGGCCAGTTCAGTCATCAGGTAGCCGGTGATCGAGTAGAATTCCACCGAGCGAGCAACAATCAGGCAACGCTTAGCCAGTTCCGAGATGGTGATACCGGAAGCCTTGTAGACTTCTGGTTCTTCCTGGATGCGCTGAGCCAGCTTGAGCAGTTGTTCGTTCAGGGTGTCCACTTCGTTCAGTACCGCAGTGCGGTTAACGGTTTGGTAGCCCACGACCAGTTGGTTGGTCTTCGTCAGGATCTCGTCCCATTCAGCGTTTTGCTTCACGAGCTTACCGTACTCGTGTTTGGTCTGGGAGCTGGCGCGGTTAACGCACTTCTCCAGAGCCTTCTTGCACTTGTCGATGTCGGAGTCGTCAAACTTCAACACGTCCTGCTTGACAGCGATGGTGCTGAGCGACTCAGGGTCGCCCAAGAGGCTTCCGATCCACGCGTTGAACGGTACCAGTTGTTCGGCGTAGACTTCCTTAGCGAGCGCTACAGAGCCTTCTACGGCGTTCAGGTAATTGAGGTACGTGGTTTGCAAACCAGCGGGACCGTAGATCGCTGTCTTACGATGGGCTGAGTAGTCCACCGATTTAGCGATGCTGGTTTTCTTGTCGCACTTAACCAACGGGATCAACATCTGATCGTTGGCGAGGTACGAACTGATAGTGTCGCCAATGCCACGAGCGTACGCAGGGAAGACTTTGGTCAGTGCAGTCAGAGAAGCACGTAGGTTAAACGCCTCCATTGACAGGACACTGGCCTGTTGTTCTAAAGAGATTTGCATGGGGTCACCTTAAGTGGGAAAGCTCGGTTGAGCAAAGACACATAAAATTAAACTCACGGGACGTATCAAATGAGTTTAAACAATACTTTTCCATTCCACATCAGTGAGTAAAGCATGGAATTAGATGATTTCTTCGAACAGGCTCCACGCCTTCGCCCAATCTTTAACTTGGGCTGCCTGTTTGACATTCCGACAGGACGTTACTACAAGGGCAAACATGGGGAGATGATTCTCTGTGGTGGTCTGGCGTCGTTCACCGGCATTGCTGGTCGCGGCAACATGGGTAAGTCGCTGATTGCCCACTTCATGATTCTTCGGATCATGGCCCGTTACATGGCTAAGGCTAACTTCTACGATACCGAGACGTCCATGACTCTCGAACGTCTGTACCAGTTGGCTATGCAGTTCCCTGAGCTGATGGGTGAAGATCTGGCTGAGCTGAAGAAGCTCGTCCTGACCGACTCCACCATGGTCTCGGGTAACAAGTGGTTCGACAAGTTCCGTGACATGTCCAACCTCAAGAAGAAAGAGCAGAAGTCGTTGTACAAGACCATGCCTTTCATCGACAACAAAGGCGAGTTCATCAAAGCGATCATGCCGCACTTGTTCGAGATCGACTCCCTCAGTATGTTCATCACGGACTCTGTGGAAGGCATCTACGACAAGAACGAGATCGGTGACTCCGGTGCCAACACCGACGCCTTGCGTTCTGCTGCGGCTAAAACGCAGATGCTGATGCAGATGCCAAACCTGACCGCTGGTGCGAACAACCTCGTGATTGCTACTGCTCACGTTGGCGACAAGCATCAACTCGATCAGTACGCACCTGATCCGAAGAAGCTGGCCTTCCTCAAAGGGAAGAACGTCTTCAAGAACGTTCCTGAGAAGTTTACGTTCCTCACGAACAACCTGTGGTACTGCAACTCGGTCACTGTCCTTCAGAACAAGGCTACCAAAGCTCCTGAGTTCCCTGCTGGACCAGAAGACAACCTTGAAGGCGACACTGACCTGAACTTGCTCGTATTGCAGAACCTGCGAGCTAAGAGCGGCCCTACAGGGATGCCGTTCGAAGTTATCTACTCTCAGCGTGAAGGCTTGCTGGTGGGGATGACTGAGTTCAACTACTGCAAGTTCTTCAAGTACGGTATCGGCGGTCATGACCGTGCCTACTACATCGAGCTGTGTCCGGAAGTCACCATGCAGCGTACAACCGTGCGTGGCAAGATCCGTGACACCCCGCGCCTGCAACGTGCGCTGGAGATCCAGTCGGAAATGTGCCAGATGGAAAACCTCGGCTTTGTACAAGCCCGTGGTTACCTGATGGAGCCGAAGGAACTCTACGAGAAGATCAAGGCGATGGGCTACAACTGGGATGAGCTGCTGGATACTCGTGGCTACTGGGACTTCGAAGAGAACAAGAACCCGAAGAACTTCTTGTCGACCTTCGACCTCCTGCGTATGGCTAAGGGTGAGTACGTTCCTTACTGGTACAAAGGTAAGGTCAACATCTCGGAACTCAAAGCGGCAGCAGCGTGATGGAAAGAACCATCGGTGGTCTGAAACGATACGACCTCGTCCAGAAGTGCTACGCTCTGGTCACTGAGGATCGAATGTCCTTCTGGGAATCCACAAAGCGGCGCTTGGAACTTCGAAAGATTTCTCTAGGCGGCGTCTTGAGGATGTGTACCGCGCAAGCAAAACAATAAAATGGAGCTTACAGATGGAATGGCTGATACTGGCGTTGGTTGTTGGGGTACTCCTCTTTGGTGCATGGTTGTCGTGTAGCAATGAGATTGATGAATGGAACGAAGGCATCTGTCCTGAATCGGGTGAGCCTTGGGTTTTGATCGACAACAGTGAAGCCGGACGTCTGTACAGCGACGGGCGTGGTAATACGATCTGGATGTCGTGGTTCTACCCTTAAGCATAGCGGCCTAACCTTCGGGTTAGGCTTTTATGCCGTTTCCTCAAATAAAAAAATCTCAGATATATATTACTCCAGTGAATAGGATAGCAATATCGTGTTCATTAATCTCAATCCTTAGAAGGAATGTAACAATGCAACCTACTGATCTCGGTAACGAACCTACCAACGTCTGGGCTTTGATGAGCGCAGCCGATCACCAAGGTATTGAAACCATCACTACGGGGATGGCGATTACCGGTGGGGTGTTGGTGAAGAACGTCACCATCGTTCGTGAGAGCAAAGGTTTCGCCTGTGATAAGAACACTGTTGGCACTTCGGAGTCGACTGTCTTTATCCCAGGTGTGGAGTTGGTTCGTGGTTCCCGTGCTGGGTTCTACGAAATCAACTACATGCCAGGCAACCGTAACTAAACAACCCCGCCCTCTTCGGAGGGCAACCCAATCTAAAGTTCTATGGAGAACTAGCTATGTCCGCACTGCTGAAACTGAAACCTGCTATGGATTTCCTCCGTAAGCAAACCTCCATCGTGGTTGATGGTCAGGTGATCGAACACTGTCACTTCGGTGTGGTGGAATCGCCGACTGGTAATCCTGGTCTGGTGATGCTGCCTCGCACCGATGGTCAACTGCGTGTTCTGGAACTGGTGAACGACCAAGTCGTCCCATCGGTCTGGATCACCAAACTGATTCCTCACCACTTCCGTGGGTCGCTTGGTAAGGATCTCGACGAAGCTGTGGCGGTGTTCAACCGTCAGATGCAGTTCAAGATCCTGCTGGTGGTGACCTTCGGCCAAGTGGCTGAGGAAGTCTTTGAAGTGAACCCAACGGTGGTTCGCGAACTGGAGCTGGCTTTGTTGGCCGGTCGTGTTGAGGCTTCCCGCTTCTACATCTATCTGGATGAAGAAGGCGGCACCAAGATGTTGGTGATGACGCCAGACAACGAGTACGAAGTGCTGGGTAAATCCAAGCACAGTGCTACGTTGATCGTCAGGACTCCGATCACGGCGTTGGTGGCGGAGAAGATCCGCAACAACGAACCATGGACTGAGTGCTAAGTCCTCCGTAACACCGCCCTCTTCGGAGGGCAACCCTAATCCTAAATCCTTAGAAGGAATTACACCATGTGCACATTTACCTCGATCCTGACTCGCGCTCTGCAAATCAACTCCTTGGCAATGGTTGAAGAAGCTATGGCTGAACACAACCGCCTGACCGAAGCCGAGAACATCGTTTACTGGAAACGGTTCGATGAGATCCGTCGTACCCGTAAAGAAATGCAAGACAACTCCATCACAGCGATCTACATTGACTCGCTGAAGTACGACATGAACGTGATCAATCGCGATCAAGGTCGTCGTACGATTGCTCTGAAGCGTTACACCGACATGATCATGGCTAATGTTTCCCCTGTTAAAAACGCAGCATAAATCTAAAGTTCTGTGGAGAACGAAACTATGTGGTACAAAAGAAAGAATCTGGCTGGTGGCGTTATGGTTATCAGCGGTGAGATTGTAAACCTGTGCACTCTGGACTTCTCGGAAGACGGTTGCGTACAGAACACAGTCGGTGATCGACTGGACCCAGTAGACTTCCCAGTGGAAGAGTTGTCCTACGCCATGCGCGATTGGGAAAACACTTCGCTGTGGAGTGAAGGTCGGGTTTGGTAAGACGCAACAATAATCTTAGGTTCTGTGGAGAACGATATGAATACTGCAAAAGTCAATGCTGGTCGGGTGTTGATCCAGTCCAAGCAAATCGAATTGAAAAACCTCATGACTAAGTTCAGGCGCTCTGCCGAACTCTACAGTCGGTGGGTAGCGCAACACAAAAAGGAACAACCCGCGTACACCGAAGAGAACATGGAGACTCTGGCTCTCCATGTGATCCACGCGGTGCTGGTGGGTGACCTGTATATGGTCCAGTTCTGGGCTGCCTGTTGCACCCATGTCAAGAATGATCTTGACACTGCGATCAAACGCGAAATCCGCTTTCGTCATCAGGTCGACCGTGTCGTGAAAATCGTCGAGGCGTATCGAGATCTGATCTCAGCCAAAGGTGCAGAAATCCAAGAACTCTACCGCTCGCTCGAGCAGGGTTGAGTTTAACCGATAACAAATAGCCCTGCTTGTACAGAGGGTTATTTTTTTGTCTCCAGTAATTCTTAATATAACGAGGTAACTATATAGGTGGTGTCCCCTTAACTAACTTTCGAGGCTTAAAGAATGAATTCCTTTTTCGATTCAGTCGTACAATGCTTGAGTAAACACAGTCGTGATGCGGCGACCAAGCTCCACCATCACACGCCGAGTGCGGCACTGAACGTTAGTCCCATTGCTCACATCAACAACTACCTGCGGGTTCAGTTGGGTATGTTGCCGTGCTCCACGGTTGCCGAACGTGAGTGCCTGATGGACGATGTCTCCGAACGCGAATGGCTACGCTTGTTCAACAAACACGTAGCTCCAACGATTGCAGCTTACGGGTTGCCTGCCTGGAAATAAGATCATGAACACTGGTTCCCTGAGTCGTTTCTTTTTACCCAATGGTGGCGTTGACGTGTTTGCTTTGGCTGTCGAGTCTACCAGACTTTCTCAGAGGGGAATCGAGATGCCTGTTGGGTTTGACCAGACCTTGATGAACAGCGTCAGCAGTAACAGAGAATGTACCGATGCAATGCCTTCGTTTGAAGTGCGGCATCAAACCCGTGGTCTTTACGACGTCGTACACTTGCTGGTGTATTGCCCAGACTTCGTAGGGGACATGGTGTCGATTGAGAACACCGTACTGGCTTTACTGAAAGACCTTGGCTGGGACCCAGAACTACCGCGTGTCGGTGCTGTTGTCCACATGGCCGGAGGAGACGGTTTCGTCAACGCAATGACGTACGTAGTTGCACGCCAGCGCTTACCCCACCACAGCGTATGGTTATCGAAGGATAATGGAGAAGCCCAAGAGGCGCTAGATCACGAGTTGAAGCAATGTACCCACGCAGTCGAATTCACTTCACGACGTATGGCTACACAGTGCTACTCGCAGCAGTCTCACTTCGGTAATCTGGCCTACAACCACGGACTGTCTTACCTTAAGTTCGTTTTGAATGAGTGATCCTATAGGGAACTAATTAGGATCACTTACCATGGGCAATCGTAAAGCTGCTACCGATATGATCTTGAAGTACATCGAGAAGATCTTACCCGGTAGCCCGAATACCGCGTTCTACGTGAAACGTTTGGCAGAGATGTCAGACGCAGAGTTCGCCAAGTTCATGAAGAATCTGGAGGACGGGACTGAGATCCTGACCATCAAGACTCCGAACCTGTCGAAACAGAAGTTGGACTTACAACGCAACTTGGGAATCGCCAAGGAGCTGGGTCACGACTTCTTCCAATACCTGATCCTGACGGACCCGACTACCGGTGAGGTCTACAAGACTCCTGTGAAGTATCTGGTCATTGACGTTCCACTACGGCGTCAGGTTCAATTGTTGCAGAGTAAAGCGACCATCCCTGAGAACAACAAGCACATCGACGAACTGTCTGGCCAATCCACCGGCCCCTCCAAAGGTTCGAAGATCTCCTTCCCTGAACTTCAGGTGTTGTTTGCTCAGGGTCTGGATTCAACGATCACCGAGCTGATCAAGTTCCGTGGTGGTGACGCCAAGGCCTTTAACGCCATGAACCGTGCCATCATCGAGAACGGTGGGGTGAGTATTGAATACCTCGCTCAGTTTGGTACCAAGGTTAAGTCGGTGACTACCCTGTCGACCCTGCTTAAAACCATCCACCTCGATAACACACTGGACAAGTAATGAAAGAATTGCTGAATGACATTACCGCCGCTCTGCGTCGTCGCTTCAATGCGATGCTGGATGACGAAGGTAAGGTGCATGTGGTGGAGTTTCTTTTTTTCCTCCAGAATGACATCCGTCTGAATCAGTTGGCCACCGAGACCCAGATCGAAGAACTGTGGGAACACATCCGTGACAAAGAGGCACTGGTTGACTTTGTCCACGGTGGTAGCCAACAAATGCGTTTCATCTTGGGTGACGAAGAGTGGAGTGCTCTGGTTGCTCGGTTGGCTGACGCATTCACGGTTAACTACGAGGCCAGTATCGAACTGTCCGAAGAGCAGACCATCGGTGAAGACCTGCTGGAGCGTATGGTTTCCAAACCTAACCTCACTGTCTTCTTGACTCACTATCCGTGGCTGGTGCTGGTACTACTGATCGACTTGTTGGATCTCGACGTTGTACTAGCCGGCCAGCGACCTGAAGAGGCTGCGTAATGGATCAACACATCCTCTGTGAGATTGATGCCCTGATTGACACCCGACTACCTTCCATAGCTCGGGTTAATCCAGACGCTGCGGCCAAGATGGTGAACGACTACTACTGGTTGCGTCTGTCTGACGACTTCGAGAAGTACACGGGTGGGTTGGTGACGAACGAGGCTTACAAAGCTCAGTACGCCAAACGGGACGTTGACACACTACGGGGTGGGTTGGGCACAGAGATGTGTTTGTCTCTGACCAGCATCTTTGCAAACCTGTGTGACCAGCGGATCAACACGCCTCTGGTAACAGACGTTAAGCTGACCATCAACTTCTATCCGTACATCTTGGCGGAAGAAGAGATCGAGGCTTTCCTCACCAGCATTGCCGTGTTCACCAACAACGAAGTCAAGTTGGGCCATGTGTGGTTGTCGCCTGATGAAATCACTCCAGCGTTCTTGGATGCAGACTACTCAGCCTACATCCTCTACGACTTCAACAACTGGATGCGGTTTCAAGAGCAACGGTTTATCGACAAGGTAATTCCCAGCATCACCGTGTTTGCTCCGGCAATCTCTGCGGTGGGGGATTTCACTGAGGAAGACATTACAGTGGCTAACGTGGGTGTGGTGTCTCCCTTTGAGATGCTGGAGTTCACGAGCAAACTGTACATGAACCTTCAGTTGGTTGCGGTTGACCAGTTCTGTCCTGTTCGGTAACGGCATAAGGAGAGGCCACAAGGCCTCTCTCTATGACCGTATTTAAAATTACGGTGTATGACGATACTATGTCGTTCACTCGTCTTCGAAGTCTTTTACGAATTCGCCGAAGTTCATGTTCGCTGTACCGATGCTCATTTCCCCAGGAACTGGCTCTACCTTGGGTAGCTTGTGGAGTTCGCCGTCAACGTACTGCTCAATCAGCAACCCACCACCCACGGTGGAGTTACCGTTCTCGTACGGAATGTTCGAGCCGAACTTACGCACAACGTCAGCGATTACACTGGCCACGTACTTATCAGAGTCAGCCAGTTTCTCTGCCGCACCGATTCGCTTGTTGCCCAAGGCCTGACGGTCCATGTCATTCCACAGGGTCATTAACTGCCCTTGTGTATCAGTATCACTGGGCCAACCATTTTTCAACAACTCTGCCTCAAGAGCCTTACGTTGCTTTTGGGTAAACCGCAGAATGTTGTCGTCCGTTAAAAGGTCCTCAGACATGTTCAGTTCCTCGCTTAAAAAGATTACAAATGTATATTATTCCATTGAAGCTAGTTTGAGAAAACTGCTTAGTGGAGTAGTTGGAAAGAAACCCACGTTGCAGAATCAAATCGAATCGGTGATCCTGAAGTATACAGTTGACGGAGTCGTTCATGCCGACGTACGTTACTGCATGGATTTGGCACGGTTGGTTGATCCCGCACAACTCAAGCGATACACACCATTGATGGGACTTTCTATCAATGTCAGTGTGATCAACCCGACGGTACATTCCTTGTTACTGTTGCTGAACGAGTGTTCACGCATCGTACATGACAAAGGCTTAGTGCCTGAACGTATCCAGAAAAGCCGTAACCTACCCGGAAACGTGCGTGTTGTAAAACTGGACGACTACCTGTCTACGGACAAGGGTCATCAACTAGAACCTGTGGAGGTTTATAATGCCCTCAATCTACAACTGGAGTATCTCCAGAAAGCTTTACTCGTCGAATCCGCTGATTCCAAAAGTGGGGTCGATTACTACACCCGTCAATTCACGCACCTGATGGGTGATGTGGAAGCCGTAGTTAAAGCTTTCCTGGAGGTCCAAACGTATGCAAAACAAGGAACTCAATCAGGTACTCAGCTCCAAAACCAAAAGGGCTGAGGAAGCCACTGGTACATTGAGCAAGCTGTTTCGACAGATCTTGAGTGATCAGAACTTCAGCATGAATACGTGGAACCGTAACATGCTGCGGTACCTGAAAGATCCCCGTAACCGTATCCCGCAAAACTCTCGAGACATGTCCTCAGCACGAGGCAACCTGTCGAAAGAACTCTTGAAGCGTTCCATGACTTGGGGCGTCTTTGAGAAAGCAATTCGATTCCTGAATCCGTGGCGTGTGCGGCTGACTCTGGAATTCGAATGGCGCTCTGGACTCAAGACTGAGTACTCGGCGATCATTCATGTGGGTGACAAGTCTGAGCAAGAGACTGAAGAATCCGCTATCCCCGTCAAGCATCCTGGCGTGACTGCTGCGAACCTCGATGAGGCTATCAAGGCAATCATGGACGCACACAAAGATACTTGACTTCCTGGCCGCTTCTAACGAGGCGGCTTTATGCCCTAAAGAAAGAAGGTTTACAGAGTGGAAGACTGGCACCCGAAGTTCGATGGGATCACTCATCTGAACGTTTACACCAAGGCGAAGACGCCACTGGGACTGAAGCTGACTAACTTCGCCCATGAACCTTTCCGGCACCCGTTGTTGGGTAAGTTCGAATCCTCCGAGGGACTCCATTACTTCCTGAAGACAGGACGCAAGTTTCAGGAGTTCCGTAACCTCTGGGGTTACAAAGCAAAAGAGATGGGCGTGAGTCTGTGTCGCGATCCTGCGAACGTGACTTTCGATCTCCAGTTTGACTGGATGTTCCGTATCGGCCTAGTGGCCAAGATTACACAGAACCCAGAGCTGTTCGAGATGTTCATCGACAGCGAGCTACCGTTTACCCATTACTATTACTATGGAGACCCTGACTCCTTGGATAAATGTAAAGTGGTCAACGCCAAGGAAACAGGAACGTTGGTGACCGACTTGGAGGACATTCGTGCCTTCTTGAAAGCCGGTCATACTGGTTTGATTGGGAAGAAATAAAGATGAGTTTGGAAACTGTTTTGAAGTGCCGTATTGTTGGTGAGGACACTCCGCTTCCTAAGCTGAATCCAACCGACATGACCTACTGGCGTAAAGTTAATGGCCGTACGTATCACGACCACTTGGTTCGCTTGGTACCACCGACCATGGCTGGCTTTGAATTCCATCAGCCTGAAGACGTGCAAGATGGCGACTTCGTGCAGATCGGTAAGCTGTTGTACCCTCCTGCTGTGTTCATGCAGAAACTGGAAGCCGCTGGTTTCCTGAAGCTGTGTAAACTGGAGCGCCCAGTCGGCACCCAGCATTTCTAAGCTCTACGAAAGAAGGAGGGGTTCGCCCCTTCTTTTTTTTTTGCCTCGTTTAGGAGATAACCGTGTCTACAGGTAAGATTGCAAGTTCTCTGTTTAAGTCTGGACCGGTGGATGCACTTCTAACGGTCGATACCTACAAGCAGAAGGGTAACACCAACCTCAACTCGTTACCTGACGTTCTCAAGAACTTCAGTGCGGATGCGGCACAAACCATCCGTAAGAACCCAGCGATGCTCAAACGCATTATGTCTGACGTTACGGCGGCTAAGAGTGGTCGTCTGTCGAAGGTTGATGCGTTGCTACGAATCGGTAAGAGCATGGGTTCCTCAGGTTTGATTAAGGGCCTGACGGGTACGATGCAGAACACGATGTTCTCGGCCTTTGAAGAGTTCGGGGTTTCGAAAGGAACCGTGGCTTCTATCATGGGGGCGACGAAGACTGGGGTGAAAGCCTACATGTCGGGTAACTTGGACGACGTGAACGGACTGGCTAGTTTGGCTCGTCAGTTGACCGGTAAGTCTGATGTGTTCAGTGTGTTCGACTTGGCAGCAGAAGCAGCGATGGCTTCAACCATCATTGACTACGCGATCAGGTCGGGTGCTACTGATCTGATGCAGGAAGCGGTGGCTTCAGTGAGCGATCGGTCTGTCACCCTCCATGCGTTCAATAAGACGTATACGGTGGCCGTACTGTCGAGTAATATCGAAGCTTTGCGGATCATGGGTGAAACGATGACGGCAGGGGGTGTGTTAAGCACGCTACCAGACGCCTGTAAGCGCATCCTGATGTTTTACAAGTTCGCCGATAAAACCACACCGGCTCAGTACGAAGAGCGCACCACCGAGCTGCTAGCGGTCTTGAATCACATCAACCCGAATTGGGCTAAGTACCAACGCAACGGGGAGATGATTGACAACCTCGAGATGTTCACTTACGCCTCAGCTAACGCCCTGACGTTACTCGGTCGTAAACCTGAATACGAGTTGCCAGTAATGATTGCTCCGTCACACAAAGCAGCGGCGTTACCGACACTGATTCGTCAGTACTACCCTGGTGTCAATTTGTAAGCGCATAACGAGGCTCCCCGAAGGGAGCCTCTATGCCGTCTGTTACCCGATCCCTGTACCGATGGCAAAGGCTGAGATCAACCGCGCCGGTGCAGTGTTCATGAACCAGTTGGCGAAGTGCGACTTGGAGAACCACGTATCCATCGAACCCATTTGTTTCGCAAGGTTCAACCGCAACTTCTGATACGTGTATGTTTGCTCCACCAGTGACATGCTACTGAGGATCGCAAGGTAGTCTGAGAACATGGTGTCCTCAGCGAATACACCTTTAGCGAAGTCAGTGCCTGCAACCAGAGATGCACCAGCAGCCAGAGCTTTAACGCCACCACCACCGGCAATAGCGGTAGCCACGCCCAAACCAACGCCTACTGCGTCGTTCAGTTTGAAGCCTGCGTTGATCGGCATGTGCATGATGGAGGACATGTCCACCACCGAGAACGTCACGTCGATACCCAGTGCTTCACCGTCTTGCGTCCAACCCAAGTTACCAGTACCACGAGTGATACTCAGCGACTCGATCATCCCCAGACGAGTTTGTGCCCGGCCTTTACTGAACAGCTCACAAAGGAACGGAGCGGTGTACGACTGTTTACCCGTAGAGATCGGCAACGCAGCAGCCAGCAACATCGACAGGGGAACAAACAAGTCGGTGAAGCGGGACATCTTGTTGCCGTACGGAGTCCGCAGTTTGATGGTGTAGTCCATCCGAGGGAGGTTCGCCGAAGACGATTCCCACATCTTTGGAATGTCCGCAATGGCCATACCCGAGAATGCCATCAAGCCCGAGAGCTTCACAGATTCCAGTGCACCACCAATGAAGCTACCCACCATGGACATAGCTTCGTCGACAAAGTTAATGCCCGACTGACCATCAGCAGAACTGAAACGTGCCCCACGACCAGCAGCCGACAACCCGTTCAGTTTCGAGGAGATGTCTGACTCACGCGCACTGGAGTTGAAACTCTCCGATGCAGTCCCGGTGTGTTCCACGTTGAACGTGACCCATTGACCACCGTCGTTGTGCTCGGCTTCCACGAAGTCCAGAAAGTTCTTCTTGTACTCACGCTTGTCGCCCGTCTGCTCAGCCGCACCGTCATCCGTATCGGACTTCCGTTCGTTGAGACCTTGATAGGCGGAGAGGTAAGACTCGAAGTCTTTGTAGATGCGGTTGTCCGAGAGCTGAGGGTTTTCTTTGAACCCCAAGATCGCATTGCGGATTGCAGAAGGCGTCTCTCGAGTCTCGAGGATCTCTGCCATCTTGTCACGTTGACTGTTCGCCAGTCGCTGTGCTTTGGTTGCCATGGAGTACACGTCGAGCTGACCTGACTCATGCCACAGACCCGGATTGAGCTTGTGGTAGAGCTTGGCTGTTTCGGCGGTGTTCTCGAGAGTGCCCGGCATGGTTTTCTTTTCGTCGTCCTGGAACGTACGAGGAGTCAAACCCATATTCACGGCGATACCGTTGGCGATGGTGTTCACAGCGTTCCAATACAAAGGCATCGCTGGTTTGAGGTAGTAGTACTTCGACGTAGGGCGACCCAAGAAGAAGTTCAGTGCCGAACCTGCGGTGATAAACAACTGTGCAGGAATGGTGATAATCGTCCCGATCAACTTACCCAAAGCAAACGAGATCTCGTTAGCCCGGCCTGTTCGCGCTAGGGTAGCCGCTTGCGGGTTATAGAAGTTGAAGAAGAAGTTCGTGAGGGAGTTGAACTCCGGTACACCGAAACGCATGTGGATCAGTTGTGCGTTGTCGTCGATGGCCTCACTGTAGTAACGACCCTGCCCCGTGGACTTACTGTACAAGCTAGGTACCACCAAGTCAGCATAACGAGTAAACTGAGGAGGAGGGTTAATCGCAAAGTTACCCCCTAACGTCGTATCGGTAAACTTGAACCGAGCATCAGTCAGGGTACGACGAATCGAGTCAGCATTCGCAATAGCCTTTCGGGGCAACATAAACGATTGTCTGATCCAGTCTGTGTCCTTTAATTGGGCCATAACCTGATCTCGTTTAAGGTAAAGGAAGAGTGGGGTTGCCCCCACTCTAAGTTACTTCGCTTGAATCCGCTTCATGCTGATCGGAGTCATCCGGACAGGCACGTCGGTAGGCTTCGGCGGAGCGTTACTGCGTGAGGACTGAGGCTCTGAACGAGCAGGCTCTTGTCCAGTAGGTGTAGAGCTACCTTCAACCAGCTTCTGAATGCCTTGGTCGATGTTATCCAACGACTGAGCCATCTTCAACTGAGTCTCCAGTTGCTTCTTCATTACTTCCGCAACACCACTGAAGTTCTGATTCAACTGAGCGTTCGATTCCTGGTCTTGCAACGAGGTCGCTTGCGCTTGTCTTTCAGCTTGTGCTTTACGGATCACCGCAGCTTCTGCAACGATGCTACTGCCACCCAACGCAGGTTCACCAGGACCCACACCACCCGCAGGAACATTGCTGGTCACTGGGGCTACGGTGGTTGGTGCACTCGCATTCGGAGTAGGCATCATCACGCCAACGGTTTTAGCCATCGGGGAGAGAGAGTTCGCAGGAGCCTCAACAGACGGAGCTGCTGGAGGAGTGTCACCTGCTGGAGCACCCGGAGTAGGAGCCGAGGCCGGAGCCATGATTCCTACAGTACCAGCACCAGTCGGAGCTGCCGAAGCAGACGGACTAGGAGCTGCACCAGCACCACCGATAGGAGTGATCCCAGGGATGCTTGGGCTTGGTGTGGCGGTAGATACGTCAGCGGAGAACCCGCCAGCACTACGAGCATCACCAGCGTACTTCGTCCGATGGACTTTAACCCGACGGTCAATCTCGGCGTAAACCTGAGCCACTGTGCGTGGACGACCGTCTGCAAAGAAGATCGACTTGTTCGCAGAAGCAGCTTGCGGCATCAGCGTAGCAGCGTTGGCTTGAGGATCAGCCTTCAACAGCTTAGCAGCACCACCAGGGCCCAAGAAGTGAGCGAGGTAGATGTCCGTGTCTGAAGGAGCCCGACCTGTCTTAGCTTTCAGGATCTCAGAGTTCTCACGGATGTACTCAGCACCCATCAAGGCATTGGCACGCGGGTCAGACGGAGGCGTGTTAGGATCGAGTCCATACTTCGCACCGTACTTCGCCATCATGGTTTTCCAAGTACCGCTGATGAACTGGTACAAGCCTGTAGCTGAAGACGTACTGGCTTTGACTCGCCCTCGGAAGCCTGACTCAATCGACGCCATGGTGGCCATCAATCCAGGGTCAACCCCGACCATCTTCGACACAGCGATGATCATGTCTTTGTAGGTTGAGTACTCACCATCTGGACCTGTGACTTCTGGCAACCCGGCAATTGTACCACCGGAACCAGCACCCACATCCAACGTACCCAAACCGCCGGTCGTGTAGCCCGCATCACCACCCGCCATCGGTAGAACACCGTACATGGCTTTGAGCAACGCTTTAGGAGCACCACTACGCTCGGCAACACCACGGTCCTTATACAAAGGACTAGGGGGACCATTCGCACCAGAACCACCCGTGACTTTATCCACCAGTGCCTGAACCTTCGCCGCTTGCCCCGTCTTGACCTTCTCGTTCAGAGTCTCTTTGTTAGCAGCCTCTTGCAGAGCGTCCATGAACGGTTTAACGATGCTGGAGTCAGTACCGAGTTGATAGTTGTCGAACGGTGAAGCCGAAACAGACCAGACAGACACGCCGTCTTTCTCTTCGTTACTGGTAGCGCCGTTAATGAAGCGAGCAATCTCGTAGGCTTGAGACGCTTTGATACGGTCGTAGGCTTCGAATGGATTACCGTTAGCCAGGAACTTTTGCACTGCGGTCAGATACGAGATCAGGACAGGCAGGAAACGATCACTGAACCACTTCATCCAACGGGTCTTGATTTCTTCTGAATCAGGCGAGGAGGTGAATGTTGCACCCAACTCTTTCCAGACGTCATCAGTGTCCCCGTCCCATTCCGCTTTCTTCATTCCGTTGTAAGAGATGTCTTTGATGACTAGCTCTTCCAGTCTGGAGATCGGAGACGCTTTCACGTACTCCATTGACAACAGACCGTACAGTCGGTAACGAATAGACGTCAGTGGGTCGATCTCGCGGTTCAAGATACTAGGGACTTTGAACTCCTTCCCCATGATCTTGTCTTTGAGCCAGTTGAACGCCATGATCCCCAAACCAATACCCGGCATCACTTTCGCAATGTCCGTAGCGTGGTCAGAGATCCAACCGCCAGCTTTCTCAGCCAAACCCGAGAGCCCAGTCATGTCCGCCAGCTTCTTCAACCCTTTGGCCGCTAAGCCTACTGGACTGAGCATCGCTGCGAGATTACCAGCCTTGGAGAGCAAGCTCTCTTTCGGTGCAGCAGGATCTTTCTTCTCCGGCAGACTCTCTTTGATGTGTGCAACCACTTCGTCGTAAACCCGCTTGACATCAGACGGACCCATCGACAAAGCGTCTTCACCAAATGGACTGGTCATCTCCCCGTAGGTAGCTTCCGCATCATCGACTTGGACACCTTCGAGGAACTTCAGTTTGTCTTCGATCTTCACTGCTTCGTCAGCGTCTTCGATCTTGGTAGACGTCGAGTACTTCTGAAGCATTTTCATGTGACTAACGAACACTGGACCGAAACGAGTTTCGAACCACTTACCGAAGCGTTGGATAGCCTCAGGGTCATCTTCCTTAATCCCGAAGATCTCACGGACACGTTTAACGTCAACGTTCTTCCAATCAATCGTTGGGGCTTTGGAGTTGAACTTGATGTTCGGACCAATAATGCTTTCCAACTCAAACACTTTGCTGGTTTGGTCGTCATCGTCGTAGTTGAGACCGTACTGTGCTACTCGGTATTTCAACAGGTCAGAGTTCTTGGATTTCTTGTAGGACTTCCAAGCCTTGTACCCGAGGTACCCAACAGCCGCAGCAGCAGCAATACCCAACACCACTGGAGCACCCAGTACACCGACAGCCATTGAGCCAACTGCCCAAGCACCACGGAGTAACGTACCAGTACCACCCAGTGCGACACGACCCACGCCCATTGCAGCGCGACCGAGCATTCCACCGGCACCCATCAGACCACGCCCTACCGAAGCGACGCCACGTCCCATCTTCCCGAGTGTCTTACCACCGGGGATCAAGTTGGACAGACCCTTCAGTACGCTCAGAGACTTAGCCATCGTCATCAAAGCTTTCGGCAGACTCAGAAGGTTCTTCGCCATCCCCATCACACCGCCAGCAATCATGCCTAGCAGACCGAGGAGACCGCCCTTCTTCTCACCTTTACCTTTGTTGCGTTCTTCCTCGCGGGCTTTCTGTTTGGCTTCACGTTCCTCACGGTTCTTCTTGCGATTTGCACTGAGCATCTCACCAGCACCGTTACGAACACCGTCTCCATCAAAGTCGCCTTTAACCTTCTTCGGCGAGTTAGCACGGATAGCGTCTCGAATCTCTTCGAGCAGAAGGATTTGGTATTCACCAATCACTTCCATCATTTCTGAACTACCGCCCATCCCAGGCATCTTGACGCCCTTGAGCACCCCTTTGCCTTTGTTGAAGAGGTTACCAGCGCCCTTCTTCAGGCCGCCCAGAGTTTTAGCCATCGTGTTCTTGGTGAAGTTGAAAGCTTTCTTACCGAGACTGAACGCCCCGCCAACCAGCTTCTTAGCACCGTCCCACGCAGCACGACCCAACGACTTGAATTTCTTCCCGGAGATGTCTACCAGACCCTGTTTCAAAGATTCCAGAGAGATAACAACGTTACCTTCCAGATCGTAGACCGTACCTTTAATGTCGGTCATCTTCTTAATAGGGGAACCGTCAGAGTTCTTGTAGCCACCCGCAGCCATCACGGTAGCCAAGAGCACCGGTACCGGATTGCCCGGCAGGTACATGTCTCGTGGACGTTCTACAAAGTTCTTCACCGTGTTGTAAGTACCTTTGATAGCGTCCTTAATCCCACGGAACGGAGAAGTGATCATGCTGTTCAAACGACCAGCCCACTTCGTCCCAAAGTCTTTGATCTTGGTAAACATTGGACGAGCGTGTTCATCCACCAAGCCTTTTGCAAACTGCTCAGCGGTTAGAACGTAAGCGCCCGCTTTGTTCTTCACTGGACCTTTGACATCCTTCCACGCAGTGATCGGCGTACCGTCTTCGTTGAAGTATTCACCGGCCTTGAGTTGAGCCCATGTCAGGATCGGTCGGCCCGTTCCTTTGATGTAAACGTCGCCCCACTCATTCAGCTTGTCTTTGGCTTTACCGAAGAGCATGTTACCCACGCCTTTAGCGCCAGCCCACGCTCCCTTAAAGCCACCCTTGATCAGTTTGCCTTGCAGACCCATCGCACCTTTGTAGAAGCCTCCGACTTTGCCGAAGCCCCACTTGCCAGCGTTCTTGATCTTACCCAACCCACGGCCCAACAACCCTTTCGCCTTCTCAGGATCGAACGGGATACCCATGGACATGGTTTGCAACTGACCCGAGGCGAGGAGTTCGTAGACATTGGCCAAGTGCTGCGCCAGCTCGTCATTCCCTGCCTTGTAGGCGTCGATCATTTTGTCCACACAAGTGCATTCTTCCTCACTTGCTTTAGGATCACTGCGTGCAGCATCAGCGTACTGCGCTAACGCTTGCGGGTTGGCGATACCCTTACGGATGTCCTCCAACAGCAGCATCTGGTACTCACCGATGGTCTCCATGAACTCGTTAGGGTTCTTAGGTGTGTCTAGCCCCCCAGGATTCGCCCCAGCAGCTTGAGGAGCGTCGCTGGCATTGCGAAGATCGCCAAGAGGACCTCCACCACCTGGACGATTGTTAAGACCGTTAGGAGGATTACCATCAGGAGGATTTCTGTCAGCAGTTGGTTCACCGAAACCTCCATTCCGTAGGATGTCTACGATACGCTCTTGTGATACTTTACGAGCGTCGCCCTCCCCGGTAACCAGTCCCAGTGCTCGCATACTCTCGAGTTGACCAGAATCAATCAGACCTTTAATAGCGTCAGTCGGGTTGTTGACGCCTTCGCGGATCTTCAAGAACTCTTTCGAGTATTTATTCTGATTCTCTTCACCAACGTCGTCGCTGAACATGTAAGACAGTTGCAGAGCGTCATCGTCGCTCAAGTCTTTCCATTGATCCACGTCAGAGAACTTCTTGACATCGAAACGACCTTGTCCTGACGCCGCTTCCCCAATGAACTTGTCATAGAGCGCTTTACGTTGGGTGTCGTTCAGCTTCTTCCCGTGTTGGGTTTCCAGACCGTCAATCAGGCTGTTGGTGGTGTCCTTAACCTTGTCGAAGTTTTTGGTTTGGTCAAACAGCGCCGAACCCATGGACTTGGTGACTTTATCCATCGAGGCAAAGCTACCGTCCTTCAGGTCGTAACTCAACCGTTGGATGGTTGGGTCGCCTGTGCGGATGATGGCCAACTCATGGTGAATCCGTGACAGGTAGCCAGGGATAATGTCCGTGAGGGTTTTACGAGCCAGATGGTTGAACGGCACTGCGTCCTGAGACTTGGTCAGGTCAGTGTCACCGAGACCGGAATCCACCACCTCAGTAGGAGATAGGTTCTTAAAGCCCCGCAGAGCTTTGTTGAACCACTCCGACCCAGTGTTCTCACCCTTGTCGCTCTTCGCCCAATCGGACGCCAGAGAAGCAAAGTTATCCACCCCGTATTCGAGCTTGTTACCCCACTTCGCAATCCCAGGGTTCTTCTCGAGGAGCGGCTTGGCGAACTTGGAAAGCTTGTTGCCAATCCAACCACCCGCCTGACCACCGATGAACCCACCCGCCGTGGTGTACTTGTCTGACTTCTCACCAATGTCAGCCATGGACTCTTGAGCATCCAACAGCGCGTCACCGGTCATGATCCCTTGCATCGCAGCGTCCTTAAACGCCCCGATGTTGGCCTTACCGGCTTTGATGATATTGTCTTTGTACTTGTCGATGTAACCTTTAGCGAACTGATTCACTTTCGACGAAGCGGCGTTCAACAACCGTTCACGGAACAAGTGACTGGCTTGCTCACCCATGTTCGACTTAACGTACTCAGGGAGCGCGGTGTTCTTGGCGATGATGTCGAGTTGCTGTTTGGATTCTTTCGAGGAAGCCTTGTGCAACTCGTACGTGTCACGCAGAGTGAAGTACTGGAGGAATTGCAGTTCCAGATGCTTCTTCTGATACTTCGACGCAATTTGGTCTTGGTAGGCAACCTGACGGTTAATCCCACTCAGGATCGCATTGAGGGTTTGCAACTCAGTCTTGAACCGAGCTGTTTCCTGTTTGGTTTTGGTGGCGTCCGCTACCTCGTCTTCTGCCTTGTCGCGAGCATCGTTCTCCATTTGAAGCTTGAAGATGTCCGCAACTTCAGAGTTGATCTGAGCGTCACGAGTCTGATCTACCGACGGACCTTTAAAGTCGTGGTCAGTAGTCATGTCCTCCAGTTTCTTTTGAAGTTTCTCTGGCAGTAAACTTTTGGTGAGAGGCAGAACCCGTCTGGCGACGCGCTTTGCGTCTTTTATTACAGGCTTCAATTCCTCGGCGGTCGTATGGTATAGTTCGCGTCCAGTTGACGCTATGGTATCGGCGAGATTAGTCGCTTTACCATAGCCTTCTGGTAACGCATCCAGGGCCATCTTGCGAACCCTGGTGGGGTCTGTCAGTTCTTCAGCCGCACCTTTTAAGAACGAGGTTGCAACTTTGACAACAGGTTTGCGATCATCTGTGGGAGGCGGTGCATCGAAGTCAGCAAAGTCATCATTGCCGAAGTCCATGTCATCCCAATTCAAGTCATCGTCATCCCCAATTTCGTTCTTATCCTTAGCCATGGTTACGCTCCCGGCTCTTGGGTGAAGTATTGGTATTCATATAAATTCCTGAGAGTTGCCAATGAAAAATAGTCAGATTCCTTTTAACGTTTCCATCTTGAATCTTACTCCTGAGAAACTCAAGATGTTACGTCCCGTAAAGTCCCCGGACGTTTACGATCAAGTTACTGGCAACTTCCATGAAGATGGGCTGTTCTCAGTGTTGACTTTTGGTCGAGTGGGTGACGAAATTCGAGATCAGAAGTTCTCTTATATCGACATGCACTTGAATGTCCTTCATCCTACTATTTACCGCGCTTTGGTGCAGTTGCGTTCTCTGTATCGCGACATCATGGGTGGTACTGCTTACGCCCAGTGGAGTAACGAGGAAAACGACTTCGTCCCAGCCAACGAAATGACTGGTGAGACGGGCTACGCTTTCTTCTTGAAGCACTGGAAGAAGATCAAGTTCAAAGACTCCAAGTCTCCGGTTCGTATTGAACGAATCAAGATGATTCAGAAGTACATCGCGATCTCCACCACCAAACAAATGCTCGTGATGCCAGCCGGCTTGCGCGACTTTGTAATTGATGCCAGTGGACGTGGTACTGAGGACGAAATCAACGACGTGTACCGTCGTGTCCTCGGAGCCTCTAAAGTCATCGTAGGGGCTGACGGAGCAGAAACCTCCCCGTTGTACGACAACAGTCGTAAGTCGCTCCAGATGGGCTTCAACGAGATCTACGACACTGTCCTGTCGATGATTACCGGGAAGAAAGGTTTTATCCAAGAGAAGTTCGGTTCGCGTCGTATCTTTAACGGTACTCGAAACGTAATCTCGGCGATGGATACCTCCACAGCGGATCTGGATGGCGTGCAAGCTCCTGACTACACGGACACCATCCTCGGTCTGTTCCAAGTGATCAAAGGTGCGCTACCTCTGACCATCAACTTGCTGCGCAACGGTTGGTTGGGTGAAGTGTTCTCGGTCGGTGGTTCGGCCACTACTGCGAAACTGGTGGATGCCAAGACTCTGAAGTCAGAGATGGTTGACTTGCCTTCGGACACTCGTGACCGTTGGATCACCGTGGAAGGTTTGGAGAAGGTCATCGAGTCGTATCGAATCGTTGAGAACCGTCACAAGCCGATCATCGTGGAAGGACGTTACCTCGGTCTGATCTACAAAGGTCCGGACATGACGTACCGTATCTTTGGTGACATCGAGGAACTCCCCGAGGGGTTCGATCGCAAGTACGTGGAACCGATCACGTTGGTTGAACTGCTCTACCTGTCGGGCTACCGCAAGTGGAACACGCTGAAGACCATCGTGACTCGTTACCCAGTAATTGGTATCGGCTCGACTTATCCTTCCACCATCTACACCAAGACCAGCATTGTGGGCGAGATGCGCTACGAGCTGGATCAGAACTGGCAGAAGATGGGCGATGAGTTTATGACGTTGGAATTCCCGACCCGTGAACCAAATGCTTTCGTGGACAGCCAAGTAATTCACCCTTCACGCCTTGCAGGTCTGGATGCCGACTTTGACGGTGACACGGCTTCGTCCACACTGGTCTACACCTCTGAGGCCATTGACGAGATCGACAAGCTGCTCAACAGTCGTGAAGCATTCCTCGACCCCCGTGGCGGCTTCCGTGCTTCGTGTAACGTGACCACGGTGAAACTCGTTTTGAGAAATATGACCGGAGATTAATCCATGATTCTGTACCCCATTTGGTATCGTCGGTTCGGTGTGCGTCGTCTACCGAACTTCACGCTACCTGTTACGTTCGGGATCAGTAAGTTGTCGCTTCCACAGGGGGCGGTGATCAACTGGTTCCCTGAGGACACTGTGGCCTTCGGTCCGGGTGTTGAAGACTGTCTGATCAAGACCGCAGAACGCATGGTCTTTGTCGAACACATCACCGAGATGCAAAGCGACATTGGTAATCCGAAGCCGACCCCATTCATCATGGGTAAGCCACTGCGGGACTATCAACGGAAGAACCGGACTAAGCTCCGTCTGTTGACCAACCCGCAAGCGGCGTTTGCAAACCCTCGGACCATCGTGCTCGAGAACTTTGCCCCGTTGTTGTTCACCAAGCGTTACACCACCAGCTTCTTTGCTAACTACTACCGTTGGGTGAATATTCGCCACACGATGTGGAAGCACATGGACAAGCTGATCGACTCGCAGCCTGAACGTTGCCAGTTCGTACGGATGATCCTACCACCGGTGTTGCCTGCCCTGCCGGCTTTGCGATTGGCTGAGAAGCGTATCGACCGGACTACCTTGAGCAAGCTCCAGGGTTGGGAAACCTACAACCTGTTGGACATGTTCCAGTGGTTGGGTGAACTGCGTGCTGAGTCGCCGATGGGTAACCTCAAGCCTGAGAATTACTCCAAGGTCAACATGGTGTTCCAGAGCCAAGACAAATGGTTCTGTATCAACCTTGGTTTGCTGGACTCGTGGCGGGCGAAGATTGTCGACGGGAAGAAGACCGATGGGGTTGACCCGTTCGTCTTGCAGAAACGTTTCCTCAAGGCAATGATGACTCTGCAAGAAGCCCACACCATCGTGGACATCGAAGACGAGGCCGAACAGGAAGACGATGAAGACGATCTCCACGGCGTCGACAACGAGAAGCCTAAGACGCCTAAGCGTCGTGCGGAGGACTTCGAACCGGTTGCCCTGACTGACGAAGAGGAGATGATCTCTGACGCCAGCTTCCAAGAAGAGATGGAACGTCATCTGAAGGAAGACTTGGAGCAGGCCAAGAAAGACGGCTTGATGGACGATGATCTGGATAACGACCTTGACGGGTTGCAGATGATCGAAGAAAACGCTGCCGAGGCTGAAGACGACGCGATTACTGCCACTGACCTGATTGTGATCGGGGGTGAACGTAAGAGCATGGACCAAGGGATCATCGAGAAGGCCAATGAACTGGCTGACACGGGTATGGTCTCCGGGGCTGAGTATCGTCGCTTGATGAAACTTGCCAACAGCTATAAAGAGATCCCGAACCCGTACGGTAAAGGAACTCTGGCTGACCACATGGTCATCAAACCTGAGTCGCTGAAGATCACCAAGCCGGTGTTTATTCCAGACTCCCCGACGGTATTCGACAAGTCGATGTTGCAATCGTCTTTGCTCGAGTTCGACAAACGTTACATCGAAGACATCCTTCCTAAGGACGTGGTGAATTCGGTGATGTCGATTCAGAATGCTGGCGTGGCGGTTACCTCGTACGAAGTTGAGGACGTGGAAGACGTTCTGAACCACTACGAGATCCACACCATCAAACTGACTCCGGCCACTGGTCAGAGTTCGACCATTCGTTTCAAGATTCCTAAGGTGGATTCTGATGGATCATATCTGGCAAACGGCGTCCGGTACAGTCTTCGTAAGCAACGTGGCGATGTACCAATTCGCAAGGTTAGTTCGTCCCGTGTTGCTCTCACTAGTTATTACGGTAAAGTCTTTGTTGACCGCTCCGAACGAGCAGTAAACGATTACCCGAAATGGCTGTGCAACAAGATCCGAGCCATCGGTCTGGATGACGCTGACAAACGTGTGACGGACATGAAGCCGTCGAACGTGTTCGATCACCTACTCAACGTTCCCAAGCTGTACAGTACGCTGGCTCAACACTTCCGTCGTTTCAAAGCGGTGGGGATTGAGTTCAACCTGGAATACACCAAGCGTGAAGAAGAGTTTGGTGCCAAGGCTGTCCAAGCGGCAGAAGGTAAAGGGCTGACGGTTATCGGTCGTAAAGGTACTGAACTGGTGCTGGTCGATCAATACGACACCCTCTACGCGGTCAAGCCTAAAGGGCTGGAACCTCTCGGCAAGATCGAAGAGCTGTTGGAACTCGACATCACCAATGCTCCAATGGAGATGGCGGAGCTGCGGGTATTCAACAAGACCATTCCTTTGGGTCTGGTGCTCAGCTACTACCTCGGTCTGGAACGTGTCATCAAGTCACTCAAGCCTTCCTCGTTCCGTCGCAGTCCTGTCGGTGAACGACTGAAGCTGGCTGACGGTGAATACGTGGTTCGTTTCGCTGACGAGAACCTGATCTTCCATCGTGACGACAAAGTCATTGCGCTGTTGATGGAAGGCTTTAACACGTACGCCAAAACGATCAAGAACTACAGCGTTCAAGACTTCAACCGCAAGGACGTGTACCTCAACGTTCTGGAAACCAACAAGATCGGTGTGCGCTTCTTGCGTGAGCTGGATCTGTTGCGTGACATGTTTGTCGATCCGGTCACCTACGACTTGCTCGTAGAGATGAAAGAACCAACCCAGTGGGAAGGACTGCTGACTCGTGCAGTGGAACTGTTGATCACGGATTGGGCACCGGCTGAGACCGACATGGAGTACATGCGGATCAAAGGCTACGAACGTATTGCTGGCGCTGTGTATGCAGAGATCGTTCGCTCGACTCGTATCCACAATGCTCGCCGTGGTAGTTCAGGTAACAAACTGGAGATGGCTCCCCACGCTATCTGGCAGTCGATCCAAGAAGACCCGTCGAAAGGTCTAGTGGAAGAGTCCAACCCCATTGAGTGCTTGCGTACTCAAGAGGCTGTGACCTTCGGTGGTGTGGGTGGTCGTTCCCGTCGTTCGATGGTCAAACGTTCTCGCGTGTTCCACCCGAACGACATGGGGGTAATCTCCGAGTCGACAGTGGACTCCGGCGACGTAGCTATCTCGACGTTCCTGACTGCTGACCCAAACTTCACTTCGCTACGTGGTATCTCTGGTCGTTACAAGCCAGGTGTGGACGGTGCTACTAAGTTGATCTCAACCGCTGCGTTGGTATCGCCTTGTGCTGACCGAGATGACCCTAAGCGGGTTAACTTTATTGGCATTCAGTATCACTCGACCATGTTCTCTGAAGGTTATCAAGTCCAGCCGGTTCAGACTGGCTACGACGAAGTAATCGCTCACCGTGTGAATGACCTGTTTGCTTACACGGCGAAAGACGATGGACAGATCACGGCTGTGAGTGACGATGCCATTACCGTGCAATATAAAGACGGTAGCACCAAGT